GCGGTTTGAAAAAGAGGTAGTTGACCGGGCAGCAAAGAGTATTGCGAATACCCCGATCCTTGGATACATTGAGCAGAATGACGATGATGAGCTTGATTTTAAGGGCCACGAACATGAGCTGATTGTGGACGAGGACGGGATTCGATATGTATATGCCGGCAGCGCTTACGGTGTAATACCGGAGAGCTGCAACCCGCGCTGGGTAAGCCGGGATGACGGCACAGGAAAAACACGGGAATATTTGCGCGTTGACGGGTTGCTGTGGACCAAGTTTGACGATTCCTGTGGGATTTTTGAGCGGGATGTGGTGAAAGGGCAGAGCATGGAGATCACCAACATGGAAGGCTATGTGGATAAAGACGGCTACTATGTTGTGCAGAATTTTGATTTTGATGGCTGCTGCGTGCTTTCCACCACTGACCCGCAAATCCGACCAGCAATGACGGGCAGCACAGTTACGGCGAATTTTACCGCCGCGACGATTGCGAGCCAGGTTAAGGATATGCTGGCGGAATACACAGCTTTACAGAGATCTGAATCCTCCAAGGAGGCTCAGATAGATAATTTTGCGAAAGGAGACGATTGCTTGAAAGAAAAAGAAGAAATTCTGGCTTCTTACGGCATTGACGCTTCTACGCTGGAGTTCTCTTTGGAGGAAATTACCATTGAGGAACTGAAAGCGAAGTGTGAAGAGATGGCTGCGGCAAAATCTGCCGAGCCGGAAGATCCGCAGGGTGAACCGGAAAGTGAGCTGGCTGCAGAGCCTGCTGCTGAACCTGCAGAACCCGAACCCCCGGCAGAACCGGAACCCGCTGCGGAACCGGAAGGCGGAGAACCTGCTGCGGATTACAGCCTGAACCTGTGCGACAAGCTGAACGAAGTAAACGAGGCCATTAGCGCTGAAACCATGATTGACCCGTGGGGCTATGAAGTGAGCCGCTATTGGCTGCAGGATGTGCAGGATGATCTTGCCGTTGTGATGGATTGCCAGGATTGGAAGATCTACAGCTTTACCTTTACCATGGATGGCGACAACGTGAAAGTTGATTTTGCCAGCAAGAAACGCATGAAGGTAAAGTACGAAGCCTGGGATGAAGGCAGTGCCGATATGGGCGTGCCCGCGCTATACAGCACAATGGGCGACAAGGCCAAAGAGCAGACCGAAAAACTGGAGGCCGCCAACAAGCAGTACAGCGAACTGAAAGCAGAGTATGACGAGATGAAGCCGAAATATGATGCTTACGTTGCGGCCGAGGCTGCTGCTGCCAAAGAAGAAGAGAGCGCTAAACGCGAACAGCTGTTTGCCGTTATGGATCAGAAGCTGGATGGCGATGCTGATTATGCCAAGCTGCGAGATAACAAGACGATGGAGTTTACCGTTTTGGAAGATGCTTGCTACAAGCTGTTGGGCAAGAAGGCCGCTGAGTTCAGTTATGTTCCGCCCAAAGAAAAGAAGGGCGAGGTAAACAAGGTACGGTTTGGCGTGAATGGCACCCAGAAAACAGAGAAGCGCTATGGCGACCTGTTTGAACGTTACCTGCATACAAAAGAGTAAAAAAAAGGAGTTACATATTATGGCTAACATTAAACATGCTGTTGTTGGCACCGATATGCTGGTTGGTTCCAGCAACGCTGCCTACCTGAAGAGTGTTGTTTTTTACAAGGATGGCAGCCCTGCCGCCATTGATAATGGCAACATTGTTGTGATTGGTGATGCGATCGGCCCCGAAACCTACAAGGCTGAAGCACCTGCTGCTGATTCCAAGCGCCCTATGCTGGCCATGGTTGCCGGCGTTGAGCTGTTTTATGATGAGACCCGCACCCATTACCTGACCGAGTGGGAGAACGAAGCTGGCAAGCCTGTTCGCGTTTACCTGCTGGTTGCCGGCGCTGATTCTTTCCGCGTTACTGCTGAAGCTTTTGACGGTACCCCCGAAAAGGGCAAGTTTGTTGCCTTTGCTGCTGGTTCTACCAAGCTGAAAATTGAGGCTGATGCTTCTGCTGACAATGTTTTTGGTGTGATCAAGCGCGACCCTGTGAAGGTTGGCTTTGGCGATGGCCAGTATACCTATTACATCGTTGATGTGATCGCCTGATTTTTTTGTATCAGCGAGTTAGTTATAACTAATTACTGGTGTGGCCTATGGCTGCACCTATCTTTATATGTAAAGGAGTATTAACATGGATGAGAAACTGATTAAGCTGGCCGTTGATGGCTACCATGGCCACCTGGGCGAATACAGCGTGAAAGACAGCCAGGAAGTTCTGCGCCAGGCCATGATTGAGGCTAATAATGGCAAGACCAGCATGAGCTACAAGGATATCCGCGACGGCAAGTGCAGCAACCTGTTTGCTATTACCGAAGTTCTGATTGAAAAGGTCAGTGAAGAGGGCTTGAAGGGTGACGAGTTCTTTACCAATTTTATTGAGGACCGCAACACCTCTCTTGGCGATACCAACATTTTCCATACCACCAAGCCGTGCCTGCTGACTGTTGCCGACATTGCTGAAGGCACCCAGGGCATCCGCCGTCAGCGCCTGGAAGCTGGCCAGGATATTACCGTGAACACCCAGCTGCGTGCTGTGAAGGTTTACGAGGAAATGAACCGCGTGATGGCTGGCCGTATTGACTTTAATGACCTGGTTGACACTGTTGGCCGCAGCTTTACCCAGTACGATCTGGACAGCGCTTATCTGGCATGGACCAGCATGTTCACCAAGCTGGACCCCGTTTATACCCAGAGTGGTTCTTACAATGAGGACAAGCTGCTGGACCTGATTGAGCACATTGAGGCTTCTACCGGCGACACCGCTACGATTGTTGGCACCCGCAAGGCACTGCGCAAGATTACCACTGCTACCATGAGTGAGCGGGCCAAGAGCGACCTGTACAGCATGGGCTACCTGGGCCACATTGCCGGCACTCAGATGGTTGCGATGAAGCAGCGCCACAAGATCGGCTCTACTGAGTTCATTCTGCCTGACGACACTGTTTACATTTTTGCCGGTGACACCAAGCCCGTGAAGCGCGTTACCGAGGGTGAAGTTACCATGCTGATGGGCGACCCGATGAACAAGGCCGACCTGACCCAGGAATTCCTGATGACCAAGCGTACCGGTATTTCCATTATTCTGGATCGCGATTTTGGCAGCTACAAGTTTGCCTGATTTTGAGCTGAACGATCCCCCTGCCGCAAGGCGGGGTTCTTTTTTTTATATAAGGAATATTTTGGAGGTATGTTTTGGCAACTGCGAAGATTACCAATGAGACCATGGTGGAATGCAAGAACGGCACCCATGGCAACTTGTTTTATGCTTCGACCCGCAACCCCGGCTACACCGTTGAGTGGACCGAGTTTGGCGAGGTACAGGAGATGGACTACGCCGAGCTGCTTGTAATGCGTGGCAGCCAGCCGCGGTTTTTCCGTGATAACTGGATTTTGATTGAGGATGCCAATGTATTGCGCAAACTGGGTGTGGAACGTTACTACAAGAATGCGCTGACCACGGAGAACTTTGACGAGGTATTTAAGTGGACCCCGGATGAGATCCGCGAGAAGGTGCCCAAGATGAGCGAGGGGATGCGCGACAGCATCCGTATCCGCGCAAAGGAGATGCTGAAGGCAGACCAGCTGGACAGCCGTGCCATGATTAAAGCGTTGAACGATGTGCTGGATTGCGATTTGGAAGAATCCGTTGCATTGGAGGCACCCAAGAAACCCAGAACCCGCAAGAGCGGCGTTGAGATTGTGACGATCGGCGGAACCGAAGAATAATGAGAGGAATGGTGCGGGCCAATGGGCACAAGATACGAGGAAGTTTATGAGCGTTACCGTGGCCAAGTCCGCAACTATGAGTTCCTGGACTACGATGCGGTGACAAGAGAAGCAATGCAGCTGGATCTTTTGAAGATGGCGATCAGCGATTTTGAGGATGTGTGCAAACAGGACCTGAATGACAGGGAAGATGACCTGCTGGAGTTCAACATTACGCTGACGAACCGCGAGAAGGATATTTTGGCACTGGGCATGATTGTGCATTTTGTGCGCCAGTATGTTTATAACACAGACGCATTGCAGAACGGATTGAGCACAAAGGATTTTACGTTGTTTTCGCCAGCCAACCTGTTGGAGAAGATGACGACCCTGCTGACCACGACAGAGCGGCAGCAGATGAAGGAGATTAACCTATACTCTTTCCGCAATGGGGAAATTTCGAGTTTGACTGAGTGAGGTGGTAGCGTATGAACTATGAGACATATGCTGCTATGCTTGGCAGGCACGGAAGTACGCGGCGTGACCGGATGGTTGAAAAGAGCAAACGGGACACGCTAAGAATGGGGCCTGATTCCCCTGCCTATAAAGAGGTAGAGATTGAGGGGGTACCCCACCACATGATGATTATTAGCAGCACGGTGACAAACCAGAAGATTATACGCACAATGCCGGGCGACAACTTTGAGATTGGAAAAATCATGCTGTTTAGTAAAAGCCATTGGCTGATTACAGAGCGCGATGCGGACGATGAAATAACCGTGCGCGGTAAAATTGAGCTGTGTAACCGGAGCATCCAGTGGCAGAACCATGAGACCGGGGAAATTATTACCCGGTGGGCGGTTGTGGACAAGCCGTATTTTTCCAACCTGAACGAAGATGTATACATGACCATTTCCAGCCGCGAATTCCAGGTGAAAATACCGTATGATGAGGAATCGGCTTTGCTGGATGTGGGGAAACGCCTGATGATGGAGCAGATCAATGGCAAGCCTAAAACTTACCGTGTGACCTGTGTGGACGCTATGACAGAACGCTATGACTGGAATGACGCCCAGACGGGATTTTTGGTTTTGAACCTTGAACAGGACCAGCATGTGGAAGAACAGGATAACGCCGAAAAGATGCTATGCGATTACCAGGAGGTAAAGCAAGCACCGGAGGACGGCGAAGTGGTTATTAAATACGCGGGCGAACCTAAAGTGCGCATTTGCGGGCGCGGCAAGATTTTTAAGGCCACGATTGATGGCAAGCCGCTGCCGGGATGCACCTGGAGCCTGAGCGTTGATGATAAAACACTTGAAACAAAGGTATACCTTGCCAACAGTGTGCAGTGGAACCGGGTAACTGGGGACAGCTGCCGGGTATGCGCAGAGGATAATGCCGCGCTGAATGGAGCTACCGTGAAACTGACGGTTGTGGCACCGGACGGCAAGAGCACAGACAGCATTGCAGTGAAGGTGGTGGACGTATGAACCTGAGTGAGCTGGGAGAATACAAACACAAAGTAGCCGCCCTGCTGGCACAGGACGACACCATTATTAACCTGCTGCTTGGACCCGTAGACGATGATGCTGACACGGACGAGATGCTACTGGGCGATAAGAGCATTAGTACCGGACACATTTACGAGTTTGAGTATGTGCCGGAGATCAATGAAACGGCGGACACCTACCTGTGCATGGAGACCGTGGTGGCTAAGGCACCGAGCGATACGGCATACAGAGTGTACCTGTACATTTTTGCCTATTGCAATAAGAAGGTAATGAAGAGTTACCGACACCCCGGCGTGCTGGGGACAAAGGCCGATGTGTTGGCCATGAACGTTGACCGTTTGCTGAACGGCAGCGAAGATTTTGGAATTGGGAAGGTACGGTTATTGAACAACGATGTATACAAGCCGAATAATAATTATTACGGCCGCTGCATTACATACGAAGTGATGGCGTTCAACCGCAAGATGGGTGGCGCAAAGTGAAAGTACCGTACTATGAACTGCTGAACCCCGAAGGTTTTATGGTGAAAAATGTGGGCAGAGTACACTCGCCCCGACTGAGCGACATTAACAAGCGCGGCTATATGAGCTATCAGTTTGCGCTAAGTACCTTGCTGCTGACACCGCAGGCGATGTTTGAAGACATTGCCAAGGTAACAGGGCAGGAGAACCCGTATGAAGCTTTGAGCGAGGAAGAAAAAGCCACCATTAACACTTTTGATTTATTGAGTATGAGCAAAGAAAGCCAGGCGGAGATGATTGCCGCACTGGCCTTTTTTATTGATGCGCCGCTTGAATATGATGAAGCGCACCATGCTGTGCTGGTGAATAAAACTGAGGTGGACGATAAGATCCTGATTGATGGTTCCATAACGCGAGATAACTGGGCAGAGATTTGCGACATTTGCCTGCAAACCGCGTACATAGACCAGAAGCGGGAGGAAAACTTGAAGTTCAAAAATGAGGCTGCCCGCAAGTTTTATGAACGATTCCAAAAGAAAAAGGCTGAATATGAAAAATCGAAACGAAAAGGGTATAAGAGTAACCCTGATTTGGAGTTGGGGAACATCATCTCTGCGCTGGCGACAAACCATAACAGCCTGAATTATACGAATATTTATGATTTGACGGTGTACCAGGTGCATGACACTTTTAACCGTCAGAATATAAAAAAACAAAATGAGATCCATGACATGAACTATGCCGTATGGGGTGGCGAGAACGACCTTGGCGGATGGTACAAACACATGGAAACTGATAAATAATAACGGAGGAATAAGATATGGCTGTAAATCCGAATATGGCGAACCGTGAAGTTGCTGATCTGGTTCTGCTTGATTACAAGACCAAGAAAGTTTTTCTGCCCATTGATTTTGCCAACGTGACCACCACTGACTTTACCGCAAACCGCGTGTTTGCAAAGGGCGGCCAGGGCGCACCGAACCGTGTTGGCTTTGATGGCGAGCGTGCAGGCACCCTGAAGGTTGATACCCAGATCATGCCTGTTAAGCTGTTTGCCCTGCTGAGTGGCCAGGACATTGGCAAGGTTGCAAAGATTATGAAGCGCGAGGTACTGACCGCCACCACTGACGGCATTGAGCTGAGTGAGACCCCGAAGGCCGGCACTGTGCAGGTTTTTGCTGTTTCTGACGACGCTGGCACTGAGATCAGCGATCTTACTACAACTGACAAGAAGGTTACTGGCGCTGGCCTGCAGGACGGCAAGAACTATATTGCCTATTACTTCTACGACAAGAACGATGGTGTTCAGACTGTCAAGTTTGATTCTGACACATTCCCGCGTGCCTTTGAGATCCACGGTATGATGCCGTTCAAGACCGAGGACGACGAGATTGTGCAGTGCGAGCTGGTTTACTACAAGGCTCAGCCGCAGGCAAGTTTCAGCCTGGCTTTCCAGAACACTGGTGATCCGACCACTGTTTCTATCACCTTTGACTGCATGGCCAACCAGGACGGCGACATTTACGACATGAACTTTATGGAGTGATCAACGCAAATCCCTACCTTATTATATAGGCTTGGATTGTGATGTTTGATCCGTGGGGGAGCGAAAAGCTCCTCCATTTTTAGAACACGAAAGGAGTAGCGTGCATGGAAGACAAGAATACTGGCGGTATTGCCGATGTAGAGATTAAACCTGTTGAAACTGCTGCCCCGCCTAAAGTGCCCCTGAAGCGCCAGGTGCGCCCACTGAAGGGCGTGGTTGTATACTACAGCAAGGAACGCGGCTACATGGGTTTTGAATGTGATGGGCACGGCTACCAGGTGCCGGTGAAAGACGGCTATACCGTTGGCGATGTGGTTAAGTTCAAGATTGCAGACGGGAAGATTGAGCTGTGCAAATAAGCGGACGAAGCAAGTATAATGTGAGCCGTGACAAGAGCAAACGCACCTATGACGGGATTGTGTTTGACTCTGAACTTGAGATGAAATATTACAAGGATGTTGTGCTGCCGGGGGTTGCCAGCGGAGAGATTGTGGATTATCAGCTGCAGAAACCCTATGAGCTACAGCCAAAGTACCGCAAGGAACGTGGGGGAAGAATGGAGACGGTACGAGCCATTAACTATGTGGCTGATTTTTGGTTGAAGTATAAAGACGGCACGACAGAGGTAATTGACACCAAAGGATGCCCAGACACTGTGGCACTGATGAAGCGGAAGATGTTTGATTACCTGTACCCGGATGAGCATTTGCGCTGGATTGTGTACCGTAAACGGCGTGGTGGGTGGATTGATTATGACACGCTGTAAGCTGGCCTGCCCCTGAAAGATGTGGCGGGCTTTTATTTTTTTGTAAGGAGTTTTTTATGGAAATTAAGAAGAACATCCGTGTGGGCGACAGAATCCGATTTGTGGATTTTGTTTGCGACATGTGCGAGAAGGACGGCAAGCAGTATTACGCGCTGTTTGATTATGCTTGGCGCATTGCGGTGATTACCTTTTTTGCCCCGGAAGCGGAGCTGGACAAGATGGACACAGATGAGATGTGCGACTTTGTTTACAGCAGACAGGGCGTTGAGATTGTGGAAGACCCGGATATTGCGGTGGTCACAGCGGGACTTTATGAGGCATGTGAAGCCGAGATGAAAGACCGGAAAGAAAAATACATGAAGGTATTTGATGCGATCAACCACCCGGACCCGCTTGACCGGATTGCAGACGCCTTTGCAGAGATTGCAGGGAATTTGAGCCAGCTGGGAGACCAGGAATTTTTGGCCGATCTGGTAAAGAAAGTGCGTGAAGGAGAGCAGCCCGCAAAGAAGCCACCCGTGAAGATTGAGGTTGTGAACGGCAAGGAGAGTTAAATGGCCAAGACGGTAAGCACACAGAAAGGGCTGGAACTGGAACTGCAGCGGCGAATTAACCTGGCACTGAATGGCGGGGCGAAAACGGCTGTGGAGAATTGTTTGAAGAAGCATATCCAGGAAGATGTACTGGATGTATACCAGCCAAAAGTATATGAGCGCCGCGGCCAGGGCGAAGGGGCATTGGAAGCCGACAGCAGCGTGGTGAGCAGCGTAAGAGAACATGTGCTTACGGTAAAGGATATTGGTGTGCCGAATGAATCAGCCGTTGGTGGGCAGTACAAAACCGGCACCAATACACCGCTTGCTGAGATGGTGGAGAAGGGCGATGTGAAAAACATTTGGGGTTCGCCACCTGATGCGGCCTATTTGCACCCGCGCCCGTTTGTGGCAAACACGGCAAAAGAAATCGCAGATGGGAACAGTGCCGTACATGGAGAGATTGTGAAAGCCATAAAAGAGCAGTTCCCTGATAACTAACGCGACGAGAGCTTCGGCTCTTGTCTTGAGCGGCTGATTTGAAAAGAATCGGCCTTTGAAGGCTTGAGCCGAACCGTAAGGGGGAAAGTATATGGCGGAAGATTTAAGTATTAAGGTAAAAGTGGAACCTGACGGCGGTGGTGTGCAGGGGAAGCTGAATGAGATTGCGAAAAACAAAAAGTTTAATGTACAGATTGATCCTAAGAGCCTTGAAAAGCAACTGACGAAAATTAGCAAGACGGTAGCCAGTACATTACAGAACAGCATGGAGAAAGTTAAAAAAGAAATGGATTCCTATGCTGAAAGCGCACAACAGGCTACTATAGTCATTCGTCAAGCCCAGGAGCGTGAAAAGGCGGCACTGATCACAAATGTAAATCTGTTGGCCCAAAGTGCCCAAGAGCGAAAAAATGCTGTTGACGCAATCAATAAACAAACAAGCGCTCAAAAAAATCTAAATGATCAAACTCAGTTGACTTCAACACAAAAGGGTAAGATCGATAATTCAGCTATTATTAAAAACCTTAATCGTGAACGAGACGCTTATGTAGAATTAAGCACAGCCGTTTCTGATTTTAATAAAGTTATTTCTAGTAGTGAGGGTGTAAACAATAACACTGCAGCAAATAGCATAAAGTCATTAAAACCCGTTCAAAAAGATATTGCAGCAATCGTCACAGACATTTCTTTTAGCGCGGAATCTGAAGATGATATAAAAAATAGTGTATTGTCCGGGTTTAATGCTATTGAAGAGGGGCTAAATGAGGGTTCTGAGAAAGTAAAAACTGTCATTGACAATATCCAAAACAGCAGTAAATCTAGCATTAAAAGTATTTTAGATTTATATTCTGAAGTTATCAGTGCTGGTGACAATGGGTTACTTGCACAATATATAGCAAATGATGAAAATGCTACCAAGGAAGCTATTGCGGAAATTGTAACAAAATACGGTGAAATTGCAGAAGTGTCTACTCATGATGTAGAAACAACTACAGATAAAGCATTTGATAAAATCAGTGAAGCTTTTAATGGGTTGAAAGATAAACTTGCCGCTACAGCGAAAGAGGTTATTTCTGCTGATACTGAAGAAGCAACTAAAAAGGCTGCTGTAAAATATCTAGCTCTTTTTGCACAGATGGCAGATGTGATCGGGGCTTTACCTGACAATGTAAGGAAGAAAGCTATCGAAAATGTAGATTCTGTTACGGAAGACATCGGCAAAGAGATTGAGCAAAAAACCAAAGAGTTATCGCAAAAATATGATGAGGTAGCGGAGCAGCCTGACAATAAAGTTAAGCTTAATGTTGATCTCAACGACGAACAGATCGATACCCGCGTAAAAGAAACCAGTTCGTATATTGTTGAGCAACTTAATAAAATGAAGGATGCTCAGCTGGAAATTACCGTAGCTAAGCAGGGAACTCTGGAAGCTGAAAAGGCTATCGTAAAAGCAACCCAAGATAGCATCAATGCCCTTAAAACTCTAGTTAAGCAAAAAGAGCAGATTGCGGATGAAATCTCAAAATTGAAATCTGAGGTAACCGGTATTACAGACGGTAAAGACAAGGCTGATGATGCGAAAACCTTGCTTGAAACGCTTTCGGCAATTAACCCAAGCAAGGTAAAAGATGTTCTGGATAAAGTTTCTGCGTTCGTTAATTCTGTGGCAGAGAGCAACCCGAAGCTTGAAACGACCAAAACAAAAGCTGCTGAATTTAATGCGGCCATTGAGAGCATCAATAAAACTTTGGCAATCTCGACGGCCTTTTTGACCAGCTTAACCAAGGAAGATAAAACGGCCAAAGGAAAGCGCGGCGGCAAAAAGACGCAGAAAGCGGATACTACCGAGGTTGATGAAGCTGTAAAGCTGCAGCAGTTGGTATTGAACGCAGAAAAAGCGGCGGACGCGGTTAAAAATGCTATCACCAATGCCAGTAATTCAATTAGCGTCATTACGACCGAATTGAAAACGGCGGCTACCAGTGCAGACGGAGCAAAAGAAGCGACTCGCCCCATGATTGAGGCTGCAACTGCCTTGAACAATACTTTTAAGCAGTACAGTGAATCCCTAGCTGACATAAAGACCAACGCTGGCCTTATGAACGGAACCGTAACCAAGGCCAAGCGTGGAAAGAAAGCCGTCACTGAAACTGACAGCATGGATGATGTGGCTGCCAGTGCTGCAAAAGCGAATGAGGCGAGCACTCAAATCCACACGGTGTTTACCAAGTTTGCCAAGATTGGCGCTGCGACTAATGGGTTTGCTGAAAAAGCAGCGCAGATTATTGCGGCATCTGATGAAGTAAACGCTATTATTCTGGCTTATAAAACCACTGGCGAGCGCACCGCGACTACAACGGCTGATGCGGCAAAACAGCAACAGAGCGCTGCACAGGAGCTTTCTGCCCAGATGGAAACTGTTGGTGCGACCCTGAATAATGCCGGCGAAAAGGTTGGCCGGGCTACCACCGCGCTGAGCGAAGCTGCGCAGGCCAGCGGCACGATTGATGCTAGTGTAAAGACTCTTGTGAACGCCGGGAACCGATTGAAGCGACTGTTTACCAGTTATGCTAACATTGCAGCAGGGTTACAGGAAAACCTGGACAGAGTGGCAGAGATTGATGGCAGCAAGAATGCGACAACTTATCGCAAGCTTGGGAACTTTATCAACAACATCGTTGATTTCTACAAGAAGTCGATTGGTGAGCTGAGTGCCATTAACAGTGTTGAACTGCCAAAAGATGAGAACGGCAAGACGGTGACGCCGAAAGTTGATGCAGCAGTAGCAGAAGCCACTCAGCGATTTAAGGCAACACTGGATGAAGCATTGAGTCAGGCACTGGCTACGCTGAAAGATACCAGCGGCCTTGATGCAAAACTTGCCAAGGCACAGCAAAGTACAGTTGATGCTAAAAAGGCCAAGACTGACATTGTGAATGGCTTTGCGGAAATTACTGCCGTATTTAATAGCCTAACGAATGCAGCCAAGAGCATTACGGACAGCATGACGGACCTTGCCAAACTGAAAACCATGACCGACGAGGTAAACATGGACCAGTTTGCGGAGCTGATTAACAACTCTGTTGATGAGCAGATTAAGAAAATCTCCACTAAGATCCGCAAGGACGCGATGCTGCAGACTAGCCCCAACAACGACCGAGTGACATCGCTGGCAATGAAGACCGGCAATCTTGGTGCAATGATTAAGCAGATACCGGAAGGCACTGTAAAAGATAGTTATACCAAGCAATTTGCTGAACTGAATGATGACATTACTGCCTTTTATAATGGCAGCGAAAAAGCCGCAACAACATGGGCAGATATTGTTAGCCGGACCACCGAGATGGCGGAAGGTGTAAAGCAGGTCAATAAAGAGACCCAGGAAGCGGCCAAGGCAGCGGCACAAAGCGCAATTAAGAGTACGCAAGACCTTGAACAGCGGCAGGCTCTTGCTACAGAATTACAGCAGCGATTTGATGCGTTGAATAACACGATCGCTAAGGGCAAAGAGATTGAAGGTAACGGTAAAGCTTTTAATGAGTTTCATAGTGCATTAGAGCAAATTGAAGTAGACGCAAAGCGTCTTGGTCCACAGTTAGAATCTGCACTGGATAAAAAGGATATAGTGTCATTAAAGGCTTTGACGGACTACGACAAAAACTTAACCGACATTGAGCAAAGAGTTGCTAAGGTAACTGACGGAGTGATTAGCACTACTTCAAAAGCTGTTAAATCCGTCGCTGACCAAAAAGAAAAGTTAAAAAATATCGACCCAACTGCTGCGATTAACAAAGCTCTGAATTTGAATGTTGACGGCGCAGAAAGTGCTAAGATTACACGCCTGCGGAAAGAATTTGAGGAGTCTAAGACTACAATAGCAGACGCCCGCAAAGCATATGAGGATGATTGGAGTTCCGATAATTTTGACAAGCTCGTAACCGCCATGAAAAATGGCCAGGATGCTGCTAACAAATTTACGACAGCAGTAAAGACGGCCAATGACACCATGGCTGATAATAGCGTTAGAAGTAATGAGCGCCAGTTTGAGCAGATTAAGGACTTTTTGGCAAACTACCAGACGATGCTAACGACCTTACAGCGGAGTGCTGGTAACAAAGGGTTCAAGGATAATGGTATTTACCAGCAAACTGAAAGCGCTCTTAAAAAGATGGTTGAAGAAGCCGAAAAGGTTAAATCTGCGGCTGACGTTCCAACTTTTATTGCTGCGATGGCCAAACAGTTTGAAAATGCCAAAACACCGATTGAAAGTGTCTCTGATGCGTTGAACGCTGTTAAAACAAAGATTGGCGAAACAAAGGCGGAAGCTGATAAGTTTAATGGCGCTCTTAAATCTCAGCGTGATGTGAACACTTATATTAAGAGTGTTTCTAATTCTTTGTATACAGCACAGAGGTATTTGTCTAATAACTCTAAAATTACAACTGATCCTGCGATATATGCACGGTATCTTGAGTATATTGAACGCTACCAGAAATTGCTGGAATCCGGGAAAATCACACAGCAAAACGGCCAGGAATATGCAAGCGAAGCATCCAAGGAATTTGCAGAACTGAAAAAAGCAGTACAGGATGCTGGCCTTGAAACTGACACGCTGGCGATGAAGTTCAAAAAGCTGTTTGAGACAAATATCAAGAGTCAGTTTGCCAGCCAGGTAATTAACATGGTTCAGCAAGGGTTACGACAGATTTACCAGAACGTGGTGAATATTGATTCTGCCATGACCGAGCTGAAAAAGGTTACAAACGAAACTGATAATACATACGATGCGTTTTTGGATGATGCCGGTACGCGAGCAAAGAACCTGGGCACTTCTATCAGCGATATTGTAACGGCCAGTGCTGATTTTGCACGGTTAGGTTACAATTTGAAAGATGCCAAAGAATTGGCTGACGCGGCCGTCCTGTACCAACATGTGGGGGATGGAATTTCTAGTGTCAATGACGCTAGTGAATCTATCATTTCCACAATGAAAGCGTTTGGCGTTGAAGCGAAAGATGTAACCAGCATTGTTGATAAATTTAATGAGGTGGGTAAACAACATTGCCCCAAATTTACTATATCGGTTAAAGGGTGGAGGCACCCAAGACCGAGGAAAGATATGGAATTTAACGATAACTTCCTGTATGGCAATAGGGAGGTTATTTTTTTATGTGTACAAGAAATAACAAAGGTCAGTTTATTAAAGGAACAATCTCTAACAAACGAAAACATAATAAAATTCCGTTGTTAAGATTGCCATACACTTTAACTGCGGAACAAGTTGAAGATAAAATCGTTAAATTCTATAAATCCCTAGAGACTGCAGGATATACCTGGCAACAGGTATGTTGAAGTAAGTTCCGATAAGACATCGGTAATATACAGTCCGAACTCATGCTATAACCTAACACTTGAAACATGAGAGGTAGCCAGAAATGACTACCCGCCGTATTGTTTACGGTCAGTAACGGTTGATCCGTGAAAGTAACAGCTTGAATAATTATGCCATCTCCTCGGCTGGAGTTGGCAGTGCGCTACAGCGCTCGGCATCCGCCTTGCATACCGCAGGGAACACGTTGGATCAGAGTATTGGTATGATTGTGGCTGCCAATGATGTTGCGCAGGACCCGGAGTCGGTAGGTAACGCGCTGAAAGTATTGTCACTGCGCATCCGTGGCGCAAAGACCGATCTTGAACAGATGGGCGAAAGCACTGACGATGTTGCAGTGAGCACCTCCAAGCTGCGAGAACAGATTAAGGCATTGACCAATGTTGACGGTAAGGGTGGATTTGATATCCTGACCAAGAGCGGAGACTTTAAGTCCACCTATGAGATCATGGAAGGCATTGCCAACGTCTGGAAAGAGATGAATGATGTTGACAAAGCATCCCTGTTGGAACAGATTGCTGGCAAGAACCGCGCTAACGTTGTTTCCGGTATGCTGGACAACTGGAAGGACGCACAGGATGCCGCCAAGACTGCCGCTGAATCTGCCGGCAGCGCCACAAAAGAAAACGAGACTTACCTTGATAGCATCAATGGTAAAATCTCGCAGTTCACAGCAGCATTTGAGAAGCTTTCTAAGGATGTGCTGGATAGCGATCTGATAAAATTCTTTATTGAATTAGCAACACATGTTGCCAATCTTGCTGATGAAGCTGTGAAGCTTGTTGACAATTTTGGACTAATTCCAACTGCACTAACTGGTATTAGTACAGGGCTTGTAACGTCACTTATTAAGAACAAAGGCACCAGTGGTAAATTGTATGCCCGTTTACACAAGGGGAATAGTTGTGTAGGATGCAGGTGCCAAATAATTAAATACCCAAATTGCTGGGAAAGGCTAAGAGCCGCATAGCCATAGTGAGCCGGTAATGGAACACTGTGGAGCCGAAAGGCAGAAACAAGTATGCGGATGCGGTATGCTGAGAGAAAAGCCGCCCCTACGGGGTGGTGCTAACCCGCGCAAACAATGCTTAATCAGCAGCCGAGACACCGCGTACAGAAATGTGCGCAGAAGAAGATGTGTGAACTTTGGTGTTTTGGTTCATCGACTGTATGGGTAGCCCTATTCCATGGTGAAAACCAGACGGGAAGAAAGACAGTCAGAACATTACGGGAAAGCCGTAAGAAGGTTATAAATAAAGATAAGCCCTGACATTTAATGGCCGGGGCTTTTGGTATTTTTGAGAGGTAATTTTTTATGGAACCAAATGATTTATTGAGACAGTGCCAAAAAGAGTTGTTATTTAACCGTACATATGACGTAAAACAAGACGAGTTGTGCTATTGCTGTGATGACGGAAAAGAAAAACACATAATTTTAATTGATTGTAGCGACATAGCTTATAAGGACATGGATTACAATTCTGAAAAGAAAGTTTTAGATGCGTTTATTCAGAGCTGTTGTTGCAAGTGCGAGGGAAAGAATTGTACTGACCACAAAGAGGACAATCGTATGAGTAAATAAGCTCACAGGTGTCTGGGTCTATGTCTTCTTTTACAGGAACACTATCTTTATCGACGCTTGACATCGTAAACAATTGATAAGTCCCTGTTGACGCATAGCGATTTCTTGGTGGAAGATACCAATGAATCGTCTGCCCGCAATAAGTGCAAATATGTGTTCCTTGTATGTTTGACATTATAAAACACCTCCTAATGGAGATAATAGGAAATTGAGGAAATTTTTATGGCATTTATGGAAGGTATTTTGAAGCCTTGCCAGCGCAAAGTTTTGTTTGAACGAGAGTACAGTTCTGAGCAAGACGCAATGATTTATAAGTGCGAATATGTTATGCGGGCAGTAGCAATCAACTGCAAAAGCTTGACGGCAAACCAAGCGGAGCAGATGGACAAGTTTGCGATGATGGGAATTTATAACGGCGGCTGTTTTAATTGCCCCAAAAATCAAGGAACGGAGGGATGATTATGGGTGCTACATATAAACCGAACGTTAATCTAAACAATCGCAAAAGTACCAGAGAGATGTTTATGCCAAGTAGCCAATCTACATATAAGGAAGAGGGTTTTATGACAATTCAGATTACGGGCAACGCCAAAGAGATTGCGGCGCTAATTAAAGAATTACAGGGGCAGGAAAACGCCAATAACAACACACAGGATGTTGAACAGTTTTTTGAAGAACTAAAGGAAGGCTTATCGTCAATCTTCAAAATTTAAGACGGAGGGTTACAACGGCTACATGGCGTGTAGTATTTTCGTGCTTCTGATAGATCCATAGCCATACTGCTTTTACGAAGATAGGAACAACCTGCACGATGATATTTAGAGCCTGTTTTGGTAACATAGACTGTGTAACTATCGGTAATCACAGATGCTGAATTTGTTGTTTCAGAAGAAGTGGGAGCAGAGTAAGATTGAACCGATGATTGACCAGCAGAGTAACCGCTGTTGTATCCGTCTTTTTTGCCAGCCTCATATCCTTCGTTATATGATTCTTTGCTGGCTTCTTCCTTGCCGTGTTGTTCTCCAATGGAATAGCCTTGATTATATCCTGCCGTTTTCCCGTCTTCGTATGCGGAAGTATAGGCTTTCTTTTTACCGGCACTATAACCAGCATCATAGCCGTCTGACTTGCCTTTATCATAACCATAGGAGTTACCGGCGTCATAACCGTTCTGATGTCCTATGTCGTATCCTTCGGAGTAGCCTTGATCGTACCCCGATTGAATTAGAATAGGCTTTTGGTTATCATACCAACCAAAGAAACAAAGAGCGGCGATAGCAAGCGTTGTAATATTTATAAGAACAGTAGGAATGGTAGAACGGATAGTAGGTAGCCTATGTTTTTGAGGTGCAGGAGATTCTGTATTTTGAGTCTGAAGCTCCTGTAGATTTTCGTCAGGTGTCATGATTTATTCCTTTTATGAGGTGAGCTTTATGGACGGTGGAGATTTCGCTTTAGCTATTTTATGTTTCTTTGCGACCATAGGAATGTCGTATATGTTAATGTCTGTTATAGTTCGGTAATACCGGTTTAATGTTGTATTAACTACACACCTATGCTATTATATAATTATTCCAACAATCAATAAGGAGTGGTTGTATAATGACTGAGCTTGAAAAGAAACAAGAAGAGATCCGCCGCCAGCAATTCACTTATGTTCCTAAGAATAAAGGAACACGAAAAGAGGATATCCAGAAGCCGCCAAAACCAAAAAATGATAAGGGGTGATGCTAATTGACAGCAACGGATATAATTAGTTATATTGAAGCCGTGCCTTTGGTACTTAAATACATTGCGCCAGGGTTTATATTTTTATGGATTTATACGCGATTGCATGACAAAAAACTACCAGAACATTATATTATGTGTTCTGTTGTAGTTAGCTTTATTCTTGTTCTTTGTGTCAATAATGTGGTATGGGATTTTGTAATTGCAGTTGTAGCAGCTCTTATTGTGTATGTCTTGAGCCGTACCACCTGGGTAAAAAATCTTTTCAAAAAAACGATATCCTTTTCGCCCAGTAAAACTGTTTTTTACGATGTGATAGACTACGAAAAGGGCACCTATATTTACGTTAAAACTGATAAATGGATTGTCAGCGGTATATATATTGGAATTGATAAAGATGCTATGGGAGTAATTGTAAAGGATTACAAGCTCTATAATGCGACAGGAGACGAGTTTGACACGCCGGAATGCAGTATAGCCACTGTGCCGTTGAACAGAATTGAATATACGAGCTTGACTTACCCTGAAGATTCTAAGGTAAAGAAATCTTGGTTTGATAATTGATAAGGTGTGTAAAGAACTCAACAGTGGCTATGCTGTTGGTTTTTTCTTATAGTTCGCCTTATCCTCAGAACCGCGTCTTACACTTCACGCACACGCGGTTGATATTGTTGGATGTTAATATACAGGCCAGTCTTTCCCGATTATACCAATTACAACAAATCCAGTAGTTTCACCATACAAGGTTCCTTCTTCATATTCGTCGTAACCATAATAAGTTCTGCCATAACCAGTTTGATTGTTGTATGTTTGCCCGCCAAGACGAACAGGGTATTCAAATGGGATTTTATCTCCAGCGTTTATTGGTTTAGTTATGACTTTATATAATTCTTTGTATAGGGCAGACATTCTGGTTTTTTGATCTGACATGGCAATTCTTTTAACACGGCTTTCTGAAGAACATCCTTCCTGTTTTAAGTCAGTCATTGTCATGCCGGAATCAATATATTGTATACCATAATGATATTTTGTTACAACTAATAAAAAAGCTCTTGGATACATAAATTCTGGAATTGTTAAAAAACTCTTATCAGAATCACAGAATTTGCTCATAACAGGGGTAGTTCTAGTGTCTTTGGATAACCAAACTTGCATGGAATTTTCTTCTGTTACATCATTGATAGAATTAAGAACTCGATATGTGCTTGCTTGTGTTTCTAGGTCAGAAATTTTTTCATCTACTTGCGACTTTTTCTCTTCCAGCTCCTTGATTTGGCGCTCGTACTCGTCGCTTTGCGCTTCCAGTTCTGCAATGCGGGCATCAATCTCTTGCAGTTCTTTTTCTGTCATGAGTTACTCCTTGGCAATTAGCATCTTTTATAAATATAAATTTTCTTTCACACCTTGGACATTCCCAGATATTATACGGACGGTGTTCAAATACGCAACGCGAATGTGTATTTTTTAATTCTATATTACAGCCAGGACAGGGAGCTGGTGCATGTGCTTCTTTTGACTTTGCAACATTCTGAGATGAATAATTATCGTAAATCTCATCATGTGCATAGTAAGGAATAAGATAATCCGAATATCCTCCGTCTTCACCAGAATAATAAACTCTACCACAGTAGTGCATTCCTACAAAATGTTGTTCTTGATGCGACACACAGATTCACCTTCTACACCGCGCTGCGCAGCATTACCATTCATATCCACAGCTGTTACAATGCCAAGTCTTTTTTACTTTCTGGCTAAAGATACCGAGCAGGCCCACGGACACGGCCTTTGCACCCACAGACACTTTGCGCAGGTTGGTACTACCACAGGTGGGGCATTTGGGCTTTGGCTGTTCAGACCGTCCAGCGGTATCCCAATATTCTCGCAAACGCTTACGTTCTTTACGATCATATTCAAGCATATCATTATACGCTTTTTTACTAAAGTGTTCACTGGAGTAAACGTATTTTTCACGGAGAGCTTCATCCCTAGGATCGTCTGATGTAAACACAATAGGACCAAGTTCATTACTATTTATATCGAAAACTGGCAAGTTCAAGGTTTTAACAAAATTTCGCATGTCGTCAGTAGACATAGTTATTGGTTCTTCATAACTGCAACATTTACAAATAGGAAATTTTGAGGCATCGAACTGTATATCAACGTATCCACAATGAGGACAAATAACATATAGATCGTTATTCATAATTCCTGTTCTCCTTTTGAACTAGTAATTATAACCTTTGTAATGATTATATCACACAATAATCATCTACACAACAAAAGATACAAGATTGGTTCAAAAACACCACTGGTTTTATGGATAGTGCCCAAGTAGAGGCAGATACGGCAGCTCTTCAGAAATATGTTGAAAGGTTGAAGGGTATTACTGATACCACAACCGCCGCTCAAGAAAAAACAAAAGCCTTTGATGAAATCTTAGGCGATTCCAGCCAGATAGCCAAGGACGTTGCGCGGAACACCAACAACCTGGATGACGTGATGAAGGTTTATACGGCCAGCACAAAGACGGCTACCAGCGTGACAGCGGCGTTGGGGGCAACGTTAAAGAGTATTGGTTGGAATATTGCAATAGCGGCTGTAGTGGCGGCTATTGGTGTTGCTGTGAAACTTGCCGATGAATACTTGTTTCATCCGTATGAGCATGCCCGCGATAAGGCCGCAGAGATGAGCCAGGCCCATGAGGAGGCTGCTCAGAAAGTTGAAGAGCTAACTAAGCAGATTGAAGAACTTAAGGCTAAGATGGATGAGTGCCGGAGCACTACTACTGGTGATATTGTAGATAAACAAAGTTTCGGTTATTTAGTGCGGCAAAAGCAATATCTTGAAACCAACCTTGAGCTTGCAAAACAGCTGGCTGAAGAAACTGCTCATGATGCCCGTGAAGCGGTGTATGATCAACAAGACAAGTCTTCGGGAAAAGTTATTCCTAGTATTCAGGCAACATATGAAGGCGATCAGCATGAACGGTTGCAGCAAGTTATAGCTGATTATAAAAAAACGGACTTAGCCATAAAACATCTTGATGAAGATCTTGCTAATAAAAAAATACCTCAGGAAATATACGATGCACGAATTGCCGGATTTCATAAGCTTCAGGAAGACTTGCGTAATTACATTAAAGAAATGGGCGACGATTTTAATACCGAGATGGATACGTTGCTCAATAACGCCCCAAATGAGTTTAGCTCAGATGACGACAAGAGCAAATACCAAGAACGTATTAAAAATTTGTCGGATGACCAGCAAGCCTTCTTGAATTTCTGGAATCTATACATTAACAATATTCCTCTCATTACCCAGGCTACCAACGACTTTACTCAGTCTGTTGCTGATGGCGAGGATAGTGTTAAGGCGCTGAACGATGCTATCAATGGTGGGCAAGCGATTAAAGAAGGCAGTGATGCTTATAAAGAAGCTGCCGACTTGGCAGATAAATATGGTGTTAGTACTGAAGGACTTATTGCCCAGTTGCAAGCATTACATGAGGAACAAAGCAAGGGTAATGGCGATGATAGCGACTGGCAGTTTGATGCAGCCGGTGATTTACAGAATTTCTTCTCTAACTTTACTGATAGTACCAGTAACTGTTACAAACAAACCAAAGCTCTTGAATCCGCATTTAAGGATATGGGCGAACAGGGATACTTGAGCAGTGAATCCTTACAGGCATTGTTGGCGGTTTATCCTGAGCTGATCAACGACATGGAAGTTGAGAATGGTGTTGTAAGTATCAGCCAGAGTATTTTGGAAGGCAAATTTGGCACGATGAAGAGCGCCATGATTGCTCAAGTACAAAGCCAGATTGATTCTACGAAGGCAACTATTCAACAGACAAATGATCGTATCGAATGTTACCAAAGAGAAATTGAAATTCTTACAACTTTGTATGGCGCGATTGGTTCTATGCCTTCGGCTAGTTCTGTACTTAGCAGCGACTATCTCAGTCAAAAATTAACCTTTAATCCAAATTTAGGCTTCGGAAATAGTTTGCAACTTCCTGATGTTGAACAAGCAGCAGGTAAACTTGCTATTCTGAATAACAAATTGGAAAAAGAGAAAGCCAAAGCTAAAGATGCCCAGAAACAGCTTGAAGATCTTGAAAAGAGTTTGGCCGTAATGAATGGCTATGGTCTTAGCGGTTTTAGTGGTGCTCAGCCTAAATCCGGCAAGAGCAGTAACAAAGGTGCCACTGATGCCCAAAGTGCGGCGATTGACGCATTGGACAAGAAGGCCCAGGCGCTGAAAGAAACCTACGAAGCACAGAAAAAGGTGCTGGAAGACCAGAAAGAGGCCATTGAAAAGGTTATTAAGGAACTGGAAAAAGAGCAGACGGTTCTGGATGGCATTATTAAGACTGTAACCAACCGCATTGACAAAGAAATTGACCGGCTGGAACACCAGTGGGATGACCTGAAAGAAAAGCTGGAGAAGGATAAAGACAACCTGGATTCCGCCATCAATGGTGCCAACTGGGTAATTGAGCAGCGGGTTAAAGAGCTGGAAAAAGCCAATGACGAATTGGAGGACAGTTACCAACCGCGGATTGATGCGCTGCAGGATGAGATTGATAAGCTGAATGAGGCCAACGATGCACAGGAAGAGGCTATTAGCCTGGCACAGAAGAAAGCTGCGCTGGATGCTGCATTGGCCGCCAAGAATGTGCGCGTGTACCGTGAGGGCAAGGGCTTTGTTTGGGAAGCCGACGAAAGTGCTGTTAAGAGCGCCGAAGAAGATTACAATAATGCCTTGCGCGACAAAGAGCACAATGACGCCATTGATAAACTGACCAAAGAAAAAGAGGCCCTGGAAAAAGAGCTGGAGGACAAAAAGCAGGCCAACCAGGACAAGATTGACGCTTACAACGATTACAAAGAAAAGCTGGATGATGCCCAGAATGCTTATACCAATGCCAAAAACCTTGAGATTTTGCGCAAGCTGTACGGCGACAATGCCGATCAGATGATCTTGAACATGGACCAGAGCATGATTGATAAAATCACCTCTGATTACACGGAAAACATGCGCCAGACGGACTATGTGGAAGATCAGATTGAGCAGAACAAGAAGCTGATTGACCAGCTGGAAGAGTATAAGAGCAAATGGGAAGAGGTTGCGGATGCTTACGAAACCGAGCAGAACCGAATCAATACCGTAGCGCGGCTTGGGGCTGACTGGGAAGAAAAAATCCTGGGCCAGCGCATGGATGTGCTGACGGACTTTAAGAACCACTATGTTGATGTTTTGAAGCAGATTAAGGATAAGACCAAAGAGGTTGAAGACCTTGAGTTGCAAATTAAGGTAGTGGAAAAAAAGTACAACGAAGATAATGCTGAGATTGAAAAGCAGAAGAAAGAGCTGCAATGGGAGAAAAACGAGATCACTCGCGCTAACCATGCAACCGGCATTATGAACGTTGCGGCCTTTGAACGTGCGCGTGTTGATGAGGCTGGGCCTGAGATTGTTGTACGGCAGCCGGAAGCCGGACGCTATACCAGCCTGGAGGTTGGGGACGGCGTTGTGCCGGGAAATTTGACCCGTCGGTTGTTTAGCGCGGCAATTAACCCGGAAGCTTTTGTGGAGAGTGCTATTTTGAAGCGGATGGGGAATGTGAACGCTGAGTTGACCAGTGCTGGCAGCAGCGGCGTACACATTGGCGACATTAACATTGTGATGAACGGTGTGAATGACGTTGAGAATTTTGGCCGCATTTTGCACCAGAACATTGGCTCCATTATGGCGCAGGAGTTCAGCAAGCGGTAATTACAAACAGGACAGAGGGAAACCAACCGAGAGGAATCAGCGGTTAGGTCCCTTATATAATAAGGTAGAGAAATGCGTATTTTAATTAGCCATAGCCTTGATTGGGTTAAAGCCAATATGGCTGAGTGGAGTAAGGTATACGGTGAAGACTGGCTTGCAATAAAAGATGAAAAAGTTATTGCTATATATAAAACACAAAAAGAGGCCGAAGAGGCTTGTAAAGTAACATTACCAATCAATGAGTTCAGTTGGTATTACCAAGATATCTCGCAGTATGATCTGGTCTGTATCCGTTGGGATGAAAAGAATGACATTGCGGACGCCATTTTGCAGATTAAATATTCAGAAAAAGATTGAAAGAGGATTATTCGCATGTTATAGTAGTTTCATAGTTTGTGTTATGGGGTGTGATAACATGCCGCAAATCTCTATTCAACGAAAATTTCAAACCAATGTCTTTTCCTACGACGTAATACTTAAAGGCAATGGGCATTCTGTTCCTGTTAGAGCTATGTTTGACACTGGAGCGACAAGGACGAGCATATCTAAAAGAATGGCAGATGTTCTAGGACTTGTATCTCTTGGTACGATATCTGGATTTGCGGCAAGTGGAAGATTCACCTACCCCAAATACATTGTTTGTCTTGAACTAAGCGAAAACATAATAATTCCTGATCTAGCTGTTGGTGGAATTAACATCGGAGAGAATGGCTATGATGTCATTATCGGTATGGACGTGATATGTCAAGGCGAACTTATGATCATGCGAGATAGCGATAAACAGACTTTAATATTCCAAGTTGATTACACCAAATAAGTAACGATATACATCACGTTTCAGCAATTTTTATTAAGGGGGCTCTGAATCATGTGCTATTTAGTAGCGAAAGATAGATATGCTCATGGCTGTGTTGCTTTGAAAACAACTCACGGCAAGTATCTTGTTGAAATGAAAAGAGCCTTAAATGCTGCGGTTGGAGATAAAGGCGTACAGTTAGTGACGATTAGCAGACCAACAGCATATGGCGAGTATGCTCCATACCGATTTGCCAAAACAGAACAAGAATTTAATGCTCTTGTACGAGCAATGCGATAATTTTATAAGTCAATTTACACCGGGTAACAGATTATTGTTGTCCGGCTTTTTGTATGGTATAATGACCCTATTATAATAAGGTGGGAAGTGTTATACCGATGGCAAAGACTGAGAGCCAAAACAAGCCGAACACGGAGTTTACGTTTAATCCGGAAGCCCATAAGGCCAAAGAAAATAAAAACAAAGAAACCTGGCAGGATAAAAACACCCAAAAAGAGAAGTAATTTTATGGAGATAACACAATACTTAAATGCACTGGTTGCTATGATACCTGACATTTTGCAGTATGTAGTACCCGGCGTGTTAATGTTATGGGTTTACAACCGGTTGCTGGACAAACAGTTGCCGCAACACTACTTGATTTATTCTGTGATAATTAGTTTTCTGCTTATGCAGGTAGTGCCGACCAAGAAGTTACAGTATATTGTGGCCTGTGTTCTTGGTGCAATTTTATCTATCTTACGCAGAAGCACAAAAGTTAAACGGGTGCTACTTAAATTATTTAAGTGGTCTCCAAGCAGCGATGTGTGGGAAGATATTATTGACTATGAGCTTGGCACCTATATGATGGTAGCAACAAATGACGAGAATGGGTTTAAGGGCTACTATGCAGGGTTGGCAACTGAAAAGAATATGCTGTTCTTATCAGAGTATACTGTGACGGATGACCATGGCCATGAACTTGTTACGATAGATGACCAGATTGTTGCAATACCAAGAGAGAAAATCAAGTATATTGAATTATCTTATGATGAAAAATCAGATGTAAAGAAATATTGGTTTAAGCGATAATACCGATGACGATATACCGGGTGGCCTATGTGGCTGCCCGGCTTTTTTATTTTGGAGGAAAAGCTATGGCGAAGAACACATTGGATGATGCCATTGCGGGGCTGAAAGACCTGGCAAAAGAGGTGAAGCGTTACTGCGAGAGACTGATTAGCAATGCCAAGTTTGACCGTACAGCTGTTGGCACAATTGTGAAGGTGCTGGATGACCACAGCGGCTATGTGGTGGCGGCTTTTGGCAAGGAATACACCATTGCGAGTAATGCGCTGTTCCAGGTGAACGATGCCGTGGCTGTGATTGCCCCGCAGAATGACTTTAAGCGGCTGTACATTAAGCCGTATGAAATTGACCGGAACCTGTTGAAGCAGGACAAGGTTGAGGAAGACCTGAAAGATTATGTGAATAAGGTTGACAAGCTGCAGGAACAGGTAGACGGCAAGGTTGAACAGTATTTTTATAACTATGACCCGACGCTTGAGAACTGGCCTGCTATGAGTTGGAAAGACGACACCACAAAGAAAGCGCACAACGGCGATTTGTTTTATAACACCAACAGCAAGAAAGGCTGGCAATGGACATACAACGAGGAAACAAAAACCGGCAGCTGGGTAGAAGTGACAGATAAGGAAACGCTGGATACGCTGGAAGCCGCAAGCAAGGCACAAGACACCGGAGATGGTAAGCGCCAGGTATTTACGGCTGATGCCAGCAAAGGGGAGCACCCGGAGCCGCCGTATGACACGGGCGATTTGTGGTTTAATGGAGAAGACATTCTGGTTTGTACGGTAGCACGCACGGCCAGTGACAAATATAATGCCAGCGACTGGGTAAAAAAGGATAGTTACGCCAGCAAAGATGATATGAAAAATTATGTGGATGGTGTAACGAAAGATATGCAGGACCAGATTGACAGCAAGGCCGAGCAGCACTTTTACGCCTATGACCCTACGCTGGATAACGAGCCGGCCAAGAGCTGGACGACTGATGAAGAAAAAGAAAAACATGTGGATGACCTGTTTTATAACACAGAGACAGGAAAAGCATACCGATTTATGAAAGGTGACGACGGCAGCTACAAGTGGGAACTGGTACAGGACAAGGATGTAACCAATGCACTTGAGGCGGCCAGCAAGGCACAGGATACGGCGGATGGAAAGCGGCGTGTGTTTACGGCAGATGCCAGCAAGGACGAACACCCCGACCCGCCGTATGACGAAGGTGATTTGTGGTACACGGGGACAGAAGTGCTTGTTTGTGGAAAACCCAAGGCGAAAGGCGAGGCATATGATGCCGGAGACTGGGGCAAGAAAGACAATTACACGAACAAGGACGAAGTGATTGATGCGGTTGATAAGAAGCTGACACAGGAGGACATCTTTAACCGACTGACCAATAATGGAGCAAGCCAGGGTATGTTTATTGAGGATGGCAATGTGTATTTTAATGCAACCTATATTAAATCTGGTGAAATATCTACTGACCTTATAAAGAGCGGCAAGCTAAGTTCTAAGGATGGTAGTGTATATTTTGATTTGAACAATTCGGAAATTCATACTACGGATAACAAGTTCGTCACAACATTGGATAAGAACTCTATTATTATTAAGTCTGGGGATAATACGCTTGCCAGATTGAGCGGCTACGATGAAACATATGGTACAGAAAATGTGGTGCAGATTGCAGATGCTATGTTAAAGCTTGATACTTACCAGTATGATGATATAGAAAAAACCACTACTCACACAAATACAATGGTATTAGATGGTTCTTCTATTACATTCAGGGCCGGAGAAGTTACCAGTTCATCATCCATGTCATCGCTTTCTAAGGCTGGACTGAGTACAGAACGGATTACTTTTAATAATGCTATTGGAACCTTGACTGCGCAAAAGGAGTCTGATACTTCCGGACGATTTGTTATTGATTTTTCAACCACACAGCTTAGAGGTAATGTCCAGCTATATGGGAATGGCAACTCTATGTACATCTATGACGGCACCACCAACTGGGGCGGCCAAACTTTAGGCTGGGACGGTAGCAAAGAAGTAACCACTCTTGACGCAAACACCCAGGCCGTACCGTTTGTATACGGAATTGAGCTTGTAAAAAATGCGCAGGGTTATGTGACCGATGTAAAGCTGAAACAACATGGGCTACGGTTTATTGGCGGCATTTTGGTTTAATTTTAGGGAGATTTTATGATGGAAAATTTTAATTTGAAGTGTGAACAGTTGAAGACTTACATTTGTGACGGTGTGAACCAGGTTGGATTGCCGCCGTATGCAGTGGAGCTGATTTTGGAGAATTTGCTGCGTGATGTGCAGAATATCCGCAAGAGCGCGATACAAGAAGAGATGGAAGCGGCTAAGAAGGCTGCGGCAGAAAAGGTTGAGGATACGCCGGCAGATGCAGCAAAGGATAAGCCGGAAGAAAGCGTAAAATAAATATAAGCTAATAGCATGATTGAACGATAAGAATAACCGCCTGACCTTGATTGGTTGGGCGGCTTTTGTTGTTTAGAGAGGGAGGGGAGTGGCGGGAGGATGAGCAAACCAGCATTATATACCGTATCAGCATTTGATGCGACAAAAGATTATACATTCCGGTTCCGATACATTGGTGTGATTACCAAGGTGGAGGCACAGATTTGGGCCAATGCCATGAGCGCAGAGGAACTGGGCAGCCCAACTTACCAGAGTGGTGAGGTGAGTACCCAGAGATCCGAGTTTACTTTGAAGGCCAGCAGCATTACAAACAGCAGCGCGGCGTTTGGCATTAAGGTACGGGTGTGCGGCCAAGACAGTGTGTGGAGCGAATGGAGTGACATTCTGCTGTTTTATTGTGTGGAGACACCGGTATTTAAGTTCAAAGAGATCAGCACCAAGGACAAAACCAACATTGAATACAGTGCTTTTGAGTTTACAGTGCAATACGAGAGCACCCAGGGCGAAGAGCTGAACGAATATACGATTGAACTGTATGATGCCAGCAAGAGCCTGGTGAAGAGCAGTGAGACGCTGCGGGTGCCGGACAAGGCGTATATTATCAGCAACTTACGCAATGACACGACTTATTACGCCAGAGCACAGGGTATTACCCAGCACGGCATGAAGCTGGACACTGGATTTTGTGAGCTGCTGATTGGCTATGTGGGCGGTGATGGCTATGCGGCTGTGGCGCTGGAAAACCATTATGAAGAGGGCTGCATTTGGGTGAAATCTTATGTTGTGACGATTGAGGGCAAGGACCGCAACGACAACAAGGATGATTACCACTATGTAAGTGGATCGGCCGGGGACCAGGCAGTAGATCTGACGGTGGACGACACCGACCCGGTTAAGGCCGACATGACGTTCAAAGACGGATTTAAGGTACAGGGCAGCCATGTGGAAGAAGGAAGCGTGGTGGACAGCAGCTATGCCTTGGGGCTGAACATGAGAAGCGACCGCTGGAACAAGCTACTGATTGGGCTGTGGAACAAACGGAGCAACGGGATCAGTATGCCGACAATGGATGAAGATCCGTATGCTTTGAAGCTGTTTTTGTGCCGCCGCGACATTGCGGACGATTACAGCAGCAATGCCTACAACTATCAGACGAACGAAAAGAAAACATGTTATTACCTGGAACTGACCTGCGGCGGATACTGTTTGCAGAGCAATATAAAAACCAGTGCGCCAAATGGTTGGTTTAAGGTGTATTTGAAAAACCAGGGCGGCCTGTTTGAGCTGCACTGGGAGTAAAGGAGGGGTGTGGAATGATTGTGGGAGCCGATATTTTGATGGGGCAGAATGCGATTTTGCCATACCCGCCCTATAATGAGGCGCTGAATGTGCTGAAGCTGCAGAACGGTGTTTATGACGACCTGCTGTTAAGCCGTGATGCCGACAAGGATTACGGCAAGTACAATCTGGACAATGGATGGCAGGCCCAGACGGCCATTTATGCGGCTTTTAACGGTGACACCCTGGGCGGCAACCTGCGCTACCGGGCAGAACAGATCAGCGAAATGCGGTTAAAACGACGCCGGGTTGGAACCTACAACTGGATTACCTTGGCGACCAAGCACCGGCCAACCCCGGTGAATGATGAAACCCTGAAGGAATGGGAAAAAGAACTGAACAACTGGGTACACATTGATTGGTACGCAGACGGGCGCAACACCGAGTATGAGTATGCGTTTGTGCCGATTATTGACGATGCCGAGCAGGACATGTTCACGAACAAGATTTTGAGCAGCTTTGACGGTGCGGTGTTGACGGACGGAGACATTAGTTACCACCTGTTATTTGATGCCAGCGTGACCAGTACGACCAGAACACAGCCAAACAGTGTGGTGGAAACTATGAGCAGCCGTTACCCGTATGTGATTTACGGCAGCGACCTGAACTATGAGCAGGGCAATTTTACGGCCACTGTGCTGAAATACAGTTTTGACACGGATGATTATGACGGGGATGGCGGTGCCCGGTACCGCAAGCAGTTTGTGGACTGGTGTACCAACAAGAAGCCGAAGATCTTAAAGCTGTTTGACGGACGCAGCTGGATGGCGAACATTATTAACCAGCCGAGTATCAGCTACAGTGACCATTATGACAAGGTTGCCGTGGCGTTTGATTTTGTGGAGATTGGCAGCTTGGAGAGCAGCACCGATTTGTACCGCAACGGGTTTATTGCAGAAGATATTGAAGGGAGTTGATGCGCGATGTATGTGCCAAGCACAGAAGACATACGAACCTTATACTCCCATAACATTGAGCTGTACACCCGCATTGACCTGCTGAACGACCGGATGAAGACGATTGACAGTTTGCAGGGCATTACGACCGAGGGAAGAATTTCCGTAGATGCAGATGCGGACATCCGGCGAACGTACACTTCGACCATTGTGCTGGACGAAAAACATGCGATCAGCCAGTACAGCGAGAGCGAGTGGATGAACAAGTATGTTTGGATTTACATTGGTGTGAAAACCCCGATGCTGGACGATATTATCTGGTACAGTCAGGGGGTATATGTGTTCAGCCAGAACGGATACAACTATGACACGCAGACCCGGAGCCTGACCATTAACTGCATGGACCTGACAGCAATGCTGAATGACACGTTGGCCGGACAGCTGACAGGTATTAAAACCGTGTTTAAGGCCGGAGGCGGAATCCGCAGGGCGATGGTGGAGCTATTACAGGAAGTGGGGATCAACAAAGTATTTGTAGAATATTGGAACCGAACGATCCCTTATGACCAGGAGTTTGATGCGGCGACCAGTGTGTGGACAATTTTGACACAGTTACGGGATTTGTATTACCCGTTTGAAATATTTTTTGAGGATGATGTGTTCAAATGCCAGCAGATCCCAAGCTGTGAGGATGACCCGCTGGTGCTGAATGCCGATGTGTTCAATGATTTGATCATCAGCGAAGACGCAACGGTGGATTACAGCGAGGTGCGAAACTGCGTAGAGGTGTTTGGCGCTGCGGCAAGCCCAGATGTGAGTTGCACAGACCTGGTGGTGGACACGACAAAGAAAACCATAACATTAAACGTGGTTGGATTGGCATTGAGCGGTAAGAAGCTGATTTTGTTTACGCCGCCGGACAATGTGGCCGACCTGTACGATGCCGACAAAGGGTACCAGGTGAAGATCAGCGCCAAAGCAACAGAGAGCAGCGATGCGGTTGTGACCGATGTTTTGAGCCTGTATACCATCAGCACAGATGAAGCCGGCAACAACAAAAAGGCCAAGCAGGACTGCATGAAACCAAAAGTACAATATGTGGTACGCTACGATGCCGATTATTCCCCGAATGAGAATGGCGGCAAAGGGCGCTTTTATTTTTATGGGCAGGTACAGCCGCACGCCATGGTGATGCTGAAAGATACAAAACCGAGCAAGGAAGAGCTGGACAAGCTGAAAGAAACCGAGAACTGCCAGAATTTGGAGGTTGTGAGTACCGCCAACCCGGATATTGAAGGGTATGAGGAAGACGACCAGTTTTTGAACAGCCCGTTCAGCATTGAACGAATTGGACGGCGCAATGTGGTTTTGAGCGGCGGTGAATACGATAATTACACCACAGATGACGGCATTTTGGATGTGGCCGAATACGAGCTATGGAAGCGGGCGCGATTGACCGACAGCATTACGGTGAAGATGCTGCTGGTGCCGTGGTTGGATGTGAACACCAAGGTTGAATACTGCCCGCGTTACATGGGCGGCAAGACAGCCGTGCAATTTATTATTAAAAAGATTGATAAGAGCTTGGGGCAGGGAACGATGGATGTGACGCTGATGAGGTTTTACCCGTATTACCCGTACCCTGTAAAAGATGAAACAGGAGAGTGATAAGTAATGGCAGATACCTATACAAAGTTCCCGGAAGGTATTGATACGTTTGAAGACAATGCCGACCTGGACAGCGGCCATGCTGCAGCGGCAGCTCAGTACACCAAGTACCTGGCAGACGGCAAGTATACCGAAGCCAGCAATTACCTGAACCAGAACAGCGGCCTGCGCAAATACATTATTAAAGCGGCGGACATTAACCATGTGAAACATGCGATTACTGCACTGGAACAGCATTATGCCGGAGCGGTGAATTACATCATTGATGGCAAGTTTGACCCCGACATGATGATCCATGAATACAGCTACAGTTACAGCGGCGGGACCCATACCCTGACATGCAAGAGCGGCAGCAGTTACAGCAACGCGGCTAACGGCAAAGCATATTTTACCACGGCGTTCAGTGACGGGCACAGACTGGTGATCAATGGCAAAGACATGACCAGCAACGCCTACTGCGGCACAGAGAAACTGGGTGACGGTGCAATTGGTGCTGGGCAGTGGGTGATTTTTCAGTACGATACGAGGAGAAACATTGTAAATTTTACTAACGGCAGCGGCATTGGGGCTTCCAAGCTGGCTGCCACGACTGCTTTACCGGACCAGGTGCTGGCAGGACAGACATTTTACAGCAAGAACAAAACCCTGAAAACCGGCACCATGCAGAATTACGGCAATGTAACGGCAGAGTTGGCCAACGGCGAGAGCTACCAGATCAAGGCCGGCTATTATAGCGGTGGTGCGATCAGCGCAAGCGGGCTGGATAGCAATACGCCGGGCACTGCGGATGAAAAATCTATCCTGGAAGGAAAAACTGCCTGGGTAGATGGCAAATTGGTGAAAGGATCTATCAAGACTTATTCTGCCACGACCCAGCTGCAGGGCGGCGAGCGCGAGAGCACCAAGATGACCGTGCAGAAAAAGGACGGTGTGACCCGGCTGTGTGTAGCCACAGATAACCAGAAAACCAACGATATTTACAGTGGCTGCTATTACGATAACGTGATGTGGCTGTGGGGAACCGCAAGCACGGCGGCCAAAGCCCTGTTGGGGGATGATACCACCAATGCGGCAACCGCCAATGATGTGGCCAGCGACAAGAAGTTTATTGATAAGAATGGCAACTGTACGCAGGGTACCCTGACCAGGCGCAGCTATGGCTTTGCCCATGACATGGGTTTTGGAACCGACAGCGAGTATTTTGCGCTGCGTAATATTGACGAGGGTGCATACAAAAGTGACGGTAATTTTTGGGCACCGGAAGTGCGCGTGAACCTGGCCGATTTCCGCAAAGGGATTGGCTGCACAGAAGATAAAATTGTGAACGGCGAAAGCATTGCCGACCTGACTGGTAAAGCCGGAGGCCGAATTGCAACGATTGATAAGGATACAACCAACGGCGACCATTACAGCAACGTGGTGACGACTGGCGGTTGCCAGCACGCATGGGTTGTGGTCAGTGTGAGTAAGACCGGAACAGAAAACAGACTTAACCGAGTGTGGGTACAGGCCAGCAACGACGGCAGCAACTGGACGGATGTGTGGGACAGCGGAAGCGGACTGCAGGCTGTATACAAGCAGCAGGCTTTGAACACATCCACAGTGTACACCCAATGGCGCGTGAAGCTGAACAGCGATGGCGATAAGTGCCACGCCCATATTGTATTGTTTGTTTGAAAAATAGAAAGGGGAGGAGGAAAACATGGCATTAAGTTTTGAAGAATCGAAACGGATGGCGGCTGAGATGGCAGCCAAAGCAGAGCCTGTGGCATTGCAGGCTGAGGCTGCCCCCATGGCCGCGGTGGTTGATATGCCACAGGCGCAGGCCAATGATGACGGCGGCTACACCCGTAGTGAAAAATACCTGTGGTACAGCCAATATAACGATGATGCGTTTTCGACCATTGACGAGATGAAAAATGTTGTGATGGACGAGACCCAGATCAACATTACCCAGGAAACCAACAGCCAGGTGATCCCGTTTAAGATGCCGCGGCGATATGACGGCATTGATTTGATGCAGATGATGCTGCAGGTGCATTACCTGAATGTGGACGGGCAGGAAGCATATGCCACGCCGATCAATGTTACCTACAACGAGGATACGATCCGATTCTATTGGCTGGTTACAAATAGTGTGACAAGCAAAAAGGGGACCGTGCGCTTTGAGATCACTGCAACCGGTGTAAATGAACGCAACGAGACCTATATGTGGCGCACACGACCAGACGGCGAGCTGAATATTTTGGAGGCTTTGAGTGGCACCAAGATGGTGGAACCGGACAACGACTGGTACACAAGCTTTGTTGCCCTGATGGACGAGAAGGTTGGCCAGGCTTCCAGCTATGCCAGTGCCGCACAGGCCAGCGCCCAGGATGCAGCCAACGCTGCGGCGGGTGTGGATAATAAGATCCAGAATGCGGCAGCAGGAATTAAACAGGAGCTGCAGAGTGACCTTGATACCAACTACACCAAGAAAACTGAGCTGACCACGGAGCTTGCCAAGTATTATAACAAGGAAGAAGTGGATGGCTTTGTTACACTGTTGGAAGGCAAGATTTCTGGGATTGACGGATTGGCGGCTTTTAACTGTGCGTATGATGCGGGCACCCGTGCTTTAACATTTTATAACGGCGATGCAGTGATTAAAACTGTAACCTTGAGCACCGACCCCAGCGCAGAGTGGACGACCGCATATGGCAAGACGGTAGATGCTAAGATCAGCGCGGCGGTAGATCCGGTAAGCACAGCGCTGGATGAATACAAGACCAGCAACAACGAGGCCGTGAAAGCTTTGCAGGATAGTGTGGGCGACCTGCCGAACACCTTGCAGAGTGATTATTATAATAAGGAAGCAACCAACAAACTGCTGGCTGATAAGGCGGACAAAACTGCTCTGGATGGATTTACCAATGATTTGACTGTGACCAAGAATACCGTGACAGCTTTGCAGGGCAGTGTGGATACGGCCAACAGCGACATTGCAGAAATCCAGGAAAAGATCAAAGATATTAAGCCCAGCAACGGCCATGAGTACGACATTACTTACACCAGTGATGACGGTCATTTGAGCCTGTTGGAAGACGGCACAACCAAGACTGTTGTTACCATTAAAGGTGGTGGCGGTGGTGGCGGTGAGGCAACCAGTACCATTACCATTGAACGAATTGGTGACAGCAGCTTGACTGTAGTTCAGGGTGACATTGCGTTGATCAGCTTTAAGTTTACGAGTGTGGACAATGCTGGCGATGACACCGGCAATGCGACTGGCAACTGGTATGTGGGCAACACCAAGGTGGCAACCACGACCATTACCCAGGGTAAGAACACCTTTGATGTGACGCAATACTTGCACAGTGGTGACAATACCGTGCGGCTGCAGGTGACGGACAGCATGGGCAGTGTGGGCAGCAAGAACTGGTCGGTTAATGTTGTTGAGTTTTATTTGGAGAGCGTTTTTGATGACTCTCTTTTTTATTCCGGCGAAGTAACTTACCGGTTTACTCCGTATGGCAATATTGCCAAAAACATCAGCTTTAAGTTGGATGGCAAGGCGATTGGCGGAACAAGCACTGCAGTGACAGGCCGCCAGATGACCTACAATTTGCCCACCCAGAAGCACGGCAGCCACCTGCTGGAAGTGAGCATGACGGCGGAAATCAATGGCAAACAGGTAACAAGCAACACCCTGCGCCACGATATTATGTGGGTGGAAGAGGGCAATAATACCCCGATTATTAGTTGCGCCGTGCTGGATTACAGTGCCAAGCAGTACAGCAATGTTGCGATCAGCTATACCGTGTATGACCCGGCCAGCAGCAACACCAATGTGACCCTGGCTGTGGACGGCATTGTTGCCAGCAAGCTGACAGTAGGACGCACCAAACAGACCTGGACGTACAAGAGCAGTGAGATTGGCAGCCATGTGCTGACCATTACCTGCGGCGAGACGGTAAAGACCATCAATGTAAAAATTACCGAGCTGGGTATTAACATTGAGCCGGTGAAAACCAACCTGATGTTTGACTTTAACCCGGCTGGCCGAACCAATGCGGACGAAAACCGCCTGTGGACCGATGGCAATACCGCGATGACGGTAAGCGACAACTTTGACTGGAGCAATGGCGGCTACCAGATTGATGAGGACGGCGATACTTATTTTTGCGTGAAAGCCGGAACTACCGCCACGCTGGATTATAAGCTGTTTGCGGACGATGCCAAAAAGAAGGGCAAGAACTTTAAGCTGGTGTTTAAGACCACCAATGTGCGAGACTACGATGCTACGGCACTAACCTGCGCAAATGGCAACGTTGGTTTGACGGTACAGGCACAAAAGATTACCTTGACCAGCCAGCAGAACCGCATTGAGCTGCCGATTTGCGAAGATGACTTTTTGGAGTTTGAGTTCAATATTTTACCGGACAGCAAGTATAAAGAGATGGTGCTATGGTGCGACGGTATCCCCTGTAAGGTGGAACTGTACGATGCAAGCGACAACTTTACACAAGCAAGTCCGGTTGGTATTACGATTGGCTCTGCGGACTGTGATGTACAGGTATACCGCATGAAAACCTACGGCATGGAGCTGTCGGACGATGAGATCCTGGACAACTTTATTGCGGATGCCAAGAACGCCGAGCTGATGATTGAACGCTATAACCGCAACGATATTACCAACGTGAGCGGCGAACTGGATGCTGACCTTTTGGCCGAGAAGTGCCCGGACCTGCGCATTATCAAGATCAGTGCTCCGACCTTTACGACCGGCAAAAAGAATGAGGTTTTTAATACCACCATCCAGCAGATTTACAAGAACGGACGCGCTGTGGAGGATAACTGGACCGCGACCGGCAGCCATAAAGGCCAGGGCACCAGCTCCAATGCGTATGGCGAGAGCGGCCGAAACATTGACATTAACTGTTCCGGCGGATTTACGTTTGGCGACGATAGCACCGGCAGCACCTATACATTGACCGAGAACAGTATCCCGGAGAAATATTTTAATATCAAGGTAAACATTGCAAGCTCTGAAAACGCAAATAACGCCTGCATTGCAGATGATTACAACACGTTTAACCCGTATACCCGTAAGGCAAAGAAAGAGAACCCGAAGGTGCGCGATACGATGGCGTTTTACCCGTGCGTGGTGTTTATCCAGGAGACGGACGTGGAGAACGCGACGGTGTTTAAGGACGGCCAGTGGCATTTTTACGCTTGCGGTGATATTGGTAACAGCAAGAAGAACAATGACACCCAGGGCATGGACCCCGCAAACCACAAGGAAGTTATTGTTGAGATTGATAACAACACCGATGCTCAGACTCGCTTTTTGAGTGATGATTTGAGCCAGGAAACTTGGGACGGCGACCACAGCTTTGAGTTCCGCTATATTAGCAAAAAGTGTACCGAGGAAGAAACACAGGCGGCAAAGAATGCCTGGCAGAGCTTGCTGACCTGGGTAGTAAATGCAGATGACGAAGAGTTTAAGGCCCACTTTGAGGACCACTTCATCAAGGACAGTGTGCTGTTCTATTATCTGTTCACTGAGCGCCACACAATGGTGGATAACCGCGCCAAGAATGTGTTCCCCCACACAGAAGATCTGATCCATTGGGATTTTTGCATGGATTATGATAACGATACATGCCAGGGCAACGACAACGAGGGCGGATTGACACTGACTTACGGCTATGAGGATACCGACACCATTGGCACCAAGAGCGTGTTTAACGCGGCAGACAGCAAGCTGTGGTGCAAGGTACGAGATCTTTTTGCTGACGACTTGCAGAAGATGTACCTGAACCGTGAGAGCGCTTTGGCCTGGAGTGCAAACCGTATTTTGCGCAAGATTGAGGCGTACCAGGATGTGAAGCCCGAAAAGCTTTGGATCATGGACATGCGGCGCAAATATTTCCGCACCTATGAAGACAATGGGACGACCAATTACCTGCCGATGATGCACGGCAACAAGCGCCACCAGCGCCGTCAGTACCAGAAGTACCAGGAAAAGTATATTGCGAGCAAGTACAGCGGTACGACCTGCACGGCTGATGATATGACGATCCGCGGCTATACCCCGACCAACTGGACAGGTGTGCAGCCGGACGGTACGTTCCATATCCGCCCGTATGCAGATACCTATGTGAGTGTTTTGTATGGCTCCAACCCGGTAAAAATGCGCGGCAAGCGCGGCCAGACCTACACGATTGAGTGCCCGATTGCAGCCATGAACGATACCGAGGTTTATGTTTACAATGCCAGCCTGATACAGAGCATTGGCGATATTAGTGGGTTTTACCCTGGGTATGTTGATTTTAGCCATGGTGTGAAATTGACCGACTTGCAGGTTGGTAACGGCACCGAAGGCTACCGCAACACAAACCTGACCGACTTTGCGGTTGGCAACAATACGCTGCTGGAGCACCTGAATTTGCAGAATGTGCCAAACCTGAAGAAATCCATCAGCTTGGCGGGATGTGTAAACCTGACCGATTTTTATGCTGGCGGCAGTGGTATTACCGGTGTGGCGTTTGCCAAGGGCGGCAAGATTGAAAAGGCTGAACTGCCTGCGATTGCAAGCTTGACGGCACAGAGCCTGAACCACCTGACCGATTTGAAGATTGACAGCTATGAGAACATGACCACACTGGTTGTAGAAAGCTGCCCGACCATTGACCTGAAAGCCATGTTGGAAAAATGCACAGGTTTGAACCGCGTGCGCCTGACCGGCCTTGATTGGGAATGCGAGGATACAGCGCTGCTTGACCGACTGTACACGATGACCGGCCTGGATGAGAACGGCTATAACACCGAGCACTCTGTACTGGAGGGCAAGGTACATGTGCCCATTATGCGTGAAAAGAAGCTGGCAGAGTTTAATGCACAGTGGCCGGATTTGAAGATCAGCTACAACACGCTGGTGGAACAGTTTACCTGGACCTTTGTGAATGATGATGACGAGCACACAGTTTTGGATGTGCAGTACATTGACAAGGGTGGTAAGGCTGTTGACCCTGTGACCCGTGCGGAGAAGCCGATCCCGAAGCCGACCAAGAAGAGCACGGTGAGCACTGACTTTACCTATGCTGGATGGGACACAGAGTTTGTTACAGTATTTACCAACCAGACCGTAACGGCCAAATATACCGAGAGTGTGCGGAAGTATACCGTGCGCTACCTGAACAATGGTGCGGAGAAGCAGAAAACAGTTGCCCCCTATGGCAGCATGGTGTTGTATGAAGGCGATACCCCGACCTACACGGCGGAGGAAGGTGCCTATAAGTTCTACCTGTTTGACCATTGGGACAAGGGCGGATATGTGAACGGAGACAAGGACATCAATGCGGTATATGACAGCTGCGAATATACCTCTGGTTATTTTGACGGCAAAGAGATTGGCAGTTTGCGCCCGGTTGAGATTTACGCAATGAAAAAGGTTGGTGTGGAGAATAAGGTGGTTAGCCCCAAGGACGCTGTGACCATTACGATGGGCAACGACTTTAGCTACTCTGACATTGAAGAGAAGGTTTTGATTAACGAGAAAAAGACCTTTGATGGCACCAACTATGTGGACACCGGTGCGCAGCTGTTGAAGGAAGACCGGGACTGGGTGCTGGCGGTAGATTATCGGATGACCACAACCGATACGGCCAATGCTGTGCTGATGCAGTGTTTTGAAACCAACGGCATGAACGGCATCCGCATTTGGAACAATAATGGAGCCAAGATCAGTTGGGGCACCGAAAGTGCAACAGCTGCCACAGTTGGAACCCGTGACATGGTGGTAATGCGCCACAAGAAGGGCGAAAATAACTTGCATGTGTATACGGCTAACATTTACGGTGATGACATTGTTTACACCGAGATTAACCGTGGACGAATTACGCAGACCAATGCAACGCTGGTGTTTGGTTGCGCCAAGGCAGATGACGGAGAATATGAACGGTTTGCCAAGGGTGATGTGTACTGGGCGAAAGTTTGGTATGCAGACCTGGGTGACAATGCCTGCCGGAAGCTGGCTGCATGGCCGCATGAAACCCGCGAATATGAGATGTGCGGATTTAAGCAGTTTTATTTAAGCGATAACACAAACAAGCGCTGCGCAATGACGTTTTTGGCGAAAAATACGCTGGCACGCAAGATGCCGATTACCAGCAGCTATTACAACAATGGCGGTTGGCCCGCAGCAACGCTGCGCACCTACCTGGACAAGCGGCTGCCGAATGCCTTGCCGATTGGATGGCAGCAGTTGATCCAGCAAGTAAAAGTGACATCCAGCGCGGGCGGAACATCCAAGGAAATTGTGACGGCGGATTGTTACTTCTTTATACCGGCTGCATATGAGCTGAACCCCAGCATGAACAGTGAGCCGTATATTTATGAAGGTACAACGATCAGTTACATGACAGATAATCAGAGCCGGATCTGCTATGACGATGATGGCGCAGCCACCACTTATTGGACACGCAGCCCGAATGTTCAGTATGCAGATTACTTTTTGCAGGTTGCGGCAGACGGCCAGATTTACAGCTATGTTACCCCGACCGAGCAGCATGGCGTGCGCGTGATGTTCAGCGTGTAAAGGAGGTTGAGGGACGAAATGTATTACAAGGTGATATATAACGGCCAGGTGATTGATACCCTTGACCACCTGAGTTTTGTGAAATACCAGGCGAAACACGGGATTATGGTGAACTGCACGGCAGATGATGCCGAAGGAATTGTGAGCAGTGATGGGCGCTACATCTGGCATGTGGACGGATACTATAATATTCCGGCGGCAGGATACGATACCGTGCAGCTGGAAGAGATCAGTGTTTACGAATATGACAAGCTGAAAGCCTTGGGGGCCAAAACCCCTGAGGCTATTATTGATGCTTATACCCTGAGCCTGATTGAAGGAGGTGTGCTATGAGCGACTTTGTGGAGAGTTTGCGGCGGCTGTATTTGGATCGCCGATTAAAAGAAGCGACCCTAAATGCGCTGTGGCACAAAGGCAAAATCAGCCGCAATGAGTTTGACTACATTGTGAGCGGAAAGGAGACGAGCAATGTACACGATCCTGATTAACGAGGACAATACCCTGACCGCCAGTGTGGTGGAGCGCGTGATGCAGCAGAGCAAACTGGTAGACACCCTGCATTTTTTGGCTGACCCGGAATACAAGGGCAAAGACATGCGCGACTATGTGGTGATGCTGGAATACCGGTTGCCGGTGAGCAAGAAATACCGCACCGAGTTTTTGACGCTGAGTGACGAGCTGTATAAAAACAAGCTGGAATACAAGCTGCCCTTTGATACAGCGCTGACCAGTGAGGCCGGTGTGATTGAGTTCCAGCTGACCTTTGGCAACATTGAGATGGATGCTGAAGGTAGGACCACCCAGTACATCCGCAAGGTTGGGCCGGGCGAAATTAAAATTATTGATGTTTACGACTGGGCGGCAACGATCCCGGACGAAGCACTGAATGCTTTGGACCAGCGGATTATTGCGATGCAGGCCATGCTGAAGGCCATGATTGATAAGAGCAACACCATGATGAACAGCAAGGCTGACAACCTGAGCTACAAGAATGACATGCTGCAGCTGACCGCCAACGGAAGCCCGATTGGCAATGCGGTAGAGATCAAGAGCAGTGGAGGTTCCGGCAGCGGCGGTGATGGTACAACTGATGGAAATATGCGGGTGGTTGAGTTTTAAGGCTTGGCCGTCTGCGTTTTTTCTATATAGCGACAAATGGAGAAAGGAGTTGGGAGAATGGCAACCACAAGCAAGTTGGGCTATGGTAACGCGGAAAATCTGGATACAGCAATTACGAATGGAATTATTGACGAGAAGGACCTGGTTATTACCAAGGACACATCGGAGTTTTATTACATCCGTGACGATAAGAGCAAACAGGCGATCCGCCCCCGTACCCGTGTTTTTGACAGCAACGGGCAAGCCAATGAGCAGCTGAACAACAGCAGCGACACTTATGCCGGACAGACCGTAATGATTAAAAACACCGGGGGCAAGTACGAGCCGTGGATTGTACAGCTGTTGGACACCGGGAAGTTTGCTGTTGAGCCGTTCAGCACTGCAAGCACTGGATTTGTTTGGCAGGAATTTTAACCGACAAAAACAACATGAAATTTAAGGAGAGATAATTATGGCAGAAGTAAAATTTAATTATGGCACCAAAGCTAACTTTGAAGCCCTGGAGGCAAAGGACAACGACACCCTGTATTTTTTGACTGACACTTTGCAGATTTTTAAGGGTGCAGTTGAATACACCAAGAGCTGCAAGCTGGTGAGCACCCTGCCTGGTTCCGGCCAGGTGCAGGGCGTTGTTTATGTGCGCACCAGCGACTTTACCCTGCATGTGTTCAATGGCACCAGCTATATCCAGCTGAACAAGGCCACCGTAACTGAGATCCCGGCTGCCAGCGCCAGCGATGACAATGTGCCGACCACCAAGGCTGTTGCCGATTACGTTGATGCCAAAATTGCGGGCGTTGTTGGCGGCAAGGGTGTGTTTGTTACCGATGTTACCTACAATGAGGGCGTGCTGAGTGTTGCCAAGGGCGGCGACCCCGTTACTACCACCCTGACTGGCGTTGTGCATGCACCGACTTATGACGCAAGCACCCGCACCATCAAGCTGCCGGTATTTGGCGGCGACGAACTGACCATTGCGCTTGGCAAGGATCTGGTTGTGACCAGCGGTACTTATAATGCCAAGGACAAAAACATTGAGCTGACCATTACCAGCGGCGATGTGATCAAAATCCCGGTTGGCAGCCTGATTGATGTTTACACCGGTCTGGCAACTTCCACCGCTGAGGTTACTGTTTCTACCGACAATAAGATCAGCGTGAAGGTGAAGGTGAGCGCCAAGGCTGACAACTCCATTACCCTGGAGGAAGACGGCCTGTATGTTGCTGTGCCCGATGCTTATACCAAGGCTGAAGCTGACAAAAAGATCAAGGCTGTGCAGACCGCCCTGGATACACACACTGCGAATGCCGACATCCATGTGACCAAGGAACAGAAGGCCGCCTGGGATGCCAAGGTGGGCACTGAACAGCTGGCTGCCGCCAAGAGCGAGGCCATTGCTGCTGCCGCTGCTGACGCAACCACCAAGGCTGATGCTGCCCGTGATGCCGCCAAGGAGTATGCTGACGGCCTGAACACTGCCATGGATACCCGTGTGAAGGTTGTTGAGGGCGCTATTACCTGGAAAACCATTGGCTGAGACGGCCAAGTGGTTAGTTATTTCAAGTTGACATAAAAAATAGCCTTCGCTGCAGGGCCAGTGTTTTGCGAGTAGGAGAACATGCACTGTGCAGCGAAGGTTTTATATTGTATTGACAAACAACGATATTGAATATATAATAATAGTAGAACTAAGGCACCGACATAGACGGTCGCGTCTCAGTTTACGATGAAACTACAATGGCTAAACCATCATAGCAAAAACCGCTCTGGTTGCGACAGGGCGGTTTTACTTTTTATTACCACGAAAAAACGTGATAACTGCTACGACAGTTTGTACCCCGGTGAACACAACGCCAATAATAGCGATGGTATCAACAAAGGATAGATCCGGCATAAGCATCACCTCCTGGCAAAAATGAATTTACCGGAAGGCAAAGTAGGGGCGCTCCACAATGCCTTGCGGCAGATGGGAGGCTTGACCGCCTATTACGTCTATGAGGAAGATATGGCAAAAAGGAATAAACGTTGGTGCCTTAGTTCTGCTATTATTATACTGTCAATGCAAAATTTGTCAAATTAAATACTGAATCGAAACCGCTTATCTGTACGCAGGTAGGCGGTTTTTTTATTGTTACAAAAAGGAGTTTTACGATGTCAAAACTTTCTTTATGCGAGATCCAACAGTCGCAGCTGGATAAAACTCCTATTGTGGATGGACAGCTGGTATGCTGCTTGGATACGGGAAACACTTACCGGGACACAGCCAGTGGGCGAGTTCGGATTGGAAGCGATCTGGAACGAGTAAGTGAGCTGCCATTGGCCCCGCTGGCCGGGAAGATTTATTACCTGCCGCCCGGAGATTTATATATTTATAACTCTGGTTGGGTAATGCTGAATGATACTGATTTTACAATTGGGGCCAGTAAGGCTGATGCCACAGAAGCCAATTTGGAACTGAAACATGGTGATATGGCAAAGGGTACGGTAAAGGTGCGCGGCACCGGCATTACGAGCGTAACGGCGGATGCAGATGGGCGACTGATTATCAACACCCCAAACCCGGAAGCTGTAATTGACGAGATTACGAATACCGAAATTGATAATTTATTCAAAGACGAATAGGAGGAAACAATATGGCATTTTTGAATTATGACGGTCTGCTTTATTTTTGGCAGAAAATTAAAGCTTTGCTGGCCGGTAAGGTGGACAAGATTGATGGCAAGGGACTTTCGACCAACGACTATACCACGGCAGAAAAGACCAAGCTGGCCGGGCTGATGAATTACATCCACCCGACAACCAGCGGGAATAAGCATATCCCTGCAGGCGGCAGTGCCAACCAGATTTTGGGTTGGAGCGCAGACGGCACCGCTAAGTGGGTAAACGAAAAGGATACCACCTACAGTGTGATGAGCGGCGCAACGGTTGATGCAGATGGCAAGAGCGGACTGGTGCCCAGCCCGACGAAGGGTGCGCAGCGCTGGCTGGATTCGACCGGTGCTTGGACGACCCCGCCGAACACCACCTATGGAGCTGCAAGCACCACGAGCGCTGGCCTGATGAGTGCCGCCGATAAGAAGAAGCTGGACGGTGTTGCGGACGGTGCAAACAAATACGTACATCCAGCCACAAGCGGCAACAAGCACATCCCGGTAGGTGGTTCTGACGGCATGATCCTGGGCTGGAGTGCCGATGGTACGGCCAAGTGGGTTGCCGATAAAGATACCACCTATACTAACTTTAAGGGTGCGACTGCTGATACGGCTGGTAGTTCCGGCCTGGTGAACGCACCTGCCAAAGGGCAGCAGGGCTTGTACCTGCGCGGTGATGGCACCTGGGCAACCCCAACCAATACTACTTACAACGATGTAACCCAGAGCGCACACGGTTTGATGACCGCGGCTGACAAAACAAAACTGGACGGCATTGCTGCCGGTGCCAACAAGTATGTTCACCCCAGCTATACCGCACATGACAGTGGCCTGTACAAAATTACTGTGGATGCGACCGGACATGTGAGCGCTGTGACTGCGGTTGCCAAGGGCGATATTACGGCATTGGGCATTCCCAGCACCAACACTACCTACAATGATGCCACCCAGGGCACCCATGGCCTGATGAGCACTGCCGACAAGAAGAAACTGGATGCTTTTGGCGCGGCAAGCACCTATGCCCTGAAGAGCGACATTGCCGCTATGTATCGTTACAAAGGCAGTGTGGCAAGTTATGACAAGCTGCCGACCAGCGGCCAGACCATTGGCGATGTATACGACGTTGGCAATGGCATGAACTATGCCTGGAACGGCGAGAAGTGGGATGGACTGGGCCAGGTGTTTACCATTGATGCGATCCAGAACACTGAAATTGATACCATTTTGGCATCTTAAAAACTAAACCAAGAGGAGGTGTGGTAAAGTGGGATATTTGAATTACGCGGGTTTGGGCTACTTTTTTGGCAAGCTGAAAACCATTTTTGCGCCCATTAGCCACGGGCACGGGGGAGCTACACAGAGCGCGGCTGGCTTTATGAGCGCAGCCGATAAGAAAAAATTGGATGGGATTGCCGAGGGGGCGAACAAATACAGCCTGCCCACGGCGACCAGCAATGTGTTGGGCGGCGTGAAAACCGGAGCGAACATTACAAATAATAGCGGCGTGCTTAGTGTGACGGCGGCCAATGTAACGAATGCACTGGGATACACCCCACCCAAACAGGACACAAACACATGGCGGCCGGTTGTGAATAGCTTGACCAACAGCGCGACCGACCAGAGCCTTGCGGCAAACCAGGGTAAGATCCTGAATGAGAGCAAGGCCGCCATGATTGTGTTGACAAACGAGAACTTAAACGATGTGGTGACGCCAGGATTTTACAGTTCTGGCGGCAGCAACAGCGTGACAAATAAACCAAGTAACGTAGATCATTTTGGCTTGATTGTGATTCACCGGGCAAGTGGAAATTATTATACCCAGATTATTTACGGCGATAGTGCTGCTTACCGCCGCCATTGTGCAAACGGGACCTGGAGCGGATGGGTACAGGACAAGCTGACAGACACCGACACTTGGCGCGGCATCCAAAATAATTTGACCAGCGACAGTACGACCGACAGTTTGAGCGCAGCGCAGGGCAAGGCGCTGAAAACCCTGGTTGATGGGAAAGCGGCTATGGGACATACCCATAATAGTATAAAAGACATAGGCAATAAGTCTTCAGATACAACATTTGCTTATTCAAAAGCCGGCATGAGTTATACAGATTACACTTGGCTTGCTGGCTGGAATGGGTATGAACTTCGTGCTGTAAACAAGGGTCAATTTGCTACTGCCGGGCATACCCACGACGCAAGCGTACTTATTAACAATCTCTCTACTGGTGATTCCACTCCGCATGATGATGACTATTATGTATCTCAGTATGCGGGAGGTGGAACTACTTCAACCACATACTACCGGCGACCAGTAAAAGCATTATGGAGTTACATCAAGGGCAAGGGTGACGCTATTTATCAGCCAAAGGGCAGCTATGCTGCATCGAGCCATACACATGACGATCGGTACTATACAGAGAGCGAGATTGACGCGAAGCTGAAAACCAAAGCTGATACGCACAGTCATCCATACCTACCACTGGCGGGCGGAACTGTGACGGGTGTGACTGCGTTTACAAATACAACTGCGTCTACAAATAAAAGTACTGGCGCTGTGAAGGTAAGTGGCGGTGTTGGTGTTGCCGGACGCATGAGCGCCAATGAGATTATGATTGGCGATGGATGTACACTGCGATACGATGCAACAAACAAGTGTGTGAATTTTACGTTTAGTTAAGGAGGCGGTGGTTATGGCATTGCAGGTTTGGCTACCGCTGAATGGCAAGAACGAAAACCAAGGGATAAGTGGGGTTGCCATAAATGGTAGTCCTGCATCTTGGGGTAATGGCCCGATTGGAAAATGCGGTGTGTTTACCGGGCAGAAAATTAGCATCCCATATGATATAGATAGCGAACAGTTGACAATTACATTTTGGTTTTATCCAGATACGCCGGACGCATGGTGTGATGTATTTTCTATTGGAGCTGGTGATAACCGTTTTGAGGTCTCTAAAACAACACGATATTATTGGTATGCAGATAAAACGCCTCTGATCAGCAGTGGTTCTGTACTTGGCGAGTTTTCTAATAATAAATGGTATCATATTGGCTTCGTAATTACTGGAGAACAATGCTTACTGTATATAAATGGCACCTTGCAAAATAAATATACCCAGACGAATCAACTAAGTACAGTGTTAAGTGGGAACCGTAAGATCATGCTGATGTCAAGAATTGCTGGTAACAACACATATAACGGTTCTATCGCTGATTTTCGTATTTACGACAATGCACTCAGCCCGAAAGAAGTTCACGAAATTGCACAAGGGCTGTGCTGTCACTATCCGCTGAATGACCCGTATGCAACAGGGAGTATTAACAAATATAGTGGAGATAATTTTGAGGGGAAGCCGAGCGGTAGTAGCTATACTGTGACCAAGCTGGCAAATGAACGCGGGTATAATTACAAGCTGAGTTATACAGGAACCGGCAATAATACCTGGCCTAATTTTTACTTCCCTACTTTTAGTTTTACTGCTGGCAAAACTTATGATTACAGTTGCAAGGTGCGGTGCCACAGCAAGAACTTTGACATTAGCTTTAGAGCGGCACACATCAGCAATGACTGGGTTACGAGCATGAAGACGATCACGGTGGCGGACAACCAGTGGCATGAATACCACATCCAGATCAAGCTGGACGCAAAGTACACAAGATCCGGCACAGAGTATGATACGAAACCGCTGGTTGAATTTTATTCTGAAAGTTTGGTGACCAAAGACAAAGTTTACACTTGCGATTTTGACTTGAAAGACGTTTGTGTAAGTGAATGCAGTACGGCGGCAAGTGGAAGCAATGGCAGCTGGGCGGATAACACGGTGTATGACACGAGCGGAATGGGAAACCATGGCAGTGTTACAAGCGCTTGCCGGCCGGTTTTGGCTGGGAACAGCCCGATGTATGATAAGTGTTATGAGTTCCCTTATAAAAATTATATTACTGGGAAAATGCCGTTTGGTGGGCAGGCTGCGAGCAACTTCACGATTAGTATTTGGCTGAACCAAATTGAAGGCGGCGCATATTCTACTTGGTTGAACAGTAACGGTTATGGCGGCTCCGGTTTGTGGCTGGCAGTTAATACCGAAGGCTGTGCGCAGTGGGGATACCGAAGCGTTAGTTCAAATTATGTGAAAGGCGGAAGTAATATTGCAATAAATACCTGGCATTTGTTCACTTATGTATACAAAGAAGGTGTAGCGACCTGGTATTTGGATGGCAAGAAAAATTGCAGCGCTGCCTATGCAGATAAAACAATAATGCCTGCGGGCACATTTACATTGGGTGACAGTTATGCGGGAAATGATTGGAATACAAATTTCCATGGCAAGCTTTCCGATTTCCGCATTTATGCTACTGCTCTATCGGAGGCGGACATTGCAGAGCTATACAACACACCGGTTTCGATTACAAGCACCGGAACGATGATGATGAAGGGAGAGCTGATTGAAACATGAGTGTGGGAGTGAATAAAAGCGGGGTTGTGAATGCGGGAAGTTTTGTAGAGACAAACGGCGCTATGCTGAACACGTTTATGAGCGAAGGATATACACCAACTGCGTCTGTTACAAATTCATGTATGGGACGATATATCACAGGATTTGTAAAAGGTAAAAGCTATGTAATTGATATGACCGTTATCTGGAGTGGCTTCAAAACAGATGTGGCGGATAATTTTAATATTGGTAGTCAAGGTTCTTGTTATGACGGAACCAGCTGGAGTTGGAATTATAGCAACCCAATGTGTAACGCGATCAACAATCTAAAAGGATTCAAAGATCTTGTGTTAAGCGCTGACAGCGGGAGCAAGCGATATGTTGCTACGTTCAGCATAACCAGCGACTGTACTGGGTTAGAGCTTGGATGCCGGACGAATTATTCCAATGGAAAAGGCACGATTACATATTCCAATATCCGGGTTGTGCCTGCCGATAGTTATGTTGATGGCTCAACAAGTGCTGGTAAACTCACCGATGATTCAATCGTGATGGATAACTTTATAGAGATGTAAAAAGGAGATGATAGGATGGCTCAGTTAGGCAACCTTATTGTAAACGGAGTGTCCCGCTTGCTGTCCAAATTGTATGTGAGCGATTCTGTAACAGCTCCGAGTTTTATTGGCAAGTTGACCGGCAATGCAGACACCGCCACAAAGTTGACAAGCAGCGCAGGAAGTGCGACACAGCCGGTTTATTTTAATGATGGAAAACCTGTTGTTACAACTTATACTTTGGGCAAAAGCGTGCCTGCGGATGCCAAGTTTACTGATACGAATACATGGCGTGGGGTACAAAATAACCTGACAAGCACGGCCACGGATCAGAGCCTGAGTGCCGCACAGGGCAAAGTGCTAAAAGATCTAATTGATGGGAAGGCCCCGACCAGCCACACACACAGCCAGTATTATGATTCGACGATTAGCCGGACAAAAGGAACTGTTTTGGCAGCACCGGCCAGTGCAAACGGCGTGGCAACGTTCCGCACACTGACCAAGAGCGATGTTGGGCTGGGCAGTGTGGATAACACGGCGGACAGCGCGAAGAGCGTGAAAGCCGCTACAAAGTTGCAGACATATAAGCAGGGAAGCACGACAGAAACTTATGGAGATAGTTATCCGCTCTATGCGCAGTGGTCTGGCAATGATGTCGTTCTGAAGTGTGATAATTATAATGTTTGTGCGGATCGGGCGTCTGTTTCTAACACCGCTAATGCAGTAGCATGGAGCAATGTTACAGGCAAGCCGAGCACCTTTACACCGAGCGGCCACACCCACAATTATGCTGGGTCCAGCAGTGCAGGCGGTGCCGCAACGAGCGCCAACAAGGTGAATGCAGCTTTAACGATTAACCTGAACGGGACAAGCCAGGGTGCATGGGATGGCAGCAGTGCGAAATCTATCAGTATTACGGCAGCCAGTGTGGGCGCAACAAGTGTGACAATTAGCAGGTGGTGATTTTTATATGGGAGTTTATTTAGGAAGTACGCAGGTGGATATGCAGGGCGGTTTTGTGACTGGTGGTGCCAGTGGGGCAAGTTTGCAGAGCAAAACAGTCAGCCCCAGTGAGAGCGCACAGACGATCAAAGCAGACAATGGCTATGACGGTTTGAGCCAGGTTACAGTAAATGCAGTATCGAGAACTTATGTGGGAAGCGGAGTAACGAAAAAGAGTGCTGCGACTTATACACCGGGAACGAGTGACCAGAGCATTGCATCCGGCCAGTATTTGAATGGGACCCAGACGATTAAGGGTGACAGCAATTTGACCGCCGGTAACATTAGAAACGGCGTGAGGATTTTTAATGTGACAGGCAGTTATGCTGGGAGCAGCAGTGGCGGAAGCAGCCCCAGGCTACAGACAAAAACCGCGACGCCTAGTGAAAGTACCCAGACCATCAGCCCGGACAGCGGGTATGATGGTTTGAGTTCCGTAACGGTAAACGCTGTTTCCAGAACTTATGTTGGCAGTGGTGTAACCAAGAAGGCTGCAGCAACTTACACCCCAAAGACCAGTGACCAAAGTATTGCGGCAAGCCAGTATTTAAGTGGTGCTCAGACCATTAAAGGCGATGCAAACCTGGTGGCCGGGAACATTAAGAGCGGTGTGAGCATTTTTGGTGTGACAGGAACTTATGCCGGCGGCGGGAGTTCCGGCGGCAGTGGCAATAACAATGTGGAAGCATACGCCATCACGAACACCAACCCCAGCGTTAGTTTTAAGCGCACTGACGGGACAATTAAGATTTGGGGCTACGGCACCATGACCAGTTCCAGCGGTTGGGGTGGGCAGTCTACGAGCCTGATCGCGTTTGAGGGCGACAAGTACCACAAGAGCGCCATGTATGGCGGCCCAAGCAGCACCAACCTGAGCCTAAGCATCAGCAACGGAAAACTGACTGGGCTGCCGAGCGGATTATCCGCAATCAGCGCGATTGTAACGAGAGGTATATGATTATGGCAACTGATACAAAGCTGGACAATTTGGTAATTAACTACCTGACACAAAGCCAATATGATACGGCTAAGACAAATGGAAAACTGAATGCAAACCAGATTTATATGACACCGGCGAACAGTACGAGTTATACATTGCCGACCGCGACAAGTTCTACATTGGGTGGTGTAAAGATTGGTAGCAATATTACAGTGAGCAGTGGCACGATTAGCCTGACAAAAGCAAATGTAACGAACAGCCTTATGGACGGACGTGGAAATGTTATCCTGGGAGAAAACTCTATCGACACAGTTTCTGCTGGTGCCGGAGCTGATTATGGGCCATCTCATTCTTTGATTGTTGGTACCGGAAACAAAGTTACTGGATTAAAAGGTGGAAATAATTATGTCACTACATATTACGACGGATTGAATAGTGGCTTTGTTGGAGGAAATTATTGCGTCTCGACTTATGCTATTTTGTCTAACAATTCTCCGACAAGTAATGTTTTAATTTTCGGTAATGGTACATCTTCCGCTAAAAGCAATAGCTTCCGTATTGATTATGGTGGTAAGGCTTACGGTGGAACCTATTCTTCTTCCGGCGCTGACTATGCGGAAATGTTTGAGTGGCAGGACGGGAACCTTGATGGGGAAGACCGGCGTGGCATGTTTGTGACGTTGGATGGGAAATACATTCGACTGGCAAACAGCAAAGATACTTACATTTTGGGTATTGTATCCGGCAACCCGACTGTGCTGGGCGATACTGCTGAGGACCAGTGGGCTGGCATGTACGAGCGTGATATTTTTGGAGCACTGAAGCATGACAGCACCACAGAGAACGGCCTGGTGTTGAACCCGAACTATGATAATGACAAACAGTATATTGCCCGCGGACAGCGCAAAGAATGGGATGCTGTTGGCCTGATGGGAAAGCTGGTTGTGGTGGACGATGGCACCTGTGAAGTAAACGGATTTTGTGCTGCCAATGATAATGGCATTGGAACTAATGCAGAAACCGGATACCGTGTGATGGAACGGCTGGATAAAAACCACATCCGAGTATTTGTGAAATGAGGTGAGAAGTATACAATATGGCGACAAATACAAGGTTAGACAGTTTAGTAATCAATTATCTAACACAGAGCCAGTATGACAATGCCAAAAGTGCAGGCACTTTGAATGCAAACCAGATTTATATGACGCCTGCAAGTAGCGGATCGACTTATACGCTGCCTGCGGCGACAAGTTCTACGCTGGGTGGTGTAAAGATTGGCAGCAATATTACAGTAAACAGCGGCACGATCAGCATTAGTAAAACTAACGTGACAAATGCACTGGGTTATACGCCACCTACGACTGATACGAAATATACACTGCCAACCGCGAGTGCTTGGACTTTGGGTGGTGTAAAAATCGGGAGTAACATTACGGAGAATTCCGGCACGATTAGTTTGACAAAGGCGAATGTAACAAATGCTTTGGGGTATACACCGCCGACAACAGATACTAAATATACACTGCCGACAGGTAATGCTTCGACTTTGGGCGGTGTGAAATTGAGTGATTCGACCAGTTCAACGAGTTCGACCAATGGTGGTGTTGCGGCAACACCCAAAGCGGTAAAAGATGCGTATGATGCGAGTACAGAGTGGGTGTCCTTATCTGTTTCGAGTGTGTATACTGTGAAGTCCGGCATTACGATGTGGGCAAATACAGAAAAAGCACATCGCCGTGGACGAAGAGTCTATTTGACTTTTCAGTGTATGGGGCCTGCAACAAGTGACGCGGCTGGCTTTATTCAAATTGGAACAGTTCAGTCTGCCTATAGACCGAAAGTCAATACTTATTGTCCTTTTGGATTAAATGTAACAACGTCTGGCCAGATTTTTGGACCTGCTGTTTGCATTGTTAAAACCACAGGAGAGATTCAGGTTTATACTGGTAAAAATAATGCAACTTTTGGTAATAACAGTTACGGTTGGACGACAAATAACCCAAATACCATTTCGTGGGATTATTAACTAAACTGAAATAGCCGTGAAGCAAAATTACTTTACAATACGATGGAATGTTAAAAGGAGGCTGATGGAAGATGCGGCTGAAGAATGGAGAAGTATGTTTTGGGTGGCCATTGGCGCAGCATGTGATTACGGCTGGCTGGAAATATAACAGTGGGGCGCTGCACAGGGCAATTGACCTCCGCGCTTTGGTGGGAACACCGGTGTTTGCGGCGGAAGATGGAACGGTGCGCGTGGTTTACCATTGGAATGGGCGAGTGACCCAGGGCGACACCAACAGTTATGGCAATATGGTGAAGATTGAGCATACGGCGTATAAAGGCGGCAAGCTGGAAACGTTGTATGCTCATTTGAATTCTATCACGGTGAAGGTTGGACAAAAGGTGAAAACCGGCGAAGTGATTGGCTACAGCGGTCAGACCGGCAACTGTTTTGGTGCCCATTTACACTTTGAGGTGCGCTGGAAAGGTGTGCGCGAGAACCCGCTATGCTGGCTGGATGATGACTTTAAGCCGGCCAACCGCGGTGTGATTTTGTGGGCCAATGCAAACCAGCACAGTGTACAGGTGGACAAGCAGGAAGCGGCTGAGGAGCCGAAGGTTGAACCGGCAGTGAAAAAGACTGTGACAAAAGCCATTACCCTGAACAACGGCAAATGGAATGTGCGCAAGGGTGCCGGAATGCAGTACCAGTCCATTGGGGTGATCAGCAGCCCGAATGCCAAGACCGGCAAGCCTGTTTGCATTGGGTATGAGACGGTCGTGAACGGCTGGTTCAAAACGGTTTATGGTTATATCAGCCAAAAAGCGGTGAAGAGCCATACCTGAGTGCGGCCAAAGCAGGTGATTTTTATGAAGGAAAACTGGAGCCTGATGAGGTTCAGCAAAAAGATTATTGTTTTTACAATGGGCGCAACGATTGTTTACGCGATTGTATACATGATCCTGTGTTTTAGGACCGGACAGTTACCGGAATCGTCTTTTAACATTGGGCTGTTTGCGGCAATGAGTGCAGAGAATTTGTGTAACGCCTGGATTAAGGTGAGGGAAAAAGTAGCGGAAGAAGAAAAAACAGAGGGTGACAATACGCCCCCTGGTGATGAGATTTTTACGCCGATTGATGAGACAAGTGACACGGAAGAGATTGGAGGTTAGGTATGGAACAGGGAATTGTATATATTGTGATGGGCCTGGTTTGCGTGGTTGCTTTTATGGTCGGCAAATATGTGCTGCCGAACGCCCAGGAAACAGTAAACAAGGCGCTGAACCTGTTGAGCGGCTACCCGCTGTTGATGCAGTGGGGGTTAAGCGCCTGTAAATATATCAAGCAGTATTTTAACGATATTTCCGGCGAGGAAAAGAACAAGCGTGCCGCAGAACTGATTATGGAAGTGGCCAAGCAGGCCGGTGTTACCATTACAGAGGAGCAGGCGCGTGCGATTGCCCAGGCGGCTTATGAGCAGATGAAAGCGGGTGAAGCTGCTGCCGGAGAGAAGGTGAACGCAGATGCCTAACCCGGTATTTACATTTACGGCGCAGGACATACTGATGCTGGTGCTTTCAGCTTGTGCGGCGGTGGTTAGTATTTCGAATGCGATTGCCCAGGGGGTTAAGTTCAACAACTTTTTGAAAAAGCCAAACAGAGATCAGGATGCCCGGATGGACAAGATTGAAGAGCGGCTGAAAACGGTGGAAGGGCGCTGCGACACGTTTGACAAACAGTTGGAGGGTGTGAAGAAGCACTTGAACAGCCTGGATGAAAGCATTAACATGCTGCTGCGGGCAGAATTTGCACAGCTGGGGCACAACCTGAACGGCGACAATGTGGAGCAGATGCAGCGAGCATTTGACGATATACAGGAGTTTTTGTTTAAGCGTTAAGGTTGACAGCGAACAACATGTGGTATATAATACAAATAGAGGATTGAAGCTCTTAATAAGCGAACACCTCAGTTAGCTGCAAATGAACCAAATACATCTGCTACAATGTACCCAGTTCAGATGAGGCCGCCTAAGTGCTAGTTAGGTAGCCTCATTTCTTTTTACGGCCAAAATAAATGGCCACAAAAACGCCAGTCCATGTACCGATGCAGCTTACGATTGTAAACACATCCACAATAGAATTCATGGCATCACCTCCGACAACAAGATTGCCGAAAGGCGAAAATGATTAAACCTCCATTCAGCCTTCCGGCTAGTGGGAGGTGGCCGCCTAAGCGCTTATAAAGTTGGGTGAAATTCAGCGGAGCTTCAATCCTCTGGAGAATAGTATACCATAAAGAGTCGTTGGATCACAAGTAAATTTTACGCTTGAGTAAAAACAGCAAAGAATTATACAAACAGGAATAGGGAGTACCTTTGGTTTGAAACCTTGGGTGCTCCCTATTTTTTAGCAGGTTGGAAGTATCAATACAGTTCAGAGACAGTAGGATACGACATTTTATGTCATATGTCAAGGAGGTTTTGAAAATTATTTGAGTTGCTCCCTCCTCTATGTTTCGCTAAACTGAACTTTAGCGAAGTTGTGTATATATGGATTTTGTTTAGGACTTCGCTTCCACCCTATCGGATTGATTATTGTTGTATTGGCGGCATGACGGGTGTATACTTTTTGGTGTATAGTCCTATGGTGCGCATAACTAGCTTGCCGACTGACATGAACGGTTTATGAATTGATAGATGATACATGCGACAAGATTGAATCCGGCCGGCGCTGGCTACTGCAGCTATTACGAGTTTGTTTTACCTTGAAAATTGCAAAAAAATCAAAGACTTCACATCTGCTATTGATCCATGGTTAGAACGCTTGAGTTGAACTACGAGTTTCTTTTACGGTGAAAAAGCGCAAAAAATACCGATTGTAATAAAGTCAGGACGTTATGGACGAGCGGCGCATGGCAGGACTTGAAGTTGATTTATGACCATCCATAGCCAGAATTACGAGTTTGTTTGACCAAAAGATTGAAAAAATATGGTTTAGACGGCCAGATATGGATGGTTGATGCAGCGGAATGAACTACGAGTTTTTTTGATTTGAAAAGGCGTAAAAAAATCATGGGCGAGACCATTCCCCTACCCTATCCGTTTGGCTTAAAACTACGAGTTTGTTTGACGAAAAGTGCAGGAAACAAAAAATTTAACGTGAATTACGAGATTGTTTGATGCGAACTGCGAGATTTTTTGACGGCAATTACGAGGTTGTTTGACAGCGAAAGGCAGGATTTTGCGTAAAAGAAACTCGTAGCAAGAATAAAAGAAACTCGTAGCCCGTATAAAAGAAACTCGTATGTAGAATAAAAGAACCTCGCAGCTTGTGTAAAAGAAACTCGCAATATACCTTATATAATATAAATATAAAATATAAATAATAAATAATAATAAGCGCAAAAAATTTTACTACGAGTTTTGTTTTGAAGAAAAGCGCAAAAAAATCAGGCTTGACGAGCGGATAAAAATAGGGTAAGATAAAGATATAATGCGTTAGGTATACCCACCTGTGCGATGCGATACATACACTGTGATTTGGAGGTTGAGCTTGACATGGCGGACAGGCTATGCGGGCGAACAGAATGATGAAAGACCAAAAAGTAAACCGTGCAGGCACAGGAACGGCGATTACCGGAGAGGTGATGACGGACGAAGAGGTTAAGGCGAAAAAGGAGCAGGAAAAGAAGACCGGCTCCCCTTTTGCCGTTGGCTCTTACATCACCAAGAGCAATGACCTGATCCAGAAGACCAAGTATTCCCTGCCGCGCAACGAGCAGAAAATTTTGTTCATGCTGCTTTCCAAAATTGACCAGAAAAATGACACGGATGCTTCGAAGTATTACACGATTACGTTCAGCGACTTTTCAAAACTGACTGGTGTGAACGCGGAAAAGCCGGCCTATGTGGCATATTTGCAGCACACGATTGAAAATTTGGAGAACCGGACATTTTGGGTGCCGATTGCCCCGACCAAGTACAAGAGCATGAGCTGGGTACGCAAAGGTTCGATTATTGATACTGAGGGCAAAACCATCAGTATGCGGTTTAATGAGGACATTTGGAAAGACATTGCCCAGCTGACAAGCAACTACACATCTTACAGTATTGAATACTTGCTGATGATGCAGAGCACCTATTCTATGCGTGTGTATGAAATTATCTTATCTTATGATAACGGCAACCGGGACTACGAATACGCCAATGGGCTGGTGTTTGAGCCGGTGACGGACGAGGTGCTGGGGATGTTCCCCGCCAAGCGGAGCCAGCTGCGCGGATACAAGTACAAAAAGTTTGGCATTGATGATTTCAAAAACCTGCTGTCTGTACCGACCAAAGAAGAGCGCGGTATGAACCGCAAAAAGTCCGATGTGGATAACAAGTATGACCGCGAAAAACCGTTGACAGAAAAGTACCCGAATTTTTCAGACTTTGAACGCAATGTTTTGAAGCTGGTAAAAAATGAAATCAACGAGATGACAGACCTGTGGTTTGACTATGAGCCGGTGCGAACCAAAGGCGTGCGGAAATACACCCATCTGTATATTTTTATCAAGTACAAATCACGCAAAGAGATGGAGAAGGTGCGGGCGTTTTTGAGCGCGAACCAGCGCAGTGACCAGGAGGTGGCACGCCAACAAAAGGCGAAGAAACAAGCTGTGTTGGCGGCTGAAACCGGAGAGGTCTCTCCCCTGCCCCCGGCTGTGATGAGAATGACGTTCCGCAAGGCGCGGGGCGAGATAGAAGACCGGGCTGGATATGCGGGCTACAAGAAGGAGCTGACCGTAGAAGAGCGGAATGTTTTGGCAAATGTGTTTACTTATGCGGCCAAGATATTGACTAACCAGAACAAACAAGACCAGGCTGAAGAAACACTGGAAGCGCTGAATGGAATCATCCAGAATAACCACGGGCTGAAAAGCTGGGCGTTGGGTGAACTGGAAAAGTTTAGCGTGATGCTGAGGCAGGATGTGGAAAAGAAATCTGCGCAGTATTACCGCACGGTGGTGTACAGCGACATTGTAGAAAATTCCGCCACGATCATTGAAAGCGGAAAACGGCGGATGGGACAGGACGGCAAAGAGCCGATGTTCCGGCTGGATGAAACAACATTTGAAGAATAACCAGGGGGAGCTGCTGACGAGGTGGCTCCCCTATTTTTAACTTTATTACAGCAACAAAGAACTGATTCTTTTGCTTGTTGACTTTGAGTGTTGATGTGTTATAATGAAATTAAAATAGCAACAAAGAATTGGTTCTTTTACATGGAGGGCTGTATATGGCTGCAAAAATTATTACGATTGCGATTGAAAAGGGCGGCTCTGGTAAAACAGTTACTGCTTCTAACCTTGCTTACTTAATGGGAGATGAAGGAAAAAAGGTTTTGTGTGTGGACACTGACCCACAGGGCAACCTGACCTTTGCGTTGAGCGGCGGCAATACAATCACGAGCAATGCCTATTCCCGCAAAGCACTGTATGATATGTTTGACGGGTTCAAGTACACCCCCACGAAGGACTATATTGTGGAGACAGAGTATGAGAATGTTGATATGATCCCGGCAAGCAGCCAGACACCGCGGATCAACAAGCGGCTGCCGGACCTATTGGCTGATGCGCAGCAGTATGATGTGGGCGACCCAAGACAGCTGGAATCTACGGCCGACTTTTTGCTATACTTTTTGAACCAGGTGCGGGAAAACTATGATTATATCATTGTGGATACCCAGCCAACCCGTGACAGTATGATCCTTTCAAACGCCTTAGTGGCAGCGGATTATGTATTGATCCCGATGATGTGCGATTCGTTCTCTGAGGATTCGGCATTTAGAACTTATTCCATCTGCAATGAGCTGCGCAAGAACCCAAAGACGAACCTGAAAGGAATCGGCGTGATTTTGACCATGGTGGACAAGGGTGCGGCCACGAGAGAGACACGGGAAGAATGCCAGAGAGTGCTTGGCTCTACCCTGTTCAAGACTGAGATACCCAGCGCTTTGGCCGTGAAAACATCGGTAAGAAGATGTGTACCGGTATGTTATTCTGCTAAGACCCAGCCGATTGGCAGGAGCTATGTGGCGGCTTATAAAGAGCTGAAACAGAGGCTTGAAAAACTGGACAAGGAGGAAAAGTGAGATGGGTTTGAAATCAAAGCCGAAAAAAGGTAACGAGAAGAAACTGAACATCCCTACCAGCAGTGCGGCAAAAGAAGTGAACGATAATGATGCCGGCCGTGCCCTGGTTGGAAAGATCGTTGGTAATAAGACCATTGAGTTTGAAAATAAGGATATCAGCCTGGCAGACATCCGGCTGAACCCAGACAACGAGATTTTCCGCCAGAATGACAATGGAGAAGATATTGAAATATTAGCCGAAGACATTAAGCGCAATGGCCTGCTGCACAACCTGGTCGTGTTCCCGGAGCAGGAAGATGGTAAGACGGTATATGTTTTGCTTTCTGGCGAGCGGAGATACCGGGCATTGATGCTGTTGCAGGAACAGGATGCGACCTGGAATGCGGCCAAGAACTGTAATGTAGTTACCACTCCCCTATCCCCCAATGAAAAGAAAGTTATTTTGTACAGCGCGAACCTGCAAGTGCGTGGTGGTTTTGGTGATGAAATGATCCGGCGCAAGGCAACAGTTGAATTTATTCAGTGTCTGCAAAAAGAGCCATATAACATGAACCAGGCCGAGGCCAAGAAAGCCCTGAAGGAAATCAGTGGTGCAGTTGGGCGGACGATTGATAAAGACATACGAATTGAACATACGTTAAATAAGCAGCTGCTGCAAATGTTAGATGAAAAGTATCTGACACGAAATGAAGGCGAAGAATTAACAAGGCTCAACCAGGAACAGCAACAGAGAATTGGTTCTTTGTTTGAGGAACTTTTTGCCATTGAAAACCCAGAGGTAAAAGATCTACAAGACGAGATTAAGAATGAAGTTATGGCAGGGTTGAAAAACGTTTGGAAAGGCGGCTCAACGGAAGAGCGCGACCAACTTTTTGAAGATGTACTGACAGAGCTGAAAAACGGAATTAAAACACTGGTTGAAAAAGAAACGGAAAACGCAACTGAGGAAACTGAAAAACAGGCTGCACTTGAACGCGAGGTGGAGGTAGCTGAAAAGAAAGCCGAAACCAAAACATTTGTTCAGAAAACTTTACAACCGCTGGCCGGTAAGATTGGCAAGAAGATTGCAACGCCGGCATATAAGAGAGGACTGAAAAAGATGAGCCAGGAGCAGCGGGCAGAAGACATTAAGACGCTGACAGAGCTGATTGAAAAAGCTGCGAAGCTGAAAGAGCTGCTGGAGACGGTTAAGTGATGGCAAAGGAAGTAAAAATCAACCTGCGGCTGAGTATGCGTGTACGCGAGGTGCTGAACGACGAGGCCGAGGTTGAAGATACCCGCATTGGAACCGTGACAAACCGGCTGTTGCAGGAAGAGCTTGGCAGGATGATGGCGGTGGGTGCCGACCGCTGCGTGATGAAAGATACCAAAGAATACCGAGCTTTGATGCCGCACCTGGAAGGAAGCTATGTGCTGCCGACAGAACTGGAAATCAACCGGCACATTACAACGCGGCTGGATGACAAGAACTACCCGCAGGTTTCTTTGTACTTTACAAAAGAGCAGGCAGAGTTTATGGCCGGACTGGTGAAAAAGCAGAGGATACGAGGAACCCTTTACTATGACGGCAGTGTGAAATCTTACCGGTATGTGATTGTGGGGATGCTGTTGAAGAACCCGTTGTTAGCTGATTTTGGCCTGAACTAAAAAAAATAGCCCCCGTCCGCTGGGTGACAGTGGATAGGGGCTTTGTTGTTTTATTCGCTGACTTTTACGGCAAAGTTTTTAAGCTTTTGATAACAGTCAACGTAGAGTTCCTGCTTATCGCCGTTATAGGTAGCTTCGTAATACAGGCCGTCTTTGACAGGGGTGGTGAAAAGACCTTTATTGTTTTGAAGAGTTTTACACGACCAGACGGTGTAGATATCATCCGGTGACAGATAGACACCAGTTACATCGGCGTTATCATTGAAGTAGCGGGAGATGGCGGTGCAGGCGGCCAGTTCGAATTCTTTAGGATTCATGGGCGGTACCTCCGGTAGAATTACAGGTTACATCAGGTGGCGCTTTCCAGGTTATATCAAGCGGCGCTTTCCAGGGAGTTGGAGTGGGGATAAACGGCATGTTATCAATCGGCTTGGTGTTTGGCGTTACCGGCAGAATTGTTTCGCCCTGTTCGGTTGTGATGGTGCGTTTGATGAGATGGCCGGCATCATCAAATTCTTCTGTAAAGGTAAAGATTGTTTTACTCAACTTTCCAGCCTCCTTCCTTATCCCAGGCAATGAGCTGGTTAAGGGTTTTTGGGGTATAATCATGCAGCATACAGCCAACGTTGATGATGTTGCCCTTGTTACTGGCGATACCGACCGCGTTATCACGCAGTTCTGCTTTCCACTTGGCGAGATAGGTGTTCTCACGGGTGTTATGGACGTGGCCGCAGAGCATGTAGCACTCCGGCGAATAGGAGTGGTTGTAGAACATGATAGGGTAGTGGCAAAGAATAAGTTTGTATTTGCCGGCTGTGAGTTCATCATAGCCCTTGATGGAAGAAAAGTAGCGCATCATTTCCGGTGAGATTTTATCGTGGTTGCCCTTAATGAGATGGATATGACCATTGAGCTGTTCAAGGATCATAGGAGCTTCGGACGGGTCCCAGAACATATCGCCAAGGACATAAACGTTATCGCCCGGAGAGACAACGCTGTTCCAGCGCTTGATAAGCTCCGCGTGCATAGAGGGCAGGTCAAGAAACGGACGATCATCGAAGCGGATAATGTTACGGTGAGAAAAATGAAGGTCAGCAGTAAAGAAATTCATAGAGAAATCACCTCTGATATGGTAAGATAAAAGAAAAAGGCAAGGAGTGGTTATGAATGGCAGGACCGACAAGCGTAAGATTTTGCAATGAGATGCTGGAGCTGTGCGGCTACCAGGAGGATGCCCTGAATGAATGGCAACAGCGGATACAGGGAGGAGACAGCTGCACAAGAGAACAATACATCCAGATTGAAAAGGAACAGCAGGCGCTACGGGAGATCCAGGCAAAAATCACGGATTATTTTAAGGTACGGGCCAAATTTGACGAGGAGTTTGAAACAGCGTTTGAAATGCCGAAGCGGAGTTTGTTTGGACATGCACAGCCGCGAGTGGTGGTAAGACGAAGAAAGTAATCAATCCGCCAGGTCGGCTGAAACGGTAACGAGTTCTGTGATTGCGTCTTGAACGGAGGCTGATTCCTTATCTTTGAAGAAAGAGTCATAATCGAACCAGAGGTTGTTGATGATATTGCCGATGATTTTAACGGTGCTGCCCCAGCCCTTGGTAGCGACACGAATGTATTTACCTTTCATATCTTCCAGACGGGAAACACCGACGACATCCATGATGCGCATGATAGCCTCCATACCGATGGCAGAACCCTCGTAAGAATCTTTTTCATAGCTGTCGGGGTAGACTTTGCCAAGGCAGTAACCGCCGTAAACAACATCCCAACTGGCAGCTTTGAGAGTAAGATCAAGAGAGAGACAGCAATAATTTGTGGTTGAAAGAGATACGTTTGTAATCTGAGCGTTCTCAATGGTGTAGCCTTCATCAGTGAGCGTTTGTGCGGTATATTTTTTCATGGCGTGTACTCCTTAATGTTTACTGCTGCTGATATGAGGCCAGAAGAAGATGCCGCCGATCAGGCAGGCCCAGGCATATGTAGAGGGCAGCATTTGCGGGGTGAAGGATGCGGTATTGAATAATTGGTTCAATATGGAGCAGATGGCGGTGCCAAACATAGGCACCAAAATAAACTTGGCGAGAGCCAGGTGAAACCAAAAGGCCAAAAAATAAACCAGAACGGTAATAAGAATGCCGGTAAGAATTGAAAGAAGTTTATCTGTATTAGCTGTCATTGATTACATCTCCTGTGCAAGTGCGGCGATACGGGAACGGTAGATTTTTTGGAGCTTGACCTCGCCATAGAAATCCTGACCGCGGAAGACCTGGGAGAGGCGGCGCATGCCGTTGTTATCGCCAGAGTAGATATCGAGATCGACTTGAGCGTCATAATCACCATCAATGATACAGATGGAATCTTCGCCGATACGCTGAAGAGCAAGCCGCATCATTTCAATATCAAGGTTCTGGGCCTCGGTAATATAGACGGCGCAGTTCTTGCCGGTGGTATCAAAGCCGCGCAGGTCCGAGAAGGGGAGAAGCTGGATTTCATTGGCGTCAATATAGCGCTTGAGTTCCAAAGTATCGCCGAGTTTAGCGCCGAGCATGTTGCCGATTTGGCTGTCAAGCAGCTTTTCATTGCGGGTGCCTGGGTAAAAACCAAGACGGGCAGCGCCGGATGTGGCGCAGGGGTTGGTGAACACGATGATTTTATCAATCTTGTGGGTTTCCAGCAGCTTGAGCATATAAGCCAGAGCCAGATAGCTTTTGCCAGTACCGGCAGGACCACACAGCATGGTGATTTGGTTATGTAAAAGGCTGTCAAAAGCGAGCATCTGGTAGATATCTTTCTCCTTGGCCCTGATAGCGCCAAATGCCTGCGTTTCGAAGGGCTTATAATCCACCGCGACATGTTTACCGCTTGCCCACTTAAACGCCTGTACGGAGTTGTCTGCGGGGCTGTGAGCGATAAGATATTGATTGGGGATAAGGCCAAAGGTATTTCGTTCCGGCTGCTCATAGAGGGCAGCGTATTGCTCATCGGTTGGAGTGACCTCCAGAAAGCCGGTATAGCTTTGGCGGGGGAGAAGATCCTTGGAGGAGCAGACGGGCAGGTGGGCGAGGGAAGAGGCCAGGTGTTTACAGCAAAGATCGTCCGTGCAGAAGATCATATCCTGGTTTTGGCTGTATGTTTTCCAGGCCGCATAAATGATGATGGAATCCGGGGTGTTGGGCAGTGTGCTGCGAAACGGGCAGGTATCATCGTTCAGATAATCGGTAGCATTGGAAACTTGATAAAGGTCGGAATCGTGGGCGCTATCGAGATAGTGAGCCATTTGGCGGGCACGATAACGAACGGATTCATCTTTGGTGCGGCTGGTTTTGATGGATTCCAGCTCCAGCAGGGTTTGGACGGAGATAATAAATGGACGATCGACAACATGTGCGCCCATATTGAGCAGGGCACAGGTATCATAAAAAATAAGCAGAAAGAATTCCCCCTTTGAACGTCTATTGCAGTTTGAAAACCGCTGTGATATACTAAGCGCATAAAATATTTTGTAGGAGGTTAGCACTATGCCGAGAACCAAGGGAAGCAAGAATAAAGTAAAAGCTGCCGGTGTTGATTACGAAAACCTGATTGCCGCTGCTCAGAAAGAAAAGGAAGAGGCGGAAGCTGAAGTTGCCAAGACCAATGCCAGCATTGAGGAGCTGAAAACTGACCTGCAATCCATGAAAGAAACCTTGAAAATGCAGAAGGCGGATGTGAAGGCCGCGGAGAAAAAGCTGACCAAGCTGGAAGAGAAAAAGGCCAAGGCGGACATTGCTGCTGAGGCGGAAGCGAAAAAAGTTCAGGCGCAGGAAATGATCAACCAGCTGCTTGCAAACGGCATGAGTGCTGATGAGATTTTGGAAAAATTAAAGTAATGGGATGAACCGTGTGGGTGGTTGTGCCTGCACGGTTTTTTGTTTGTGAATCAGGACAGCTCCCAGTAAGATTTGACATCTTTACCGATTTCAACTGATAACTTACGAGCAATCAGGCGGGCGTGGTTGTACTGGGCTTTAATACCGTAAAAATAAGAAGCGTCCATAAAGGACAGGCTATCTTTGGCAATAGCATCAGCTGTTTGAATGTTCTCACGGTTTTTACGCAAAAGATCATCCTGATAGAGCTGTAACAGGCGCAGCAGTTCTGATTTTTCTGATAATGTCATAAATAATAAACCCCATACCCACCCGCGCGTTAAGAGCGCAACCTTTAATGTTTTTGTTACTTATTTAGAGCGTTGATTTGATCCATCAGCTCATGAATTTCAGCGGTTTCCTGAACGGGTTCTGCGGATTCCAGAAAGAAAATGCTATGTTCGGTTGTGATGGCAAGCTTGGCATAACCTATATCAAGGATAATTTCAAGCTCTTTAACAAGGCTGGTATGTAAGAAGCCAGACTTGGAAGCGCCGAGGTTATCTTTGGAGTATTCAAACCAGGCAGGATAGCCGGGGCCAAGGAAAGAAATACCCTTGAAGGTGCTGCCGATGCGGCGAAGGTAATCGTCCTCGGTGCGGGTTATGATACCATCGGGGTATGTAATGTCTGACATAACCCAGGTGGGAGAGATTTTTTCAAGGGCGTTTGGAACAAAAGTAAGATTCATTAAGTGTTGCCTCCGATAAGGTTATGCTCCCGCAGGAAGATTACAAAGTCGTCCATAGACAGGTTTTCTTTGAAAAAATTAAAGTCATAATCCTTAGTGGAACATTCTTTGTACTGCGTTTCAACAGAAACAGGTGCTTTGAAATTTTCTGCCGTAAAAAACCAGTCAAAAGTTCCATAAAATTTAACAAGTGGTTTATGAAGGAACATTGATTTATCACAGTAACAGTGATTGCTCCAGGGATACTTGCAAGAAGCTACAGCATCATAGAATTCATAAAAGGTTCCAAAACTGTCAAGGTGTTTAGTTGGTTCACCCTCTAAAAATAACAAATCACTAGCAAAAATGTTATTTGTTCCGTCAGAAATCAATATATACTTCGCAGAATAGAGTTTGTGCATTACTGTTCTCCTGTGCTACCAAAGCCGCCGTTACCGCGGTCTGTATCAGGGAGTTCGGCAACCTGGGTAACGGTGCAGTGAACAACGGGTTGGATGACCAGCTGGGCGATACGATCCCCGATGGCGAACGCCTGGGGTTCATTGCGGTAGTTATGTAAAGCCACGATGATTTCGCCAGTATAGTTTTCATCAATGACACCAACCATATTGGCCGGGGCGAGGCCGGTTTTGGTGGCAAGGCCGCTGCGGGGATAGACAGCACCGAATGTGCCATGGGGCAGCTTGATGGCGATGCCGGTATGTACTTTGGCGGTCATGCCAGGCTGGATAATACAGGTGGCAACGATGATGGTACCGGGTGCTTCCACACTGATGGCGTGCAGGTCAAGTCCAGCGTCCGTGGGGTGAGCATAGGATGGGAGGGGGATGTCGGTGGCAAGAGGTTTGACGGAAAGTTCATCCTTAAAAACGACATCGCCAAAAAAATTTCCAGGGATGGTATAGTTTACATACGGAGTTTCATAGTGCATGGAGTACCTCCTTTACTTATACAGACCAATCATCTGGCGGCGAAGATAGCTAAACCAGGCGCGGCACATGGCGCGGTAATTGGGCTTGGCCGAGGGAACTGGTGCCGGAGTGGTCACGGGTTCGGGAGTTGCGGTTGGTGCCGGAGTAGCTGTGGGCGCAACAGTTGGTTCCGGGGTAGGTTCCGGTGTGGCAGTAGGTTCAGCGGTGGGCGCAGGAACGGGGCCGAGCCACTGAGCGTAGAGGTCCATATTGCCGGTACAGATATATTCCTGATGGGGGGAATACCAGGTGCCGGAGCCGTCGGACTCTGTGTTCCAGCCGTTGAAGGTGTTGGCGCCGTAGGTAGGCTTGGAATCAATGATCTGATAGGTTTTGCCTTCCTCCTGCTCATATTTTTTGGTGGCGAAAGAATAAGTCGGGCGGGACCAGTTGCTCCACCAGTAGCCGCCATTGGCGTGATAGGTAACGGTGTAAGTGGTGGCGGCGGTTTCGGGTGTGGAAGACTCAGCATAGGCGGTGGCGCTGAGCCGGGGGCAGAAAACAATCAGAACAAGCGCCGTGAAGAACGCTGAGAAGAGTACGCCAAAGCGAAAAAGTTTGTTGCATTTATTAAGATTCATAGTTAATCCTCCTTGAGGTAGAGGCCGCAATGGCACTGGCCGGAAACCTGAGAACGAAACTCCTGACACATACATTTGTTGGCCGGGATATGCTCAATGCGACAGGGACAATAGCCGTTATTGGATTTGATGGAGGCGCGGAATTCTTCGACCTCCTCTTTTGTCCAGCTGGGGTTTGTAATAATTTTCATTTGTACTCCTTTTGAAACAGGATTGTTTTATCAATCGGTACATTTCCTCTGAGTTCATAAAAACGCTGGTTCGTTTTTGGATTGTCAAGGCCGCCGAGTTCAGAGACATACGGGCCAACCTTGATAAAATTGAAGTATGCGCCGTAATTGCACGGTCCATCGTCATACATCAGGTGAACAAAACTTGGGTAGTCAAGACCTGTGTAGAGGCATGTTTTCAAGTTGTACCGATGTGCGATTTCGCATGCTTTCAGTAGTTCGATTTTGTTCTGGTCGCCGCCCATAAAACACGCGCAGGTAATCATGGACCGGTATTTATTGATGACCGATGGAAGATTCTCCAGCAATGGGTTGCCGCTATACTCCCATAAAAATTTGGAGTGGCAGTCAGGGCAGTGATGCGGACAGCCTGTAATATCAAACACAAGGCTTATCTCGCCAGGAACCTCTTGGAATGTTACATCATAGTGGCTATACAGAAGCGGTTTGCAATCAGTCTGCATAATAGCGCTTCGCTGCCTCCTTTTGACGGGCTTCAGAGAAGCTGGATACGCGCTTGAGATAACCAATGACACGGGTTGCATAGTCCAGGTTCTCACTGCCGCACTTAGGGCATTTACGCAGGTGGTGTTTAGAAATGTGTCCGCAGTCATTGCAGATGGTATTCGGCACATTCACCGTCCAGTAGGGGCACCCAGTCTTGATAGCCACATTCATCAGTTTGCAGTACTGCTCCTTATCCAAATGTTCTTCCAGATTCAGATGCAGAGCGCTGCCGCCGTCCAGATACTGCGTCATTTTGGAGCCGTGAAGCATGAATTTATCAAGCGGCTTGGTAGGATCTTCGACAACATAGAAGTAACTGTTGTAGCAGTCACGCGGAACTACAAAGCCATCCTGCTTATCCCATTTTGCGTTCTTGACACCAAGGTTTTCAGCGGGGACATATTCTGTGTTAAACATAATGCCGTCAGAGCGATCTGCCTTGTTCTCGTCATAGATGACCTTGAGCACTTTGTTCGTAAAATCAACATAGTTTTGGTCGTCCGGGGAGATGGTGTAGCCAAGGAATTCACAGCCCTCAACAAAGCCGTTAATGCCAATGGTCAGGAACTGCTTATCCAAAGAGATATATCCGGCATCGTAGATAGGGAGCAGCTTTGCATTGAACTCGTCCTTCAAAATTGCGTTCCATGCCTTGAGGTAAACATGGATGTCTTTGACTTGTTCACGAACGGCCTCGCAAATATCACGGCCATCGGCAACAGCAGTCTGGATTAGGCGATTCATATTGATGGTGATAACACCCTTAGAACCAGTAGCCACGCCGCCAGCACCAAGAGTATAACTGAAGGTATTGTCGCTCATTTCATTGCGCAAACGGCAGCAGGATGCCAGAGAGTCCACACTATTGGAACGGTAGATAAAGAAGCTATGGCCTTTAGAAAGCATTTCGGCAGCATTGTCAGCCCATTCCTTATCGACATAACCAGTGCCATCATCCAGCAGGTTCAGAGTCTCGACAGGGAAGGTGAGAATCTTCTTCAGACGCTCCTGATTCAGCCATTCCATAAAGCGCTTTTGCAGCCAGGATACGGACTCCCACTGCATTTCTGTGCCATCGGGGAATACGAAATCAGAGAACATGCCCTCAAAATACGGCTTGTCGAAGTATGCGCAGTTCCAGAAGATGGACTGGAAATTACGAGCAGCGGCAGGCTGATTCAGAGAATAAACGACCTGCTCAAACTGGTCAGTAATAACCTTGTCGATGGTGCGATGACGGCTGGAAAGATCGACTACCTTATCAGCGTGCAGGTAATAATCGTCGCCATAGTCCTTGCGGATAAAGTAATCAAGATAGGGGATAAACTCAGGGGTGGCAACTGCACCGGCAAACTGAGATGCAATGGCAAAGCACAGGTTGATAAATTCACCGCAAAAGGAATCAAGGTTGTGAGGAGCAGATGAACCGCCGCCGATGCTTTCCAGACCATTGAACAGGAACGGATACATGGTAATGGAGACGCAGTACGGCAGGCACGGATTTGTTTCGTCATGGCGGTAAATAAAATGGTGGTCAAGCTGGTAAATGTACTTGTCGGCATACTCCTGACCGTACAGCTCTTTGATTTTTTGCCACATACGCAGACGGTTGATGCCGATACCATCCTTTTTATAAAGTTCACCAGTCAAAGTGGTGACATTCTTGCATTCCACATTCGCGTTCGCATCAACCTTACTGCCAGTGGCTGCGTTGCTGGATGCGGCATACTCCTTGATAAAATCAAGATACGGCTGATATTTTTCATATTGTTCGATAGCCATTACATACCTCCTACAATTTTAATTGCTTCTTTGAATCCATACTGCTGTTCGCCCACCTGCAGAACAGGCATCATATCCATGCCCATTTCAAGCATTTTCTGTACATCGGTAAACTCCGTATAGTGAATGCCCTTTTCCTGCAGTTTGTTTGCCAGAATCAGACAGCGCGGACAATGCGTGGTGTAGAGAATTACATTTTCCATAAACCCTCCTTGTAAATAAACAATTTTTCTGTTGCTGCTTGGCGGCTGTTCTTATCGAGTGTGACTGTGACAGCGCGGACAATGGGTTGTATACATAATGATGTTCATTCGGCATCTCCCTTCAATGTGGCGGCTGGAGCATCACGAGAGGTGAGGATGGTGTCATCAGAGATATACTTGCTGTAATCAAACTGCGGAGTTGTACGATATGTAACGGCAGAAGCAGCCTGAGCGAAGGCAGAGGAGCTTGAAACGTTTGCTTTTTCTTTAGCCTTATCCAACTCCATGACAGTGAGGACGCAGTAGTTGGCGAGATCCAGCAGGGTATCGCGCAGAGATTCATTGACCTTGGCAGGGGTACCCTTGATAAGATTCATGAAGCGGTGGTACTTATGGGAGATCTGGACGGCGGCGGTGATGATGCCGTTATCGCCAAACTCCTGATAGAGCTGAGAGAAGGAATTGCCGTAATCTGCGTTTTTGGATTTGAAGGTATCGCACATTTCGACCTGAATGCGGCCAAAGCGCTGAACATCATTCATGAAAATAATCTCCTTATAGATACATAAAAAATTTAATTAGCCAGCCGGCAAAGAGGGCGACCAACGCGGGCGGGCAGAGACCGGCAAAAGTGCCGAGGAAAACACACAAACCATCCGGCAAAGACCAGGAATCAAAGCAGCTGGACTTGCCGTCAATGACGTTTTGAACATCATTCTGCAGGGGGATTTTGTGGGGGATGCCGGTGGTATCAACGATGAATTCAAGAGCCAGGCCGATGCCGGCTGCATGAAAGACGCCGATGGTGGGGATGGGGCCAATGGCTAAAAACCAGTTCCAAAGTTTGGATGCGGCGAACCCCCAGACGGGGATGTGCAAAGCCCAGGCAGCAACGGCGCAGGCGTTAAGCTTTACAGCGCGGGTGGAATCAGTGAGGACTTTATGGACAACTTCGGACAAGCCACGAAGAGCAGTTTCATCGTCTTCCACCTGGTTGATATGTAACTCGTAGGTTTTGAGGAGTTTGCGGATTTCTTCTTGGGTCATTCGGACGCCTCGATATCATTGAAAATTTCAGGGTAGACAGCCTGCAGCTCCTTGAGGACAGGAATCATGAGGGCGCGGATAGCGGGGTGGGCATCCTTGGCGGTGCGAAGGCGAAGGACTTCATGCCATTCGCGCAGGTTCCAGGTGCAGACGATCTCGGTTTTGAGGCAGAGGGGAAGGACATCGCGGGCTTCTTCCGGGGTGGCACCAGCATTCAACATGTCACGATAGCCTGTTTCAGCAAAGCCACAATAGTTTTTCCAGGAAATGCGTTTCCTGCCGGTATAGCCATGGTCAATAACTGTGATTTCATTGCCGAACTTATCTTTGTTGTAATTGCAGTAGCGGGTGGATTCCTGGGCATAGGAGCCGATACGGTGACGGACGATCTCGTTGGCAACGCCGCGGTCGGTGATGAATTTAATGGTCAGGCTGATATGCTCGATCATGGCGTAATGATGATTTTTACAGAGCATGGCGACCATTTTGGAATCACTGCCGGGCTTGATAGCATCCTCGCTTTGATAGCAGGTGCGGGCGATGCGCTCGATACGCTGCATGGTGACATCACGGTTGAGCGGGGTGATCCATTCGTGGGATTGAGGGATAATTTTCATTCTGTGGGTGCCTCCTGTAAGATGACGCAGTTGGATGGGTAGAGAAGGATATAATCTTTCTCCCAGGCATAACCGCGGTAGGTAGGGTTGGAAACTTTGACGCGGCAAGGGGTGAAACCGATTACAACATAAGTGTTCCAGTTGATGCCGCTGTTTTTATCCGTCTGCGCATAGGCAACGGTATCGCCGACATGGATTTCGCGGCCAATGGCATCGGTAATTGGTTCAGTCATGGGCGGCCTCCTGTTCGGGTTCGCGCTGCTTGATAAGATGGCCGATCCAGAACAAACGCTTAGGGGTGACGGGATCTTCTTTCAGGCAGGCAAGAGTGTGATTTTTGCGGAAACGAGGTTCAAATTCCAGAGTGAAGATGGTATCCGCATTGGAGAGAATGAAATCTTTATAGTCCTGGCGAAGAATAGGCCAATCGGGATCGTTTTGGATAGCGGTGAGATCGAACTTGACTTTATCGCCATCTTTGTAATCCAGGATATTGCCGGTGTTCTGATAGAGCCAGGCGATGGCTTTGCCGTTACGTTTGATATTGACGGCGTTTGCGATTGCTTTGTTTTTGATAAGATCACCTGCTTTGGTAAGAGTGAAAAGGTTGGCGGGCATTGAACGCTGCACGCTGGGCGGGTGTTAGATCATTGATGTTATAGGTAATGATGAGAGCGGAACATTTGGAAGCATAACTGCGGCAGATAGATTCAAGCTCTGCCTTGGCACGCTCTTTGCGGTGGAGTTCACGGGTAGTATTCATGGGGGCGGTGGATCAACTCCTTTAACGAGAAGATAAGTTTTGCCCTGGAGGGCGGCCGGGAGAAAAACCAGGCGGCCGGCAGCGAGGACGAAGCAGCCGATTTGAAGGCGGGTGACGACCTGATAGCTGCGGCGAGCACGGAGCAGGGGAGAGGCGGACGGATAATTGGCGAATAGGACGGCTTGCATCATGGCTGAACCCCCTCCAGGTGCTGTTTCATTTCGCGGTAGAGGATATCATGGATGAGCTTGCCGGAGGTTTGAGGTTCACAGAAAATGAGCTTGCAGTCATAGCGGGCAAGCCAGGTTGTGAGGCTGGCCACCATGGCGACAGGGGACATTTTGCTGCGGTATGTACCGGCGTAAAGCATTTCCCAGGTGGTGCGCTCAACAAGCAGATAGGTGCGGGCACCGGCTGCTTTGGCACGTTCAAATTCACGGGTAAAGCGATCACGCTGGGAGGTAAAGCAATTTGCGATTTCGTCGCTTGACATCTTCCGTTCGATCACGACGATATTTTCCAGGCTGTAGGGAACGCCGGTAGGCAAGATGACCTTGGCAGAATAATCGCCAAAATTGAGCTTTTGCCGTTCGACTGGGCAGCCCATTTGCTGAATGCGCTGAGTGAGTGCCGAGGTTTCGTGCTCACGGGTATCAATCAGGATAGTAAAAGTTTCAAGGGCAGATTTAACAAAGACTGGTTCGATAATATCACCCCCTAGGATCTGAACCACCAGAACAAGCTGAAAACGATGGCTGTGAGATAGAGTTTGTACCAGACATCACGAGATAAAAAAAACCGATTGTCATTGGTCGAGGGCTTTGAACTGCCCCACCGGCCAGGCGAGAATGAGGTTGAAGGAATAGATGAGTTCAAACTGGGAGGGGAAGAAGCTGTGGAAATCAAAATGGGCGTATCACCAGACATCGAACTCTTGGTGACGTTACCGAAAATAGTGGCAATAACACTGATGGCAGTATTGAGAACCGCCATAACCAGAAAAAAATTAACGTACATGGCTGTATTTATAAAGGAAAGTGTTGAAATCCGTTGTGGACTGGACCCAACCGGCATCGGTACGGGACCACTTGCCCTCCTGCTTGGTGCCAAGAACCTTGATGATATCGCCTTTAGCGATGGAGTTTTGATCCATGGTGGAGGGACGGATTTTGAAATTAACGGTTTGACCGGTTGCAAGCTGGTACAGTGCGATGGTCTTGTTTTTATATTTGCCGTCAATAGAGAGAATGTAGTGGTAGGTGGAAGCGAGAGAAGGGTTTTGGTATTGGAGGTAGCCAAGATTATCCATCTCGTACTGAAGAATATCGCTGACCGGAGTGATGATTTCTGAGGTTTCTTTGGCGCAGTGACGGACAATGCCGAGCCAGTCCACGTTGATGTATTTCTTTTCAGTTTCTTTCTCACATAAGGTGAGCATTGCATCATGGTCAATGAACGGGTCAACGGTTGCTTTGGAGAGCTGAATGGAATCACTGTACTTATCAAACAATTCAACCTGGGCTTTGAGCTGGTTGGGATTGCCAAACTCGTTGAAAAAATCAAGTTCAATCAGGATTTGAAGCTGGCGGGAATTGACCGAGGTTTTATGCTTGATATCTTGCAGGAGGCTGATAAAATCAGCGTAAGTGTTATCCCGCAGAGCATAAAGTTCACGGCCAATGCGCTTGTTGAGGTATTTGATGGAAGCCATGCCTTTATAGATGGCACGATTGGCAACATCCGGGGTGTATTGATCCAGCGAGTGACGGAAGCGGATGGGCATGATTTTGATGCCGCGCTGTGCTGCCAGAGCTGTGCCGGCAAGGATTTTCTTTTGGTTATCCGCGGTGTTGAGCAGAGCGGTAACGAATTCAACAGGGTAGTAATAACGATAGTAGGCGCAGTAATAGGTAAGGATGGAGTAGCCAGTAGCATGATTCAGACCAAACTGGTAGTTGCTACTGTCTTGAAGAATTTGAAGAAATGCTTTGGCTTCTTGCTCTGCCTGAGCGCGAGAACTGGAAGCGTGAGCACAGTAACCTTCCAGAATATGGGGGAGAGCTTCCTTAATAGCATTTTCATCTTTGTGACCGATAGTGCGGCGAACAGAATCAGCATCACCACCGGACATGCCGCAGATTTGCTGCAGGAAGGAAATAGATTGTTCCTGAAAAATCAGCCAGCCGAGCGTGTCCTCAAGTAAGTTGTCAATCTCTTTGGAGGGGTTCTGGCCGCGTTCATGGCGGAAGAGCTTGTCCCGATATGATGCGCCGCCAGGGCGGATAGCAGCGGTTACAATGCTGAGATCCTTGATGGAGTGGACATCGTATTTTTTTAAGGATTCAAAGGCGAAATCTTCCACGAACTGGAACAGACCATAGGGACTGGTTTTCATATCCGCCCAGACGGCAGGGTCATCAAAGTTGATCTGCCAGGTATGAGGGTAGGGGATATGGGCGAGCTTACAGGTTTCATCGAGCTGGGCGATTGTTGACAAACCGAGGATATCGTATTTGGCCAGACCCACAGCATGAGAGGCGTCCATATCCAGCGCAAGAACTTGCAGGCCGTCTTTATCACGGAAGACACTGTAACGGTCATAAAGATCAATAGGGGCGATGATAACACCGGCCGGGTGATGAGAAAGAGAAACTACTGTGTCCTTGATGCCATCAAAGTAATAGAAAAGATCAGGATAATTCGTTCTGCAGGTTTCGGGATCGGCATCGTATTCGTCTTTGATTTGAGCGATACGATCGAGCGACCATGGGTTAAATTCTTTAGAGCTGGTGGGATTGGCTTTCTGCCAGCGTTTGGCGAGGGCACGGCCAATTTCATCAATCGTACCTTTGTCGGATACAGTACCGAGAGCCAGTACATAGGCGCATTTGCGTTGGCCAAAGGATTCAAAGATGTGGTCATAAATCAGGGGACGGTAAGCATCAGGAGTATCAATGTCCACGTCACCAATTTCGACACGGTTTTCATTACAGAAGCGGGAGAAGACGAGGTTCCAGCGAACGGGGTCAACGTCGATGATGTCTGTAACAAAAGCCGCACGGGAACCAGCCACAGAACCACGGCTGGGACCAATGGGGATATTCTTTTCATGTTTGGCCCAGATCATAAGGTCTGACATCGACAGCATGAAACCCAGCATGTTTACCTTTTTGAAAACAGCCAGCTCTTCCTCGATATCTTTGCGGAAAGCAGCGACTTCATTTTGGGGAATGATGCCATTTTGGATCTTATCTTCCAGCATGGTGTGGGTGCGCTCGATGTAGGCTTTAGCATCGGACTCCACAGAGCCGGTCAAAATAGGGTAACGGGCTTTGGTATTGAGCTTGAAACTCTTGGTGGAGTCAGCCAGACAGTTGGTATTTTCAATCGCTTGCATCCAGACTTCACGCGGCAAGGAATCCTGCTGCTCAAAGGCCGCAACCAGCTGCTCGTAAGTTTTGAAGGTAAGATCGAACTCATCTTCGCCAGTAAACTCAATACCTTTACCTTCCATGAGAATTTTGCGACACTCGGCTTTGTATGTGGTGGAGCTATGGGTATCGGTGGCCGCGATGAGGGGCTTGTGATACTTTTGAGACAGCTCATAGAGGTACTGGTTGAATTCGATCTGCTCTTTACAGTTATGGTATTGAATCTCCAGAAAGTCGTAGCGTTGAATCAGCTGCTCATAACGGGCGGGGTCAAAATCCTCAACGTCCGCGGTGTAGCGGCGCAGGGGACTGGCGAGGCAGGCGGAGGTTGCGATGACGTTATCCGACAGGTGATAAAATTCATCGAAGGTGACACGAGGTTTGTAATACTTATGATCTTCCTGATTGGAAAGACTGATAAGGTTATTGATCTCCATAACACCTTTGGTGTTGCGGGCGATCAGAACCGTGTGGTAGTTATCGCGCAGCTTATGAGGCTTATCTTCTCCGGGAGATTGGTGAGTAAGGCGGTCGGTAAGATAACATTCAACGCCGAAGATGTACTTGAGGCCGGCTTTTTCTGCTGCCTGCTTTTTAGCTGTCCAGTTCAGCAGGGTGCCGTGGTTGGAGGAACCAAGGGCGGTCATGCCGCTTTGAACGGCCAGGTTAATGTAATCCTGATATTTGGTGCAGGAATCAAGGACAGAGCCTTCATCATCGTGAAGGTGATAGCAAAGGTAGTTATTTGTCATGAAGCAAGCACCTCTGTGTTTTCTTGATATGCCCAAGGGATTTTGTGCTGAATAATATCGAGATTGTGTGGGAGGTTTTGAAGGATAAGATCGTCCAGTAGTTTAGAGGAGGGAGTATCAACAATAGCGTAACGAGGATCTTTATTGCGCCACATGGTAATGCCGAATTTATTTTTCAGAATAAAAATTAGCCGCTCAACCTCTTCGTCTGTAAGAACTCCTGTACATAAACTCCAGTTGGAATTATCACGGTATCCATCATCAAGAAAATATAGTGAAACACCAAGTCCTGAAAGTAAGTTGATGATATCAAGCTTTGACATGTCACGAATTTCTGCTAGTTCATCCAGAACACGGCTCGACAACCGGTAGGAAGCTTGGCATTGATAATCTTTGCCGTTAAGCGTTTTGATTTTGGCAGGTGTATACTTGGGGAGCGTAGAACAGATCGTTGGAAGTTTAGAGAACTTCCAGAACAAATAGTTCTTCTGGTTCTCTGCGTGTGTTTCAGTATAAAGGGGCTGATCTCCTTTGGTGATATGTCCGTCCCCTAGCCGACCCGCCATTACGATTTCACGCTCAGTAGGTTTAAGTTTTGCGTAATGGCGATAGGTGTGCATGTTATATCCATAGACATCCGCGCACCATTTCTGGATGACACGCTTGCTACAATGAGCTTCTGTTGCCATCTCGTCGAAGGTTTTCTGTTGGTTGATATAGCGATCAAAGCACCAATCCTTATCTTTATAGATAGCGGCCATTCGGCTATCGTGTTTATCGAACACCTTGCGTTCGTACCCCATAAGGCAAACTTTGTTGTAGATGCCTTTTTCGCCATGATTTACAGCTTTTGCAATATCAGAAATAGAATCTCCGCGCTCATACATAAGCTTCAGCAAAGCTTCTTCATCTTTAGTCCAGTAACGTCCAAAAATTTTTATTCACCTCCTGTAATTTATTTCAAAAGCCCTGCGGGGGCGGGGAACGGGTTGTCATGGGCGGCTCCTTGGTTAGAACAAATCAGCTTCGGTTTTGGGCGGGTCTGCGATAAGGGCCTGGGCGTTATAATCCCGGATGGCGGGGCAGATTTTGCGGTAACTGCAAAGGTTATTGCAGAAGAAAGCACTGTCCTTATCGACCTTGCGGGCAGGCCAGGGAGTGGTTTCATCCTGGGGCAGAGACTCATAGATATCGGCAACCTTATTGATATAATCAAGGGCTTCCTGTTTGAGTTCCGGGGTGTAGGGGTAAGGCTCCACAAATGGTTTGATGCTGAACTGCTGGGCAACCGACATGGGAAACTTGGGGCCGAGAAGATTTGTTTCTTTGAAATCCAGCATGGCAAATTCAATCTCGGCTTCATCCATACCAGCATCGCGGCAGGCGGATTCGACCGCGGGGGCGATAGTATCGTAAATTTTGGAGCGATTGACGATGCGGATACACTGGGTTTTGTTGCGCGAACGGGATGTGGCGTACCAGGTGTAACGGATCTCGACATACTTGAGCATGATCCAAGCGAGATTTTTGACTGTATAACCGGCCTGCTCCAATGCCATAGCGTAGATCACGAGCTGGCGGCCATGCTCCAATAAATCTGACGGTTTATACCGGGAACTGGTTTTAAGGTCATAGACAGATACCGTACCGTCATCATTCAGCTTGGTTAAATCAATATAGCCTTGCAGGGCGCGGGTAGGACTGACGCGGAGGATAACCAACTGCTCGATAAGGTACTTGCCGCGAGGCGGGTAGAAGTTCTGGCAGAAGTGGGTCATATCCTTGATCCATTTTTCTTTGATGGAATCATTGCCGCGAAAGTCCTTAGGAAAGGTAAGGCCGAGGGTATCACATTCATCCAAGGCACTATGTAGAGCGGGAAGGAGGTCATCACAGGTTGCTTTGCCTTCGATGAGGTCTTCTGTGACTTGATGGGATGCTCCTCCTAGCAGACCATAGACACTTTGAAGTCCGGGTTCGTGCTTAATATAGGAGTACCACGCCTGGAGTTGGCACTGCTCAATGGTTCCTAATTTGGAAAAGCTGTATACATTTACGCCGGCATCGAAAAGTTCTTGCAGGCGGGGGTCTTTGGCGCGTTCGATTATAACCACCTCACTTTCGTTTGCAGGCAGGCGACATAGGCATCGCGGCCAAGGTCGGCGGGATTTTGTTTGCTGCCTGCGGGGATAATATCGTGGTCAGGGTCCCAGACATAGCCGACCCTGGTAGTTAGGATTAAATTGTTCTGGACAAGCTTGGCGGCTTCTTCCCGGATAGCGTCTTCTTCTAATCCTTCATCGAGAGCGAGAACGATAGTTTTGGGGCGAAGAGAAAAAATCATGCTGCGCTGGGCCTGAGAGACATGGCAGCCGCAGAGACCGAGCGAGATATGGGCACCGAATGATGCGCACTGCATGGGGGCTTTTTCTGATTCAAAAAGGACCACGTTCTGGGTTTCGATGATGCGCTGGTAATTTTGCTGCAGGGCGAACAGGGTTTTGCTGCGCGGGCAGCTGACGATGGGATACCAGCGGTCCTGATGGGGGCAGTTGGGGTCATTGGAGCGACCCATGATACCGCAGAGCTGGCCATCAAAATTGCGCTCCGGGATGGTGATACGGTTGGAAAGAAAATCATAACCAACCTGAAATTTTTCCTGCGTTACATAATCAATGCCATCGCGGAAGAACATCTGGTTGTACTTGCCCAAGTATGGCTGCAACGTTTCCTCTGGGATGGGAGGCACGGAGTAATCCTCCGGCTGATCAGGGAGGAGCTTGCGGTAGAAGCCGCCGAAGGGGTAGTGAACTTTGGCCGAGAAATCATTCTGGTCGAGATCCAGAACGGTGGTGACAAAAGTTAAGCTGTCCGGGAAAGTGCAGTTCAGGCGCGACATGATGAGAGTGAAAAGATTGCCTTTTCCGTTGGTGGAAAAGCAATAAAACCGTAAAGAATCAACATCCAGAACAATACTGGTGGGGTTGGTGCCGTCTGCCCGTGAAAAGCGGAACTGAGCTTTGGCTGAATTAAACGTAATGTTTTCATAACCGAGGGTTTCGAGGATGGTGTAGATATCATCCGAGTGGCCGATCAGGCGCTGGGAGAGGAGTGCCGCGTTCATGGGCGCACCCCCTTTAACGGCCGATGGCTACATGGTCATTGCGGATGGTACAATAGCCGACCTCTTTCCAGTTGTTCCAGCTGAGGTTTGCTTCATACAAAAATTGCTGACCGTCTTCATCGTTACGGGTTTTATCGAGAAAGGCGACGATGTACTTTTTGGTTTTATCCAGCGTGATGGGGGTGGTGAATTTTTCCCAGGTGCCATCCGGTTTGCGGGTGCGGGTGTATGCGTGACAATCACATTTTTCGCCGGTGTATTCATCCTGCCAGAGTTCCCGGATATAAATCATTTCGGAAAAGACCTCTTTGATTTGCTTGCCGTTGGAAAGGGTGGAGGCATCGAGAAAGCGCTGGTTTTTCATGTAGAGGGCCAGCTGATAGGTACAGACGATGGAGACGTTTTCCCGGCTGGCACACTGGAAAATTTTGCGCGAGGACTGCAAGAGCTGACGATACATTTCCATATTGCCGCCGTCATCGTCCGACTTCATGGTGTCCCACAGGAACATCTGGTAGCCGAGTTTGGAATATTTGCGAACCGACTTGATGACGCGGGAGGTATCGTTATCGAACATTTTGATGAAGCGGATGGAAGAGTATTTCTTTTGGCTGATGGCTGCCGCTTTAAGCAGCATTTCTTTTTGTTCATCCGTGAACTTGCCGACCTTGAGATGCTTGCGGGTCATTTTCCAGTAGCCGAGATCATTGGTGAGAATATGGATGGTGAGCAGCTGTTTGTAGGCACGGACCTGCATTTCGTTTGAAATGATGCAGCACTTGACACCGGATTCGGTTAAAGGCAGGATCATATTTTCAAACACGAAAGAGGTTTTGCCGGTGCCGGAGAAGCCGCCCAGCATGTAAAGATCACCAAGTGGGAGGCCGAGAGTGGCCCAGTTGAGACGAGGGCAGTTTTTACCGTAATTCAGACCGACCGTTTCGCCCTTATCCAGCTCTGTGATATACGATTCATCAAAGGCGACAGATTCGACTTTCATATCGCGTGTGGAGTTCATGCTGATGGTGTTGAGCTGATAGTCGAAAAAATCGTAGACTTGGGAGTTGGACATGGAATCAAAGCGGGAGGTATCCTGGAAAGTTTTGAAAAACTGCTCGCAGAGATCGGAGAGGGTGTTGAGCTTGGAGATGCGGTCAAAGTAGGCTTCGACGTTATCAACATCCACAAGGGATTTGAGCTTTTCGACTTCCGGGTAGCCGCCGTAGGCCGAGAAGACTTTGCGGGTATCGGCTTTATCCGAAAGGTAAGTATCGACCGAAATGCTATCGAAATTGCGGAAGCCGGAATCATACATGCCGCGGCCAAGCTGGTAGTAGAAGAGGGCATCTTTGGTTTTGATGGTTAAATCATTTCCGAAGTTGACCTGATCGTACTCGCCAAACAAAACCGGTTCTTTCCAGAGGCAGAAGACAAAAGAGGCTTCGTCTTGAGCGCGGGAGGTATTGATTTTATCAAGACAGGTTTGGAGTTCGATATTTAGTCACCGCCTTCCAGAAAATCTGTGATATCTTTGGGCTGAGCAGCGGAAGTGAAATCCTGCGGGGGCGGAGCCTGTTGGGGTGCAGCCTGACGGGATTCAAATTCCTGCTGAGATTTGAGGCGGCGGGCAACATCGTTGATATTGTTGGTAAGGATGGCCATGAGGTAGGATGCTTTTTGATAGTCCGAACCGAAAGAGCGGGAAGCCAGAGCGTATTCAATTTTGGACTGACATTCCTCCATGGTGGTAAGGACAGCGGCATAGCCGTAATGCTTGAATTGCATGAGGCCGCGGGTGATGACCGTTGGGAAAACATCGCCCGGCTCATAGCCCATATAGGAGGCCATGCGGGTAACGACCTGACGGTAATAATCAGATTCTTGCTTTTTTTGCTCATACAGCTCTTTGGTTTGGTAATAAAAACCATCCGGAGCCTTGAAATAATCCAGCGAATTGCCATAGATGCCGGTGGCGTGACAGATGACGCGGCGGCCTTTACGGACTTTGGGTGCTGCCATTTTTGACACCACCTTTACGCTGCGAAGAGGTCAGCGATCTGGCGCAGGGTTGCAGCCGGGATGTTGGGGGAGGAGAACTTGGGTTCACCGGTAGCGGCCAACAGTTCCTTGGCTTTGGCCTTGATTTCATCTGAGGCGTTGGAGAAGCCATTGACGATGGTGTTGTAATATTCATCACGGTGAGATTCGTCCTGTTCGGCCTGCTTTTCGGCTTCCTCCTTTTTGCGGGCTACGGCTGCCTGTTTGGCGGCGGCTTTCTGCTCGGCCTTGGCGGCAGCGTCGATCTGCTTATCTGTAACCGGAGCAACCGTGTGAGCACCGGCGACACCCTGTTTGAAGGCGGCGAGGAAATCCTGCGGATCAAGGGTGATCGTTTCGGGCAGGTCATTGAAGCGAGAACCGGCATCAATGGTGGAGGTGCCGCGCAGATGGATGACGCGCTTTTCGTTTTCGATTTTGCCAGATGCGATATCGCGCTCGATGGTGCCAACCATGACCATCTGGGCGTTATCAGCAATGGCGCTGTATGTACGGTCCTGCATGAGGTTTGTGAGCTGCTCATACTTTTCGCCGGTGAGGGGGTCTGTGCGCTCCTTAAACTTGGTATGGGACAGGATGAAGACGGCGATGCCGGCGTTGCGGATGCGGGAGAGCTGATCGTTGATGATTTTAATCAGACGGTCAGAGCCGCGATTGTAGCCGCCGAAAGCATCATTGATGGATTTGCAGGACTTGCCGGTTTCACGACGGGATTCCCGCATGACTTCATCGGTGGCGATATCAAAGAGGGTATCAAAAGTATCAAAGCAGACACCCTTGATGCCGTAGTCAGCATTGTTTTCGATCAGATCATCGACGATCTGGACAAGGCCGCGGTGGCCGGTTTCTTCGTCGTAATCATCGTCCCAGGTGAGGGCTTCTTCGACCTGGAGGTTATCGAGGTGGTGGAAGCCGGACTCGGTGCCGCAGGAGATGAGCAGACCCTTGGAGGCATTGCCCCAGGCGGCGACAACGAGGTTGCGCCACCAGGTTGTTTTGCCGAATTTACGCGGGGACAGCAGCATGTAATAGGGGTAGCTGGCAAGATCGCAGCTGATCTGATTCATTTTGAATGCCATAGGTTCACGCTCCTTTTGTGTTGGTGGTTAATTAAAACAGCTCGTCTTCATCCCGCGAGGTGGGGGCGGTGAAGGGCGGAGTTTCCGGTTCCTTTTTGGCGGACTTTTCCATATCGGCAACCGATTCATCCTTGGTGGGGGTGTAGATCAGGTCAACAAACTCGGAATTCTTGAGGCCGAGGTCGATCGGGCCATCCTTGAAATCATTGCGGGGCATGGGACGCATGAGGCGGAGTTCCTGAACACGATTGCCGTAGATGGAGCCGCGGGGACGGAAATCATCGAGGGTGGCATTGCCGGCCTTGATGGAACGCAGCTGGAAGGGAGTAAGACAGAATTCATCGAACGGCTTTTCTTCAGCACCGTTGACAACACGGCCTTCCCACATCATGCAGAACATCGTTTTGGCTTTGGTATCCAGCTCGCCCATACGGTACTCATAGGTGGACTTTTCACCGGGGTCATCCATGTTGTAGACGGCAGTATTGAAGATCATCTGGAGTGGCAGATACTTATCGCCTTCGTCCTTGTTGATGTAGGATTCAACATAGCCGTTGACGTAGATCTTGCCGGTTTCCTTGAGGTCGGCTTTGTCGATACAATCCTTGTTGAAGATGAAGGGGACCATGATGGCCAGCTTGGGCTTTTCGACCGGTTCGCCGTCTTTATCGAGCAGGGGTTTCCAAACGGAATCAATGTTGAAGTTGCGGCGCAAGATGCCTTTGGAATCGTAACGGAGGACCATGCGGCCATTGACGGTGATGCGACCGGTGTAGTTCTTGAGAGCTTCGGCCAGGTATTCAGCCAGGTCATAGCCGGTGATGAATGTTTTGGTTTCATCCGAGCCGATGTTGGTGCGGTAGGTGCGGTAGGAGGCAACTTCGGAAATGACATCGGGGTCAAGGCGGTCAGACCAGCGGATATCAATGGGGTTATTATCCCGGTCGTAAGTTTTGATGACATCGCCGGAGCGAGAAGTATCCAGCAGGGAGACGAACTGAAGGCTGCTGCCGACCTTGACACCAAAGCTGAGCTGGAGGCGGGTATCAGACATGCCGCCGTAAGTAGCCGGGGTGGAGGTAAGCAGATCATTTTTGGTGGAAGGAGTAAAATCACCAACAAAGTTGAAGGTGATGGTGTTGTTTTTTTTAGGCATAGAGGACTCCTTAATGTGGCATATTTACGAAAACTTGTAATTAGAAAAGAAAAAATAAAAAGGCGGGGTTAATCAGCCGTCAAAATCAGTGTCAAAATCGTCATCATCGTCGTCTTCATCGGTCTCGTCATCCTCGAAGTCATAGGATTCATCGTCCTGGGAGGCGGCACAATCACCGGAGCAGTTAGAGCAATCGCCGGAACATGCTTCATCACAGGGGAAGAAGGCATCATCGACGGTGAGATGGGGGTTGATGGCACAGACGGATTCAATGGCGTTGGCAACAGTATCGGCACAGGAATCGCAGACGGTGAGGTCAAAGATATCGCCGTCATTTTCTGAACCATAGCCGAAGCGGTAGTTCATGCGCATACCGTAACTTTTGAAATCAGGAAAAATCTTTTTGCAGACATTGCAGATAAACATGTAAGAACACCCCCGTTAAGATAAGTGAAAAAATGATTGCGGTGGTTGACGAAAAAACGGGGGCGGGGAGCGCGGTAGGATGAACGTGGCGAACACCTCCTGACGAATCATTTCAAGGCAAGAAGGGCGGTATGCAGAGCAAAGAGTTCTTCCGCTGTGGAGGCCACAATGCGAACCGATGCGGAATAATCCAGGCTCATAAGGGAGAGCAGGCTTTTGGCATTGGCTTGGTTGCCGTTGCGGTCGATGACAATGACCTGGCCGCATTCTTTGGCGACCTGGTTAAGACGCTGGCACTCGGCAAAGCTGCGGATGCGGGCGGTAAATTCGTGTGTTGTGCCCATCACGCAGCGTCCTGTTTGGTGTTTTTGTGGGTGATGAAGCCGGGGATGGATTCGCCCATAGCTTTGCAGGCGGCGACACACTTGCCGATCCATTCATTGAAGGGATCGTGATCGAAGGGCTTGGCGAAACCTTTGAAAGCGGATTTACCGTCAAAGCTGGAGGTGTAAATAGCACAGCATACGGTATTGCCGGAACGCTGGAAGATCATATCGCCGCCATGTTCCGTGACGCGGGAGGACAGTTCAACAACCTTTTTGCGGGCTGCTGCGATTTCATCATCAGTCCAGGTGATGGAGGCGGGATCATTGGTGGCCTTGGTGATAGCGGCATAGGACTTGAAAGCCAGCTCGACAGCTTTGTGAGCGATGCGGTGAGCTTCGGCCTTATCGTCCAGGGAGACTTCGATCTCGATGGTGACGGTATCCGGCTCTTCGTCATCATCTTCCGGGGCGGGCTTGGTGGATTCGACCAGCTTGATTTCATCTTCCCACAAGATAAAATCGGAACGCTTGCCGCTTTTGCCCTGGTAAGAATAGGCATAAACAGTTTTGCCGTCAGAACGGGTGCGAGGTTTGGATTCGGCTTCAATAATGGTATAAGTATCGCCGGGCTTGACACCACGGATATCTTTATCCAAACCAAAAACCTTGTACAGATCATTAAAGATTTCGCTGTCCTTGACATAATCGGGGATGGGGGCAACATAAGGGTTGATGACGGTGACACGATCGCCAAGACGGAACTTAGGTTTCATAATTCATTCTCCTTTGAAAATGATAAAATTATTAAGATCTAAAGCGTTGGTGCCGAAAGACGGCACAACAAACACCTTGGAGCCAATGGGAGGGGTTTTGGGTTCTTGACCGGTAAATTGGGAAACTGACACGCCACCAAGACGGCCGCAGATGGTGCAATAATTGACGGGTAAGTAGCGGGTGAACGTTTTGCCGGTAAGATGAGAAGCGAAAGTATAAGAGGCCCAGCCGAGGGTATACATGTGCTTGTGCTGGGAGCGAGGACGACTGGTGGATTTTCCGGGTTTGCGGTGAGGCGTGGGTTCATCAAATTCAGATTCCATGACGGTGGTGGGGGTGATGGTGTGCGGGTTAGGTTTAGAAGTGTTCATGATCTAGTCCTCCTTATCATGAAGATGGGCGCGGACACCGATGGCGGCATCAACAAGGAAGCCGGCAGCGAAGGCAAGCAGGATGAGAAACAGCAGGGTGCCGGAATTAAGAATGACCATGAGAACACCTCCAAATGTGGAACATGATTTAGTTGGTGGTATCAACAATAATGGGAGCATCGGAGCCGGACTGGACGGTGGGGAGCTGGCCGTTCCATTTTTCATACATCTGCTGCTGGATCAGTTCCGGGGTGAGGGACTGGGAGATCAGACGGTTGGCATCGGCCTGAGCCTGGGCTTCGATCAGTTTGGCTTCGGCGTTGATCTGAGCGGTTTCTTTTTCCTGGTTGGCTTTCGTGATAGCGACTTCTTTTTCTTTTTCGGCATTGACGTTGGCGGTCTGCTGCTCGATCTTTGCCAGCTCCAGATCCTGCTGAGCGTTGACCTTTTTCTGGACAGCAGCACGGGTTTCGTCATCGGGGTCGATATTGATCAGAGAAACGGATTCAATGATGATACCGTAAGGCTCGAACTTATCCTTGAGGTAGGCGGTGAGTTCTGAGTTGAGGGAAGCACGCTGGTCGCCAAGCAGATCAATGACGGAATACTTGGCCGTAACCTCTTTGGTCCAGGACATGATGTTGGGCTTGATAAAAACCTCTTTGACGTCCTTGCCGGACTGACCCTTGAAACGGGTGAAGGTATCAGCGACATGATCGGGATCAAAACGGTAGGTAAAAGTTAAATCGACCGTGAGACCTTTGCCATCATTGGACGGGACTTCAAAGGATTCATCGCCTTTGGAATCACCGTCCGAACCGGAGGTGAGGTAAGACTGTTCGATGCCGATGGTGTAGGTAGTAACTTTTTGGGTGGGTTTGACAAGATGGAAGCCCTGAGTAAGGGTGGTTTCCGCCACGCCGCCGTTCATGTTGTAAATGACGCCGACATAGCCAGCAGGAATACGGACAGTACAAAACAGAGCAATAACGATACAGAAGATGATGACAAGGGCAGAGATAACTGCGCCAACGGTTTTGTTCATTGAAAAAACTCCTTATTTTTTGTTGGTGAATTGACGGAAGAAATTGAGAATTTTGGAACCAAATTCATCATAGTGCGGGGAAAGCCAAGCCCAAAAAAGGATGGCTGCGAGGATTATGAGAAGGACAAATGCGACTGGAATGGAAACACCCCCTTTGAAAAAAGAGTAAAAAATAGAAAGCCCCGCAGAAAATGAGCTGCGATGCTTTATGGCTTTTTTGCTGAATAAGAATTCAGTGAATGAGGATTCAGGGAATTTTAATTTTGTGATAGTGGCCGGAAAACGTTTCGGTATCGGGGATCAAAACTTCATGCCGATAATCCGTAGGATAGTTGGCTTTGAACCAGGCGCGTTTTTCTTCGATCTGCGACCAGATGGAAGTGCAATCATACAAAGAATACTGCTCTGCAAAGCGGAGGAAACGGGGGATGATGCCGCCGAAAATAACTTCATCATAAAGCCTGGAATCAGGGGAGGAGAGGTATATATCTAATAAAGGGAAAGATGAAGTGGGATGTTGATAAGAGATGTAAAGGAAATCGTCCTTAAACATGTGATTGGTGTGATAACAGGGCTGGTACCAAAGACCTTTGATGGAATCAGTGCGGAGATAACCCTTTGCACCATAGTAAGTGCCGGAAAGAAAACAGTCGGGAAGATCCCAATAGGTTAGTTTGGTAGGATATTTGCCCTGAGAGAAAAGGGTTTTGGATTCAGGATCTTTATAATGGGAAAGGCCGGTGCGGCGGGTGGTATAAAGGTTGGCAGGAGTGGGACGGGATTTCATTTGACGGATCTCCTTCGATTTATATATCTTCTCCGTTGAAATTCATCATTAAGCTGAAAAAATTCTGGCGGGATAGAATTTGCACAGTCATAACGTTCAAGACAAAACAAACAGTCCACTTGTTCAGATTCAGGAATGTCACGACAAAGAGGAGAGGATAATAGTTCTTTCATACGAGAATAAATAAATTCATCAGAGAAAGATTGAATTTCCTGTTTTGTATATAACAAGATAAATTCCCCCTGAATAGAATCAAAAATAAAATCCCGGCAAACGACAAGTTCGAGCCGCACAGCGAGAACTTGTATGATGACATCATCTTAGGAAATTCAATCTTCCGGGTATGACCGGGAAGCGGTATGCGGGGCAGGCCGTAAAGGCGGTGCCTGTAGGTACCAGGGGCTTTGCCGGGAATATGAAACGCCGTGTAGGGCGAGACACCAAAGAAAAAAAATCATCCCACCGCAGTTGAAGTGATTGTCTATCACAGAACCCATCCGACTTGGATAAGCGCTCGGATATGACCGGAGTGCGGTGCTGGAGCACGGTTTTACCAGCGGGATGATTTGGGTGGCAGGTTTGTCCATCGATCGGCGCTGCCATACCGAACGGTGATTTTTTTTTTTTTTTTTTTTTGACCGATAAATCACCAAAAAAGGTTTCAATCCCTTACGGCAAGTCCGTAAGGCTGGTACTCCCACCCTGACTTGAACAGGGATTGCGCACTAATCTGGTGCTAGACGGTTTATAAGACCGTTTCTCTACCATTGAGATATGGGAGCATGTTACACCGTCCATAGTCACCTGCGACTTGGGCGGTAAGGAATGCGCTGGCCAAGAGTATATTTGAGGTATACTTGGTAAGTACAAACGTTTTTAAGATACTTTAGTCCACGCAGAGTGCATGGAGTTTGACGTTTTAACAATTTTTAGTTTTTTGAGACTGGCAGACTTTTTGCCGCTTTTTGATGGAGTTTTGAATTCCACGCCTACATAACCATTCTTTCCGGCATGAGTGCTATGGACAACAAGAATTTCTCCGTTAAGAGAAACCAAATCACCGGGATTGAGGGCTACCTTTTTGCGGCGTAGAGCACGGTAGCCTTTACGAGTCCTTTTCCCACGATACTTGTGCAGGTTCTCGGAATCCTTTTTATGGCTACGGTTGATTCTACCGTTAAAGAGGCTTCTGCCGTTAGCCACTTTGCCGGTGCGGATGTCAATGTACTGCGAGTCATGAAATTTTTCGAGAATGCGGTTATTGCGTTTCACCTTTTTATAATGTTCAAACGCGCAGCGGTCAACTGGATGAAAGTTCCCCATTGCATACGCATCGTTGTTATGACACTTTTCAAGATGAAGAGCAATCCGCTTTTCCTTGGTCATTGCGCCATAAGTGAATGTGACGAACAGTTTTCCAAAAGTAGCGTAAAGCTCATTAACGATTTGCCAGCGCACAGTGTTCATAAATGCTGCACCGGAAAGGTTGGCGAACTTTATATTTTCACCGAACCCATAGAGCTTGCTGCCTTTTTGGTGGTTAGCTGGTGTATGGCATTTTTCGCACACCGTCAATAGTTCATTAAGACTATTACCGTGACGACCTTTCCAGTAAAACATATGGTGCACATGTAAAATGGCGCTATCATTTTTGGCTTTGCGCCCACAAACTTTGCAAGTATAGTTATCACGATAGAATACCGCTTCTCTCAAGGTAGCCAAATTGTAGCGAGGGCCTTTTTGATAATCTGCACCTTCCGGTATAGCTTTACCCTCTTGGATGGCTTTTACAAGCATTGTGTCGAAAGAACCAACTTCAACAGTTACATGCGTAATAGGAACTACCTCGCAATACATCTTGATGACATTGACGTTGAGTTCTTTCTTATGTTCAAGAGATGGTGCAAGCCAATCTTTATTCCGCTTACGATTATCGAAACGCGGCTTGCGGTAACGTAACCTGTTTCTACGGATGCGGCGCATCTTACGACAACTATCGTGGCAGTCTTTCTCATCCTGCAATGTATCATATTGTACAGACACATATTCATGAGATTCACTTTTCACGCTGATGCCAATGTAGTTGTAACCCACATCCTCGCAGATTTCGATGGGTTGAATATTCGTTTCGCTGTCATACAGCAACTGGATGGTAAACGGATGATGCTTAATAATTTTTGCCTTTCCGTCTTTCAGGAGATGGCGCACCTTGCCAAGACGGATGGTCGGCATTAAGCGTTCGCCGCTCTTACTGAGAACACAAGCGCAAGTGCTCATGCAAGGCACTCCTTTCGCAAATAATAAATCAATAAGTCAGGGCTTGCGCCCTGTGGTCCACATCGCCAATGTTGTTGTACTGTTTTACCTTTCGGTATGATGTTCGCACTTCTTCTACCCTCAGAGATTTTTAACAAACATCCGCAGAGCTTACCACTTGTGGAGTATGGATAAGGTGCCTATATTATTGGTACACAACGTAGTTTCCCCCGCTGCAGAAGCAACGGGCTTAGGCTAATCAACCGGACTTACGAATTTCCCCGCAAGTCCCGTCTATAACCGGCGGAACGGTTTAGGCGAGGTTGTTGACTACGTCCTTAGCAGGGACGCCTCTTAAACCAGCTTGAGTATTGCTCCGTGTGAAAGGGCATCCCACCCTTGAGGTACCAGTGACGTGCTTAGCCGTCTCACCATATGTCGATAGGTACTTACCGCTGCTTATTACTCGCCGCAGCCCGGAGGACTTTCCCATCTTGCCACCAGTTGGAAAGGTGTTTGGAAGCCAACTGGAAGTTCCGCCGATCGGTTTCATGCCGGGTACTGCGTGTTAAGACTGACGTAAAGACGGCTTTGAACCCGGCAAGGTGGACTGTTACCTGCCCGAAGGTGCAAACGGAATAGTTTTGAGGCAGTGTGCCGCTGCTCTGCCATTGCTTTAGCATCTGGGGGTTAGACCAGAATAAAGCGTCCAGCGAGTTTATTTCACCCACTGATTTGACGGAGAGATAGCCCTCCGCGTACCCCAGACTTGACCGGCGCTGGGAGCCATGACGCCCCGGAGTGAACCGGAACGGTGGAGCCAGGTGGGGGACTTGAACCCATAACCTGCCGCTTACAAAACGGCTGCTCTGCCTAATTGAGCTAACCTGGCATAATAACAGAATAAATTCATGATGGAGACGACACCCCGAAATATGGTACATATGTTTGTACTGGTGACGGGTACATGGATTCAAATTCAAACACCTGGATATACGCAGTTACAGGAAAATTGTAACAACGCCATTTGCGACAAGTGGCTTGCGTTTGATAACAAAGAGGGCATAAGCTTTTCGCATTTTATTTGGAAATACGAACAGAACATTTTCGGCCGCAGACAGCTCGACAAACTGTTTGAACTGAATGGAAGCAAGAACCCCGAAAAAGCCGCTGACCACTGGATATGACCGAGGTGTGGAGCCGTTTGCTACCCGGTGCAGCCAATCCACGGCCGCGCCGGTGTGACGGGACTTTACGGTGTGAAACCAAAATGAAGTTATTCTGTTGTGGAGCGGCTGAGGGGTGTCGAACCCCCATCCCAAGCTTGGAAGGCTTGTATACTGGCCGTTGTACGACAGCCGCTTACCAGGGCGGATTGTTTTAACGTGCTACCGCCTTCGCACGTTGCCCATGTACCAGCCTTGAGGACAGCGAGGTGCCGACACAGCCATGCACATGACCTTGCGCCAAGGATTTAATAGAGCCTTGAGCCTTGGGGGTTGAGGAATAAACCTTGATGAAAAAATAAAGTTTGAAATTTGAGCGTTGAGGTTTAAGCGTTAAGCATTAAACTTTCCGGGCAAAACATTCATTCTGACGGGCTGAGCATACAAAAATACAGCCACAAAGAATGAACCAATATTTTTATCATAATTCTAATGATCGTGGAACAGGTGTTTATAGTTTTAACTTTGTCATTATTCCACAGCGGACAAAGCGGCTTGTGGTTTGACGCTTTCGGTATACAGGCAAATGGTATCAAAACAGCTTAGTAGCTGAATGTGATCTGGGTAACGGCGTTGGAAACAGAGAGGGCGGAATCAATTTCGTTGTTGAAGGAATTGATCTGGGACTGCAGGTCTTCAATGATTTGAGTACAGCCTTTGGTGAGGCCATCGACCAGCTCCATGGAGTTCTGTTCAAGATAGGTGTTGCGGATCTTGGCGACAGTTTCAGGATCGGCATCCTTGGTTTTGGAATCGCCGCCGCAGATCGATTTGGCCATATCATCGGCCTTGGCTTCCACACGGAGATTGGCGGAAGTGATCTGAGAAGTTTCGTTTGAATACTGGGCCTGAATATGGCTGCGCAGGTAGTCCAAGTATTCCATGCCGTGCTGTTTGAGAGAGATAGCTTCGGCCACGGTATAAGTTTTATTGTTGACTGAAATTTCTGTGACCGCGTTGGACTTGGAGACAGCGGCCTTGATGGCGTTGCGGCGATTGATGAGATCCATAGCGGAATCATAACTGGCCTGAGCGGATGTTTTGAATTCATCCACCGTGATTGCACCGAGCTTGGTAGCTTTGGCTTTGGCGGCGACACAGAACTTGGCGGAATCGATCTTTTTGATGATCCGGGAATCAATCGTTTTAAGTTCTACCAGAGCGCGGTGAATGGACATGGATTCGGTAGTCATGGGAAAAACCTCCTGAAAATAGTGTTTGCGAAAACTTGTAATATAGCGCCCGTAAAAATGTGGGACGACGATGCCCCACGATGAGGAAAAATTATTTTAAGTTGAGCTGCTTGTAAGACAGCCACTTTTTGTAAGAGTAAACGAAATCATTGCTATAAACGCCCCAGAGTTTTTCTGACAGCTGTTGTGTTTTGAAGAGCCGCAGGAACCGGCCGGATTTATAACAAGAGCTGACGAGAACTTTTTTGTTTTTGAAGGGATTGTTCACCGGAAGCTGTTCTTGGCGCTGAGAATAGACGCGGTTGATGTTATTGACGATATAAAAACCGCTGGCGTCCGGGTCCGGCGTTTCGGCCTTGTTGGCGCCTTTTACACCACGGATCACATAATCATCGCGGCCAAAAAACGATACTTCACGCACACCGGTACGATTGGGCACCAGGATACTTTGCGCAAGCATGGCTTTTTCAAGGTTGATACAGCAAAAAGAGGAAGAAATCACAATATCCTGCGGGAGGTGATTTTGTTCGGTGGCGTAAATTACCATACGGGTAAGATCGACATCCGCTTTTTTGATAAGAGCAATGTTTTTGACCTCCACACCGCACCAGGCAAGGGTATAGATTGCACGGGGCATACAGTCCAGATCGCTGTTATTAAAGATAGCTTCCAGCAGAGATTCGAATTCTTCATCAGAAAAGAGCATCTGCTGAGAATAAGAATCAAGGGACTGCTGCAGAGTGGGTTTGCTGGGATTGGAAACGGTAGTGAGGGATGGCTTGGACGGAATTTGAGAATCGTCCTCATTATCAGCCAGTGACATCTGAAGAAACTGACGGAACGGATGACCTGTTGACTGATCCAGCGTGATAACGTTTTGAAGAACCAGGTAATCCAGGTAACAGGAGAGAAGGACCAGCTTGTTGCGGTTGATAACTGCACTTGCCGAGTTGCCGATGATTGCCTGCTTATAAAACGATGCGTACTGCTGATAGGAAAAGGATTCAAACCGGGTGCCGTACTGATGCTCATACGTTTCGAGCGTGTAGGAAAGCCGGGGAATGATTTTTTGGATATACTGCGGAACGGTTTTGCCGTGATTGATCGTAATATAAGCATTGGTAATATCAGAGATAAGTTGCTGATAACGATCAATACGAACAGAATCATTGTTATACCGATCGATAATAGTTTTGCCCATACAGATCCTGCCTTTCTAGTTATTTATAGTATAACGTATGTAGACAGGAAATGCAAAGAAAAACTATGCAACCGGTGTTGGGCGGGGTTCCGGGATGACCCAGCGGGTAAGGAATGGGTTCTGAGTGAGGAAAGCTTTTTTGGCCCGCTGCCAGTTTTCATCTGAGAAGCGGGCAATCGGTTCGCCAAGCTGAGAGTTCAGAAGAGTATCCCGCGCTTCGACCACGAGGGTAGAATCCCGCGTAAGGCCGCGGATGGAACCGGCTGGGTAATCAACATGCGTTGGACTGGCACTTGCAAAGCGCTTGGTGGTGAAGGGGATGACATCACACTGGCCGCTGAATTTGTTATAAACATCATTGCTGACGACCAGATAGGGATGAATACCAACGTACTTGTGCGTACCGAGCAGAGCATGGTCTTGCGGAGCACAGCCCAGCCGGATTTCGCCAAACTTGGGAACCGAGGTACTGGGTTTGAACATAGCGGGGAAACCTCCTTTACTTATTTATTGCTTACCTTGTGATATTATCATACCACGTTACTTACAAGAAGTCAACAGTAAAATTCAAGATTTTTGAAAAATATTTACGGAATAATTTACACCATCCAGAACGAAATCATAGGTGGTGTAGGAGTAGGTACAACGGCCAAAAGGAATCTCGTTGCCGGGGGTGCTGGGGGTGACGGCGGCCTGAATGCTGAGAGCCTGCAGGACGATGGTGCTGGTTTTGCTTTGGAAGCGAAGCAGCGGGACGCCGGTGGAGGCAGACATGAAGCGGATTTGATCTGGCTTGAAGGTGGAAAGGGAGGACATAGCCGGGGTGTAGAGGTGGACATTGATGTAGGCTGCGTTTTGGCAGGCGGTGGCAAGCTGGGCAAGGGTAATAGTTTGTGTATTCATGGCTCCTCCTTATCAGTTGACGTCCGAAAAGATGGACTGGAAAATGGTGGGAATTTAATCCCAATAGTTGTAATTGACAACCATTTGTTGTATAATGCGAGTATAGCACAAAGGAATTCAAGATACTAGAACGGAAACCTGTACCAATATTGAAAAGGGGACACGAAAATATGGAGATTGGGCAAATTATACGAGAGTGGCGCAAGGCAAACGGGATAAGCCAGCGGGAACTGGCAGAGCGGCTGCGATGCGGAACCCACACCGTGATGGGGTGGGAGAACGGAATCAATTACCCAGGGTTTTGGGCGCTGGGTGTATTGGCGGACGAGATGCACTGCACAGTAGACTACCTGATGGGGAGGGAAAATCATTCTGCAGCGGACTGTAAAGAATCCACGATGGAATCAATGGCATCGAAGGCTTCGGAACAGAGATCAACAGCGGACTGAAGTTCATCCATGGCATCTTGCATGGCGGTGCCGCGGTCGGAATCCTGCATAGACTCCGGCATATTATCGAAGGCTTCTTCCTCAAGATCGTGCAGGTCCTGAACTTGGGAGGAAAGATCGTTCTGGATGGTGGAGGAGAGATCCTTGAAAGCCTTGATAAGACCTCGAATTCTGGAGCGGCGTTCTCTATTCATAGCAAATTACCTACCTTATTATATAGTGATTAGAATGAGTGGGTTTTGGATTCGGTTACGGTATGGATAATAGCGGGGCTGCAGGACCAGGCAAAGTGGGGCTGGCGGCCGGTGGAAGTGATGACGGCGGTGACAAGATCCATGGCAGCAAGGACGGCTTTTTGGCGGATGATGTTGCGGTCGTGATCCTGAAAAAGATAGCGGCGAACGAAAACATTTTGGATTTCCGAATTGGCCACGGCGATATAGACAGTGCCGGCAGGCTGAGATTCCGCATGAGGACCTGCGATGCCGGTGATGCCAACGCCAAGCTCTGCGCCGGATTTTTGAGCTGCGCCGATTGCCATTTGGGCGGCGACAGGACCGGAATAAACAGTGTAATTCTTGATGGTATCCGGTTTGACAGAGACAAGGTTCATTTTGGCAGCGGCAGAGTAGGTGACAAAGCCGTACTCCATAACGCTGGATGCGCCGGGGATACTGGCGAGAGAGGAAGAGAAGAGGCCGGCGGTGCAGCTTTCAGCAGCAGAGATGTGAAGAGATTTTGATTTGAGCAGCTCAACAAGCTGTTGGGAGGACTGAGGGATAGAATTCATGATAAGGCTCCTTTGAATGGGAGGATGTACGCCAGGGTTTTGTGACCCTGGTTTTTATTTTTTTTAATAGGACAGAACGAAGAACAGCCAGGTAAAAAAGATTTGACCGGTATGAAGGAGCTGGTCGGTGGTAAGAGAGATAGAACCTTCGTTTGCTTTTTGGTGGTCAATAATAGCATGAAAACCGGTATTGGTAAGAATGGAGGAACAGAAATAGGCAATTGCATGAGGATTATAAGGAACGAACAGAGAGTAAACCAGAAGCGGGATTATGATGCAAGTTGACCACATGAAGGAATGCTCGATGAGAGCGGTGATGTAATCAACAGGATAGTGTTCCTGAACGAACACCTTGGAGTACTTGAGGTCCCACCACAAACGCTGCTTGAAATCGGCGAGGATGCCCTGGAGATTGTAATCGGCAATGAGGTGGGAGAAAAACATAAGGAGGAGGAGAAGAAATTTGATGGGCATAAGGATTCACCTGCCTTGATCTTACATAGTGTAGAGTTTGACAGCGATATCGAGAACCATAAGGACAAAACAGATGCCGATAAAGATCATTGTACCTTTACCATTATTCTTTTTCATTTTTGTGCTCCTTTCGATTTTTCATGGCTTCCTGAGCCTGAGCGTAAGTGAGGGTTTTGCCTTCGTGGCCAGGGAGAGGTTGAGATTCCCAGGTACCGGGGACGCGGTATTGTTCAAGAGAACGACGGTTGAGTTGCTCGATAGAATAGCCGGAAACATTGGCAGCGTATTCATGATTGACCTGGATGCCCATATCTTCACAGTCGTGGCAAATCATAATATAGATTGCTTCAGACCAGGAACAGTGGCGTTCTTGCTGGACCTGGAAAGCGTATTCGCCACGCAGGTTGTGACCATTTTCAGCAATGGCAAGCCAGGAATCTTGGACCTCCTGCTGTTTGCGGGCACACATGGGAAGACCTTCGTTGGGGTCGGATTCAGGAAGAACTTTAAGGGCGACTTTGGCAATACCATATGAGAAGGCATATACAGCGGCGAACATAAGAGCTGCGATAACAATAGCCGCGAGAAGACAAAGAATTGGCATATTACCACCTCCTTGGATTTTGAAAATTGAAATTTATTTGGAACGAAGACGGCAGCGCATGACCTGGATGGACTGGACGCTGCGCTGAAGACGGGCGGAAAGCTGACGGTCGGGGATGGAGTGGACGAGGATAAGATTCATTTCCTCGGTAGTCCATTCACGTTTGGGGTAACCGGCTGTTTGCCGGTAATTGTTGCGGCGATAATAATTGCGGGCAAGGGGATTAAGACGGGAAGACATGAGGGGAGTGGGTCAGCTCCTTGTTGGAATTATTGGGTGAAATCATAGGCGGACTGGGCAAGGGGCAGGCAGTGAGCACGCAAAATCTGCCAGAGTTTGCAATCCGGTTTTGTGCGGGAGAGGAGTTGCAGGGCACGGTCCCTGGACATATCGCGGTGGGCAAGAGTGCAAGCTTGAGCCAGAAAGTTGCGATGGGATTCATTGTTGGTGAAAAGAAGCTCGGTACCGGGGTGAGTTTCCGTTAAGTAGAAGTAGGGGCCGGTAACTTGCAGGCGGATGCCAGCGGACGGAGAACAGTAGAGATCGAGGGGAGAATCATCCTTTGCCGAGGTGTAGCCTTCGCCAAAATAAGAGAGCCAACGGTGAACGTTGGGACCCCAGGGGCAAACGGTGGGTGGCGGCATGAAATCATTGCCTTCCCAAACGTTTGGGGTAAAAGTTTCATCATAGGGGTAAGGACAATCCTGTTCCGGGGTGAGAGGCGGGGCGTAGATTAGAGGCGGATAGGCGGGCTGGATGGTGCAGATAGCTTCCAGCGGAACGGAAGCACCTTGTGGCAAAGGAGTGAAATCACAGGCTTCGGTTGGGTAGGAATAGCCGGACGAAGAATGAATGTTTTTGGTTTTGACCTGGCGATAGACGGTGCGGAGCTTACCATCCTGATAAAGGTTGCCGAAGATAAAATCGTTCTGGCTGACAAAATAAAGAGTGCTGCGATCACCATTGAAACAGAAAACAGCGGCGGCAGTTTGGTCGGCCAGGTTGGGACGGGGGATATCCGGGGCGGCGTGATCAAAATAATCCTGGAAGCTTGTCCAGTTTTTGAAGTAGAACGGGTAGTTGGGATTGGGAGCAAAATCAGAACAGATGCCCTGATAGGAACCGTAGTGAGGATGAGCGCAATCCGAAACAAGATTGACAGTGGTGTTATTGGCACGTTTACATTTGATGCCATGATAAGCGCAGTGACGGCAGTGAAGCTCTTCATCGTAAAGCGGATTTGTGGCGGACATGGGACAACCCCCTTAGACGGCGTAGTGGATATCGCGGGAGCGGGTGCGGCGGAAAGCGAGAGCGGCGGGAGTGGTGGATTTGATCTGGGCGATGGTATCATAGCAAGCCTTTTCATCCGGGTCAGAGAGTTCATCATCGGAGATGTGGCGGTATTCAAATGTGAGGTCCTTGCCTTCAACAAAGGGAGTGCCGGAGGTTTTATCGAACTGAACGGAATCATTATTGTAGGTGACTTCGAAGATGAAATCGCCGTTTTTGTTAAAGAAGCGAACATATTCTTCCGAGGAGGGATCGAAGAGATCACGACGGACATTGCTGGCGGTATAGACAACACCGTTTGCGAATTTCATGGTGATGTTATAGTGCTCAGCGTTGAGGTTGACAATGTTCAGATCCTTGATGGCTTCCGTGAAAGGCAGGCCGGTGTTGAGTTCAAAGGCGATGGAACGCAGGCAGTCATAATTGAGGTCAACGCGACCGGCAAAACCGATGACGGCATCGATCTGGTCATAATATTCCGGCTTGAGCTTATCCTGCATGTAGGTGCGGATTTCATCGGCGGTGGGGTAATCGAAGCGGAAGTGGTAGTGGAAGCGGCCGGGGCGGTTGACAAGGAAATCATTGAGACCTTTGAGATCATTGCAGGTGACAACAAAGAGGCGCTTGCCGTTGGAGGTACCATCGAACAGGGAGAGCATGGTGGACTGAGGATCGGTTTTATCATTATCGGAGGGGTGGGCGAAGGTTTTATCGAATTCATCAAAGAGGATCATGACTTCCTGGTCGATGGATTCGAGGTAGGAGGCGATGCCGGGGATGGCTTCATCGACAATGAGGACGGGCAAGCCAGCAGAGATGGCGCGGGTGGAGAGCAGGCGGGCAAACATGGACTTGCCGATACCTTTTGCGCCGCTGAGGATGACGCCAAGAGAACGCGGGAAAGCGTTGTAGGACGCTATGACTTTTTCGACCTTGGATTCATGCGGGCCATAGACAGTTTCGTTGACCTGCATATTGGGGCGGGATTCCAGATAGAAGCCGCTGAGCTTGGAGAAGCGGACGCAGTAGGTGGCGGCAGGCAGGGAATCAAAGGTACGAAGGGAATCATCGTAGATCTGGTACTTGATGCCGGTATTGACGATTTTCATAAATATGTAACTCCTTTTAATTTTTGTTATAGAACAATGTTAAAAGTAAAACAAGGTGGTGGAAAATATTACAAAAATGGGAAGTGGTACGGTTATCAGTACGGGGCTTCGAGGTTGCGGGGATTATAGGGGGCGTAAGTGATTTCGATTTTGCCGGGGCAGGTACAGGTTTTTCCATTGACAAAATACTGACGCCAGTAGTCATCGTCACATTCGCCTTTGGAGGTAATACGGAAGGTGAGGGAAGGGAAGGAGCGGGAGAGTTTAATCATATCGTTGGCGACATCGAACGGACATTCGTTTTCGGGGTCGAAGGTGAGGATATCGTTCTCGTCATCATAAAAATAGGCGGAAGGATCGAAGGGTCTGAGGCAAGGGGAAGCATCGGCGTAAAAGGTTTGGAGTTCATGCTGGATGGCACGGCGGGTGGGTTCCGGGATAAAAGCGGGGGTATCATCGCGGAAGACATCGAGAGTGTAGCGGGTAAAGTAGGACATGGAATCATCTCCTTTAAGATGCGGCGGCGGAATCGGTAAGGGATTTGAACATCGTTTTGGGAAGGCCGGGGGTAGATTCCTGACGGGAAATCCACTGGCGTTGGTAGGAGACAACACGGGGATAATCAGCAGCAGGGGAAACAAGTTTTGGGGTTTCGATATTTTCAAAGACACATTCCGCGATGATCTGCAGGATTTCCGGCAAGGTGGTATCAGAACCATAGGCGGCAACAAGACCGCGCAGAGAACAGTAATAAGGTTCAACGGCTTGTTCCAGCTGGCGAATGGTATAGGCA